GCGGTCAATGTACCAACTATTACTACGTATCTCTAACCCGCCGCGGCTAGTATTCACGGGTAAAATGGTTCCGAATGAGGGAGACGGAACGCTTCAAATTCATTTTTCGTCTGTGGTTAAACTCCACAGAGGCTTGATAATCAAGCGACTGCGGTCTGTTGCCCAATACGCAACTCTATTATAGAAACGAGATTCAATTTTGTGTTTAGCATATTAAGTAATGCGTCCCCGATATGGTGTAAGAACCTGAAGGTAGATCAAGCGGTGCAATTCCGCAGCACGAATTCAATTTTAGGGTGCCTACAGCAATTAACCTCTTTCAATCAAGAACCAAATGTGCACCCTGTTGTTTTAGCCTTGTATTCGATCGTAGTCGAAGCCTCTATGACACGGAGGATATAGTTGGTTAGACTCCAACCTAGGCCACCAGTTTTATTAAGTTTCCAATAAATACATGGTTAGTCCTAACCATCAGGAACTTATGAAAAAATTGTTAGTTTTGCTTAGTTTATTTTTGGCAACTTCTGCAATAGCAGAGCCAAAAGTGTCAGTCTCACTTGGAAGCACTTTTGCCAATACACAACCTTCAGGTATTTGGTGGCAGCAAGAATACTCAAGTAAGTTTACCCATAATGCTCCCTCATTCACCCTGAGAGTTGATAATAGAATATCAAATGGATGGAGTTATGGAGTGGGTTATGCTTACGTAGGTAATTTTCATTCAGACTCATTGGCAGTTAGTTCAGATCCTGCTTATGCGAGCGGATCGCCATGGCCACTTTCTCGATGGATTGGGAATCAGAAAGTAGATGGAATATTTTTAGTAGGTCGCAAAACGATTGGAAAATGGTATATTGAAGCAGGTCCCATGCTAACTAAAACTTCATACTCAATGGATGTTCCAGACTGGATCGGATCAAAAGATTGGCCTACTAACCTTGTTCCAGATACAGGTAATACGCGATTTTTACACGTTGGCACACCACGGCAGATGAAGGTAGAATTAATCGGTGGGGTAGGCTATAATATATCAGATAAATTATCTGTTCAGTTTACAGCATACCCAACTCGTGTATTAAATCCACAGCCAGAGGAGGTTGGCGAAAGTGCTGACACCGGACCAGGTATCCTTAAAGGTTACTCAGGTAACCTTTCGGTACTGTACACATTTTAGTCCTGTTAGTTTAGTGGCCCAGAACGCCATTCGCCACCCTCGGGTGACCGGTTCAAGTGGTAACGTAGGTTCGAATCCTGCACAGGACACCAAAGAATGCACAGCATCGCTTTATGCTGTGGCGGGACGGCTTAAACTTCCGCGGAAGTGCTACGAAGTAGGACTAAGGTCGCCTCTCAAACCGCAATTAGAGTTCTCCGCAAGAGAACATAGCAACAGAATTTCATCGCGTTAGACTTTTTAAAGATAAAAAGTCAAAATTTGAAAAAACATTTTGTTCTAGAGCTTGTTCGCTTAAAGGCAACAGAAAAGTTTCAGGACATAATCAGTATTTAGCCCTGGTGACGGAACGGCATACGTGTTGGTCTTAGAAACCAAATTCTGGGAGTTCGAGTCTCCCCCGGGGCACCAAATATGGCGTGTGAGGTACGCGGGACGTCAAAGCGTATTTCTTAGTACATAGACAAAATATTGCGGCCGCGGTATGCGACTAGTATTAAGTTAACTCCAACGCCGCCAACTTTATGGATAGTAATGCAGCGGGGTTGGTCCTGCGACGAGCCTTGAAAACTCGGTTCTTAGAAATAGGATGGGGTTCGACTCCTCTGCTATCCGCCAATTTTTGGAAGATGAAGACCAGACGGTTCTGGCACTTGTTTGGAAAACATGGGGGCGTCAAGAAGTCGCCCGGGGCTCAACTCCTCCTTCTTCCGCCAAACACGCAGAATGTGTATAAACTACCCGTAAGGGTTTCTGGTAAGTGTGTCAGTTCGCCGGACACTACACTAACAAAATTCTGCGCCAATTTAAGCAGAGCCTGACTGAAACGGGCATCGAGTACGTGGAACGTGGAAGAAGGTTCGATTCCTTCATACTCAATTTCAGTCTGCTTATTAATTTTATGGGTCTAGAACCAGTCAGCATGGGTGCCGCACTGCAAACGCGGATAACACGGGGCAGCACCGTGTAGGCCTTCCAATTTATTTCGGTGTATAGCGATGCTGATTTGGAAAAACTCGAATTAGTGTCGCTAGGATAAATAATAGTATGGAAATCAAAATCATCAGCCCAGGATTAGCAGCAATGAATCAAAAAATTTGTTGCCGTTTTTGCAATAAAGAAACTACAAAAGGAAATATAGCACGGCACGAAGAAGCATGCTATATCAATCCGGCAGTGAAAGTAGAATGTAAAGTGTGTGGTGAACCAATTAAGGATTACAAACACTCAAAGGGCACTTGCTCTTATTCATGCTCTAATAAATTATTTCGTTCAGGATACGATAACGGTAACTGGAAAGGTGACAATTATCGTAACATAGCAAAAATACATCATAATATGAGCTGTGTAGTATGTGGGGAAGGTAAAATTGTAGCAATACATCATTATGATGAAAATCATAACAATAATTCCCCAGACAATCTAATTCCTTTATGTCCGACACATCATCAATATGTGCATAGTAGATTTAAAGAATTAGTAATAGACAAGATTAATACGTATCAACGTAATCTCCGATTCGCCTAGCCTGGTATGGCACTTCGTTTGGGACGAAGAATAACGGGAGTTCAAATCTCTCATCGGAGACCAATTTTCTGTGTGTGGTGACAAGTGGACGTCGACCTGTTTTGGAAGCAGGAATATGCCGGTTCGAGGCCGGCCACACAGACCAACTTTTAGGATCGACACAAGTTTTTAAGTGTCAATGACCTCCAGTTTTCTAAAGCATGGAGTGGAAAATTACTTGCTGGTATCAGTGTAAACTCACTGAGATGTTGTATGAATATGGCAGGGGGCTGAAACATTAATTCTTGCCAACTAACAGACAACAGCTGATGAGAGCTTTTTTGTGGTTTAAAATAAATATTATCAAATTCAATATCGGTAAATTTTTTGCCGTGCCCCTCGTCAATCGACCACTTACAATAAAAAATTTGTCTTAACTTATCATAATCGTCGGCAGTGAATGTTATTTCAATGACTTTGCTAAAATACGTAGACAGTAACTGACAATCTGTCATATGACACGGAATATATTGCGTAATTTCTAATACTGGGTTTTCGAGTAATTTACTAATATGAATATTTGGTGCATAACCCACTCCAAGTACACTACCTTTATACCGATCTTGTGGGAGGTAACATGCACTACCGCGTTTAGTGAACATTTTGAGCGGACATTGCTCTCTTGCAGCATATAAAAATGCTCCTAAGAACCGTCCACCAGTACCGCCCATGAAGCGAATAGGTATAATGTCAGATCGTATCATAATGAGTATTTAGTTTTAGGATAGTTACAGCAACTCAAAAGCTAACTATGGTTGTCTAGCGACAAAAGCTATCCTGTTATATTTTACTGCCTATAGCTCAATGGATAGTGCAGTAGCCTTCGATATTGCATAAATAGATATATGCGCCCGTAGCTCAACTGGATAGAGTACTCGGCTTCTACCCGAACTGTTGGGGGTTCAAGTCCCTCCGGGCGCACCAACAATAAGGTGTTTTATGTTTACGTGCAAACATTGTAAAAAAGAATTTCTGGGATTATCTACAGCTAATAAAGCTAACCATTCAAGGTGGTGTTCAGAAAATCCTAAACGAGCTAGTTATACTGCACCACCAGAGTTAAACTCCCCTGAGGCAATTCAAAAACGAAACATTAGCATTAAAAAAGCCTGGGCTGATGGTAAGTATGACAACATTCTTAACAAAGGAAATCATGGTTACAGACATACTGCGCAGTCTAAAGAAGCTATCAGTAAAAAAGCATTAGCATCTAAACATAGAAGGTTGGTAAGATCTGTCAGGGAATATACAACACGTGACGGCACTAAAATTATGCTTGATTCATCTTGGGAAGAAGCATTGGCAATTAGATTAGATGAATTAAACATAAACTGGATAAGACCAGATATCCCAATTCCGTATATTACTGCTGATGGTAAGACACATAATTATTTTCCGGACTTTTATTTGCCGGACTTTGATTTATATCTTGATCCAAAAAACCCAGCAGCAATAAATGCTCAGGCAGAAAAGTTATCTATTATTACAAAAATTATGCCAAACTTAGTGATAATAGGCAGTTTATTAGAATGCAATAACTATTCGATTCCTGGTGGGCGGACCAAAGAATTTAAGAACAATAATAAGAATAATAAATACACATATTGCGTGGTTAGGTTAATGGTAAACTCAGACGTTGCCAACGTTTATACAGGGGTTCGATTCCCCTACCCCGCACCAAATTTTAGCTCTTGAAGCATTGACAGCGATGCACGGGTCTTGTAAGCCTGAGAGTGGAGTGCAAGTCTTCACAGGAGCACCAATACATATAGCGGGTAGTGAAGCCAACAATCCAGTCTCATAAGCTCGGATCAACGGAGGTGCGAATCCTTCACCCGCTTCCAGTTTTTAAACTAAGAAAGGAAATAGCGTGAACAAGTATCCACTCGTTTTAACGCTCGACTCAGCTGGTATACCACAACGTTGGTCTACTTGGGAAGAAGGCGTTTGTTACAAAGTAAAAGATTTGATTGCATGGTCTATCGGAGACGAAACCATCTACCGCGGAGGCAACTCACGGTTAACTGGCTTGCAATCAACTGTGTCAGTACCATCCATCGTGGCTATACGCTCAATGGGTCGCACAAAGAACCGTTCTGTGCCACTTACAAACAGGAACCTGTTTGGTCGTGACCGTAACCTTTGCTGCTACTGCGGTACACACATAAAGGACCATGACGCGACCCGTGATCACATTCAACCTGTGTCAAAGGGCGGAGCAAACACTTGGATGAATTGCGTTACCAGTTGTAAAAGTTGCAATAACTATAAAGACAACAAAACCTTACAACAAGCTGGTTTAGAATTGTTATATTTGCCATATATACCAAATAGGGCCGAAGCATTGATTATGTCAAATCGAAAGATTTTGGCAGATCAGATGGAATTTCTTGCAGCTCATTTGCCGGCACATAGTCGTCTAGTTTAAGACACTTTCCGTCTTTGTGTTTTCTAACATACCAAGAGAATATGGTTTGTTTACTACAAAATTCGCATGTCACTGGCATGTTTGCTTTGTTAGATGAGCCATATTTTTCTAAATTTGTAGATTTAGTTTTATCCCAATTGTTATAAGTTGTGGTACCATATTTTTCAAGTTTTGTCTGTGACGCTTGATTTGAGTTCACAAAAGTTTCTGAACCATATTTTTCAAGTTTTGTAGATTTAGTTTGAGTTGGATTACAATATCCAGCAACACCATATTTCTCAGTTTTAGTTTTTGCAATTTTTGCTTTAACTAATGGATTTCTAGAACCATTGTTTATAGACTGTTTCAGTTTAGTTTCGGCAGATGATTTTCTGCCGGTGTTAATTAGAATATTCGACTCGCGAGCAGCAGCTTTCATTATTGCAAATTGTCTTGAATTTGGATTTCTTTGTTGAAATTTAGTCTTTTGATAAAACGCGGTAATTGCTTTAAGCATTTGACTTTTCATACGTTTATTAGAAAACATTTTAGATAAAAGTCTATGAGCAATAAAGTGTTCTCTGAAAGTAAACCTAATCACATTGCTCATGTCACGTTCGCCACCTAGTTTAAAACTTTTTGGCAGCATGTGATGTTTTTCTGTGTATTCGGTTTGTGTGATTCTAGTGAGTCTAGATTCGCAAAGTTGCACATAAATATATGCATATTTTGATTTATTACTCAGTTCTAAAATTTGAGATAGGTATTGGTTCATAATTGCTCCATACATTATTTATCCTTTTAATGGTGTGACTGCATGTAAAATAAAACAATGCTCTTTTAGGTCAGTGATAGACCAACTGTTTCGTAAGCAGTGAACGTGAGTTTGATTCTCACAGAGAGCACCAAAATTTTAGTGAGTTGGATGAGAGGTTTAAATCGGCACCCTGCTAAGGTGTTGTTCGTAGAAATACGGGCCGTGGGTTCAAATCCCACACTCACTGCCAGAATTTATTGGGGGTTTGTCATTTGGTAATGACACTGCGCTTTGACCGCAGGAAAGTCGGGTCCGATTCCCACACCCTCTGCCAAACAAATGCGTCGGTCTTCTAATTGGCAAGATCTCAGACTCCAAATCTGAATGTTAATGAAGGTTCGAATCCTTCTCGGCGCGCCAAACAATATTACTCAGTAGTTCAATTGGCAGAATAGCGGTCTTGTATAAATAAGTGTAAGGGACAAATATGCACTACTTAATATACAGAATAACTAATCTAATCGACAATAAAATATACGTTGGAGCACATCAAACGAAAGATATTACTGATGGGTATATGGGTTCAGGAAAGCACTTGCGATATGCCATTAAAAAATATGGTGTTGAAAATTTTAAAAAAGATATATTGTTTGATTTTGACAACAAACAAGATATGTTTAATTCTGAGATAAGCATTGTAAATGAAGATTTTGTTAAACGTCTCGACACGTATAATTTAAAAGTTGGAGGATCAGGTGGGAATCCAGGAATAATAGGGGCATTCACAGGAAAGAAACATTCAGCTGAATCTAAGGAAAAGCAACGGCAAGCCTCGTTGTTACAGGTTACTACGGATGCAAAACGAATGAAAATATCAACACATAACGGCATGAAAAATTCTGCAGAGGCTAGAAAGAAAGTTTCAGAGGCGTTAACTGGAAGAATATGTTCAGACGCACACAGAGCAAATGTTGCTAACGCGAATTTAGGAAAGATTGTAGTAAATAACGGTCTAGTAAGTAAGAGAATTGTAAAAGAAGAAGAAACAAAATATCTTGAATCCGGATGGGTTAGAGGTATGTTAACAAAGAAAATGTATCGGTAGCTCAATTGGCAGAGTGCTCGCCTCCAAAGCGAGAAGTTGAGGGTTCGACTCCTTCCCGGTACGCCAAAGACAATTTTGGTGTGGCTGTCGCCAAGTGGTAAGGCCCGAGGTTGTGATTCTCGTATGCGTGGGTTCGATCCCCACCAGTCACCCCAAAATTGTTTTAAGCGCATGTAGACAAATTGGTAAAGTCAGCGGTCTTAGAAGCCGTTATCTGAGAGTTCGAGTCTCTCCTTGCGCACCAAGAATTTACCGGGAGCAACTAATCATTGCCGCTATATGTCCATACCCTGTGGGTATAGTGCTTCCCGGTAAAACTAATTCATCTCTGTAGTACAACGGATAGTACATAAGTTTGCGGAACTTAGGACGAAGGTTCGACTCCTTCCAGAGGTACCAATATAAAATAGTATTATAACTGTACGAGAAGGATAAATATTATTAAGAGCTTCGAGCCGTGCCGTAATCGACATTACCCGGAACCCTGTTTTACACAGCCGCCATTGGTAGCACTAACAGAAAAGGAGATCTTAAAATGAGAACGCAACGTAAAATTTTAGTCGTCGACGACGATCCAGTAGTAGGCCGCAGTTTTGAGCGGGTACTAAAAAGCAAAGGCTATGCAGTTATTAACTGCTCAAACGGCAAAGACGCTTTAACAAAACTACAAAATGAGGAATATGACGCAGTATTCACAGACTTAAAAATGTCTGGAATGGATGGACTTGAAGTAGCCACAAAGGTTAAAGCAAGCCAACCATGGATGCCAGTCGTAATCATCACGGGGTATGCAACACCAGCAGCAGAAACCCAGGCAGCAACGCTAGGGGTGCACACATTCATTCAGAAACCACTAAGCCCTTCGATGATTGAAGAAATGGCTGAAAACGCGATGAGTGAAAAAAATGCAGTGTTTGAACCAACCACAGCAGTAATTGATGCATTAGTTGCCACACATGAAGTTAAGAAAGAAAACTTTGCTCTTAATTTAGCATTGTTTTTGTCAGCACCATTCATTGGTTTGCTGTATGCACTTGCATTGCCGCTAGTTGGCTTTGCTATGCTTGCTTACCTTGGTTTCAAGGCAGCAGTAAAGAGCGAAAAAATACGCTTTTATGGCACTATAATCGCAGCACCATTTATTGGGCTAGTATTTGCAATAGCAATGCCTATTGCAGGATTAGGTACGCTAGCTTACGTAGGCGGGCAAGCTGCTTTTAAAAAGTAATTTAACCTAACTACTCCGCAACGGCACTTTTACGTGCCGTTTCTATTGCGACCACCAGTAAAATATAGTAAACTATACAGTTATGAACATCAATATAGACCCAGCGTTTTTAACATCAGTTACTATTCATAAAGAATGGAGCATGTTTGGGCATAAAACAGAGCTAACTGAAGATGAGCTAGTTAAAGTCCTTAAAAACGAGGATAAATGCTCGTCAATCTCAAGTGAAGATCACCCTGAGTTTGCGAAAGTAAGAGAACAGCTAGGTAAAGACGGATACATAGAAATACAACGCAGTTGGTGGAACGGCGATCGTGTAACGAAAGCATTTACATTTAACGGCGCAAAATTTAAAAAAGGTGAGCAATTTCCAAGTGGTTGTGCAATGGCAGGCTACTTAAAGTTCACTAAGAAAGTAAAATAATAAGCCACTGTAGGCAAATCGGAAAAGTCGGCTGTCTCAAAAGCAGTTATTCTGTGGGTTCGAATCCCACCAGTGGCACCAAAATCAATTCAGCTAAATACTAGATGCTTAAATTTTTATCTAAACTGCTTAATAAACCGCTTTTTAAACAAGAAGAAGCAGGCCCAACTGTCATTGACGAAGTTCGCATGAATTTAGATGATAGAAAAGCGTGGCGCCGGAAGATGGTATACTCTGCAATACGCGAAACAATGACATCAGTTGGTGTCGTTGGATCAACATACAGATTTAAGTTGTCACAAGTTGATGATCGTGGGCACATTTATGCAGTGATGATTGACATAAAGAAAAGTTTCACAATAAATCCATTGTCACAAGTAAAAGGATTTTTGGGCATTGAAAAATTAATTGTAAAAACTGCATTTGACAAATATGGAATCACTGTAACTTCAGTATACTGGAGAACAGTGGAAGAAAAAGTTAACAAGGTTATTAAGAAAACAGTGGAATTAAAATCAGTCCCACCTAAACTTAAAGATATAGAAGTCATTGACGACAAAGATTTTGGCCCAGTAAGCGAGTTTGAACGCGAGCAATTCATGCAAGCAATTACACTTGGTATGCGTCCCAAGCCGTTAACTATAGACGACAAAGCGTATTACTCTGATGTAATGCCACTTGAGGCTGCAAAGAAAGCAGTAGAGATAGATTTTGACTTGTCAGTGCCTGGCATAGTCGCTAGCTCAATCCAGTATTCAACTCAGCCTGGTGAGTTAACCGCAAAAAACAAATAATCGCGCCGGTATGCCGCTAGTCTTCGAAACTAGAGAAAGCTAACTGGACACATGCACGTTCGACTCGTGTTCGGCGCACCAAAATTAATGCCCAGTTTGCATAGTGGTATTGCGCTCGTTTGGTATGCGAGAGATCATTGGTTCGATTCCAATACTAGGCACCAATATTACGCCCAGGTAGCTCAGAGGAAGAGCAACGCTCCTACAAAGCGAAGGTCGAGATTTCGAAATTCTCCTTGGGCACCAAATATCTCGCTATAGTACAATGGAAAGTGCGGGAGTTTCCTAAACTCTAAATGGGAGTTCGATTCTTCCTAGCGGGACCACAGTAACAAATTTTAAAAGAGAGAAAGAAATGAAACACACTGACAAACGTTAGTGTCGTCGCAAGCCCCGTGTAGGTTCTGTGATGGCACGTAAAAGAAATTTTATACACATCACCATTCTAAACTTTGATAGTGAAGTCCGGCCTCTTAAGCCGAGAGAACTCAGTGCGATTCTGAGAGAGTGGACCATACACGGATTGTTAGTTTAACGGTTAAAACATCTCCCTTTTAAGGAGTAAGACTCCGGGTTCGAATCCCGGGCGATCCACCATATTAAAACACATTTTCTGAAACGTGAGAGCCTGTTTGCCGGTGCAGAGTAGGTCAGTGTGTTTTAATATGGTGATATAGCATAGACAGATATGCAGGGGTCTCATAAGCCTCACAGGAAGGAGCGTTGCCTTCTATCACCACCAGTAAATACTTAATGCGATTATGGTTTTTAATCTTTTTAGCACTCACATTGCTACCTGCTTACGCTCAAGACACGAGCCAACCGCAGGTAGTTTTTTCTGCGATTAAAGATACTGACCAGCCCATTGAAGTACAGATGGAGACAGCAAGAGAGGCACTTAGGAACAATGACTTTGATACAGCAATAACCATACTGAATACAGTGCTGCTACTACCTAACAATAAGTTTACACAAGAGGCGCAAGCCCGCATTGGATTTGCGTACGAGAGATCTAAAAAGTACTCTAAAGCAATAGGCGAGTATAACGCTTACATTGCCATGTATCCCAACAGCGGCATAGTGGAGTCAATGCGTAGGCGTTTACTGGCGCTTGAGATTTTAACGCCACAGCACGATGTAGCAAAAGCAATACCCGATGGACCGCGACAAATAAAAGAGCATAAAGTGGAAGCATCGAGCTCTACTTATTACATTGCTTCAGGTACTGACTCAACCTTGATTTCCAATGTACATGCGAACGGTGTGTTCAAAGATAATGAATACACTACAAAAGTAGTAGTGCGAGAAAATGTACACACTGACATTAAACCTAAAGTTGAATCTAAATACACGCTCAACACTGCCACTGTTGAAATTGAAAACAGTTATAAAGACTGGGAATTAAAACTTGGACGACAATCTTCTGATTACGGTGTAATGTCTAAGTTTGATGGTATAGCTGCAACGTATGGGTACGGGCACGACACTGAGTACACCTTAGTGCTCGGACAGCCATTAATGAACAATGCAACATCATCACGTAAAATGTTTGGTCTTCACACTCACTTTAACTTAGGTGAGTTTACGTCAGCCACTGCATACTACAACCACCAAACTGCTGACAATTTTGAAGAGCGCTCAGCATTGGGCACAGAGTTTAGGTACTTTAAGAACGAACTATCCGTGACAGCAGCAGCAGAGTACGACATAGCATATCAGCAACTAAACTCAGTGACATTTAACGCTCATAAAGACAACAACTCTAATAGATGGTTTGTGCTATACGATCGCAGAAAGTCTCCTGTGCTGTATGCCGACAAGGCGTTGGCACTGGGGTTGTTTAACGGAGCAAACATGCCATATAATTCTATTGCAGAGGCATTAGCAAGGTCTGGTATGACAGCAAGCGAGTTGCGTGATTACATTGTGTCAGAAACAGCAGTGTCGTCAACATTTGCAATAGGTGGAGCAATAGCAGTAAACACATGGACCTTAGGTGGTGATATACAATCTGCAACAATGACAGGAACTGGTACCGAGCCGCAGTCATCTAAGATTAACTCAATATCGTTAAACGCATTTAACCCGAATGCTTTTCTAAAGCATTCAGTTAACGCTATTGTATCTTACTCTACGTCAGAAAACGGTATATATACATTGACATTGTTAGACAGCACCGATATAGCAAAAATAAGATTAGACACTACTGCTCGTATTACTAACAAACAAAACAAACTATTATCGTTTAGTACACATCATAAACTGACTAAGGATGCGTTTTTAGAACTTCAACTTATGCTAAGTAAGATACGAGACGAGATAGACAAAACATTTATTTTAGGGTTTAGATATGAGTTTTAGCAAGTTACTGATTGTAATATTTGTAAGTTGGTATGTTACACCTTCTATAGCAGCAGAATGTACCGCGTACGAAAAATCGCACCCATCATTTTTGCTTGACGGAGCACACTTGTCCACGGGTAAGTGCCAAACGTGCGCAAGCTGTCACATCAACAGTATCTTCAACGGCACACCACGCTCATGCGTAACATGCCACAATGGAGATCCAGCACGTAACACCATTGGGAGACCAGCGTTACACATACCTACACAGCTTATCGAGTGTAATGCCTGCCACAAAACGGTATCATTTGCTACATCTGTTACTATGAATCACGTTATACTCGGGTCAGTGAAATGTACAACATGCCACTCAACAGCAAGCCCGCGATATCTTGGCAACCAGCAACGCATGTCGTTAACTCACGATCAGCGAACACCGGTGCCCACAGACTGCTCACAAGTTGGGTGCCACCGCCCCGGCGGTACAAAAGGTGTGCTATACAAAAGTTGGGACAACTAATCAGACTAAATAACTATGCTTTTAAGTTTTGACTAAGAACGCCTAAATAATTATGACCACTTGGTCATTACACATTAGGACGTTTATACCATGCTTAAAAAGATATTACTTAGTTTAGCACTTATTGTAGCGGGCACATTGGGAACTGCTACTACAGCATCTGCGGCAGAATGTACCTTATATGAGCAATCCCACCCAGCGTTCTTATTGGACGGGGCTCATCTATCAACTGGGCAATGCAACACCTGTGCATCATGTCACAAAGGTGGTGTATTTGTGGGTACTCCAAAATCATGTACTGCGTGTCACAACGGTGACCCAGCAAGAACTACAGTAGGTAGGTCAGCATTACACATTCCAACACAGTTAACTGAATGTTCTTACTGCCACCGCACAACTGCGTTTACGACCAACGTAAACATGGACCACACGCAAGTAACTCAGCAACGTTGCGACACTTGCCACAATGGATCATACTTGAACTACGGTAAAAACTACGGTGGAGCAAAACAAAAAGGTCCATTGCACATTCCAACTACTGCTGATTGTTCATCGTGCCACACTACACAAAGCTGGTTAGTTAACCACGCAACAATCCATGCTGGCGTGACTACAGGTTGCGTAAACTGCCACAACGGCACTTACGCACCAGGCAAATCATCGTATGCTGCTGGACACCCAGTAACATCTGATGCTTGCGAAACTTGCCACAGCATTGATAACGCATTCAAGTGCGCCTCTGCTTACGACAAAGTAAAAGAATTCTTTGCGGTGTTGATACACAAGGCAAAGATTTATTCCAACCATGCGTTTGCTTAGTTTCAAAGACCTATATATTCTATCATCAGATTGGCATGTAAGTTATTGGACAGGTGTAGTTTGCGGCATAATAATGCTGCTATTGTTTACGTACCCGATTCGCAAATATTTCTTTGCGATTCGTGGTATCGGTAAAATGTCAACATGGTTTAACGCACACGTGGTGTTAGGCACTGCGATGACATTTCTGTTGATTTACCATACTAACTTTTTCCATACTCACTCGTTAAACGGTACCTTTGCCTTTTACAGCATTGTGGCAGTAGTAGCAAGCGGATTTGTGGGAAGGTATATTTTGCGTAGAGTACATAATCACAAATTTTGGGCTGACTTGTTCAAACATTGGCATGTAGCGCATGTACCCGTGATTTATATGTCGCTGGTTCTTGTGTTGATTCACGTTTATGCTATCCACGTATATTAACGCTTGACTTTGGGCTGATTCTGCGCTATAATAAGCACTTAGACGCAAAGAAAACAATGTTTTTAGGCAATAAAAAGCAGAAAAACTAGTTGACTAGCGCAGTAAATAGTGTTATAATAAACACTTAACGCAGTAAATGATCGAGTTAGCTGCTAGCATTCATTAACAATATAAGTAGACAGATTCCTTACGCTACAAGCGGGTGTAAGGAGTCATTTTGAAGTATTTTAGTTTGAACGTAAGTACATCCGAGGTGATCGAGGTTGTCCACTACCAGTATTGCTAAAGTATTTCAAAATGATTATCCCATGACAATAGCGCAACGATAGGGTACGCTTGCGATAGAACGACAATAGCAGCACGATATTATGGGATGTCATTTTGAAGTATCGTAGGTGATCCGAACCGTAGGCGACAATGCCAGACGAAGGTGATCTGGACGGTATTTCAAAATGAGCTTTATTGTAAGCCAGTGTGGTACGCTGGTTAGCCGGATTGTGCGACAAGCAATAAAGAATCATTTTTAAGGGTACTCGCAGGTAATGGCAAGTTGGGAGGCCATCCAGATAAACCGTGGCCACGGTCTGGGTCTGTAGTCTTAGGTTCGAATCCTTTGTATCCTTCAAAATGATTTTTGTGAAAGTAAGGGGCGGTACCGTTGTGTGCCGAAAGACGGAGTCACTTCAGTTGTAAGACCGTGTAAAATCTTCCATTGCTCAGAAATCGCAAATCATTTTAGAGTGCACCAATGCGCCGTACACGCAGATACAGTGGAGTGTAGCCCGACGTTTGATATGTTGGGTCTGGCAGGTTCAAATCCTGCGAAGTGTACTCTAAAATGATTATGTCAGTTGTTAAGTAGGTCATAGAATAGGGCAATCCAGTTTAGCGACCAGAGGACACTATTCAAACGGGACAGGTCGGGGCTCGGAATCTCGGATGCTAACAACAAATCTTCATAAAGGGTTCTGCAGAACCTAGGTGTGGTCACAGCCTTTACTAAGGGCTTTCCGGTTCGATTCCGGGTGAGGATGACATGTCATTTTAAAGTATATCCACTACATTGGGTGATGCCAAATGGAAGATTAGGGAGTATCGTCCCGTTGGAATACTTTAAAATGATTTTATAGTTGAAGGCACTGCGCGATTTGAGAAACACATCAGCTTGGTTGCTCTTGCACGATGTGAAAAGTCGGAATTTGTTCTAAGGGGCGTTCAACCTCTATACTGGGATGAAGGTAAAGTGTTTTGAACAGTGCCTTCAACTATAAATAATACTACGCGAGTATGGTGGAATCGGTAGACACACCAGACTTCTACGGAACATCTGCTTAACGCGGGTGTTCAAAAAAATCTGACGGGGGCAACTCCATCCCGGTTCGACTCCGGGTACTCGCACCAAGATTTGGGCTGTGATTGAGCTGGGGTTCTTGGCTGCTTTGCAAGCAGTTCTCGGTGGGTTCGATTCCCACACGGTCCACCAATATTCTTGACAACACCGTACGATCAGCGTATGCTGTTGATAACTACTAAAGGAAAAATCATGAAAACACTAAGTCTACTTATATTGTCTCTTACTGCTGGCGCAGCTCTTGCCCAGCCAATCAACAACTATCTCCCTGACGCAGATACACGAGTGCCTGAAGGTGCAAGTGGCCCTGGCATCGTGCATACGCAACGAGTGCTAGGCCGTGTTATTTCCATTGGTAATCCAGTGATGAAAAGCGTAGCGACGGGCAGAACATGCTATCCAACGCAGCAACCACAGTATCAGCAACAGCAGCAAAACGACTCCTCAATTAACCCAGGCACAATACTTGGTGCTATTGCGGGTGGCATAGTTGGCAATCAAATTGGCGGTGGTGATGGCAACAAGGCAGCGGTGGCACTTGGTGCTGTAACGGGTGCAATGGTTGGTAACAACATGCATCAGCAACAGCAACCATCGCGTAATCAATATCAGCCAAATCAGCAGCAATGCGAGACTACGTTTGAACAACGTATCGTAGGCTATTCGTTTGTAGTGGAATACAACCAACTACAAATGCAAGGATTTATGAACCGTCAGCCGCAGATTGGCGAGAGAGTGCAAGTTATTGTACGAAGCACATATTATCCAGGATTTTGATAAATACAGTATGACAAAAACACAAAAATTTTTCGTTTGGGCATTCATAATAATAAATGCTATCGCAATAAGCTATTTTACTGTCACGGCTATTACGCCAGTAATTCAGTCTGAATATCAGGAGCATATTGCTAGCTGAAAGGGGAAAATATGATAGAAAAGATATTAGAAAAAGTAACAGGAAAGAGCGAGGATAAAACTGACGGATTAGAGCAGTTTATCATAGCAAACGACCCGCAAACACCGGGCGATGTGGAGAAACTTGAGCGAGATTACACAAAATATCGCTTTACGGGTGTGGGCCGCCAAGAATACTACCCGATTACTCTGTAATACACAGACTTAGGCAATAGTGAAAAACTGCTATTGCCTTTTTCTTTGACTTTTATTTCTTGCAGCGGTTAGATAAATACTCAATAACTTAGAGGTATTTATAATGGCAAATTCTTTTGGCGGCAATGACGCATTCACAATTCTTACAGCAGCACAATCTAATCCAAATGATGGTGTTGATTTACCAGCAAGTAAGTCAACGATATTGCAACCTGTAGCGCATGATACAGCATATATTCCGCCACCTGGAGCCACAACACAGCAAGTTTACGGATCTTCTAATATTCAAGTAGGAGCCACTGGTCCACAAGGTCCAATGGGAGCCACTGGTCCACAAGGTCCAATGGGAGCCACTGGTCCACAAGGTCCCGCTGGTGCAGATGGCGCGGTCGGTCCAGCTGGTCCACAAGGTCCCGCTGGTGCAGATGGCGCGGTCGGTCCAGCAGGGCAAGGGCTGCAAGGTAATACAGGCCAACCTGGACAAATGGGACCACAAGGTCCACAGGGTGACCTTGGACCACAAGGTCCACAGGGAGTAGAAGGACCCCAAGGACCCCAAGGATCTGCTGGTACTGGGATAACACTTAAAGGGGCGTTAACTTTACTGTCAGAACTGCCAGCGGCACCAATACCATCCATTGGTGACTCGTATTTTGTACAAGAAGATGGTAATTTGTATTCTTGGAACGGTTTATCATGGACTAATGTTGGCAATATTGAAGGCCCACAAGGTATACAAGGCCCGCCAGGCAACATTGGGCCACAGGGTGTCAAAGGTGATCCAGGTAGCATAGCTGAAGTGCCAGTGACTAACACAATTTATGTTGATCCGGCACGCCAAGATAACTACACCGAAACAGGTTCAATTTTAACCCCATATAAAACAATTACCTCTGCTATAAACGCATGCTCATCATTGAACTTAGTTAGTCAAGTGATTCAACTGGCGCCGTTCACTTACACCGAGGATGTTGTATTGAATAAAGATGGAGTTAACATTATTGGCCCACGCGGTGCTGCTTTAACGGGTACTTTGACTATACAGTCTCCTACAGTGATTGCACCACAAAGCAATCGCATCGAAGGAATTACTATCTTTTGTACAACAGTTACCGTATCATTGATGTCTGATGTTAACGCTGATAGTATGCTTGAAATAGTTAACTGTGACACTGATGTGGGAACATGGGCAGTTACTAAAGACGCTGGCTCTAGACTTATAGTTACCATTGGTACAACTTATGCGTACAGTGTACCACACAGTGCCAACATATTCATCCATCCAGATAACGGAGCGTTTCAATATCTTAACATGGCAAGCACTGCCACTATAACTTTCGCTGGGGCAGAAAGCTTTTTGGAATTTGGCACAGTGTTCAAGGTGACGTTAGAAATTACTGCAAACGGTAACCAAATCTTTTGGGGTCCGTCGGTGAGGTTTGTTACAAACCAACCCTTAGCAGTGCAAACTGGTGGTTCTAACCCTTCGTTGTATGATTTTTACACATATAATGCTGGTCAAACATGGACTGGAAGAGTTAGTTTTGCTCTTCCTGCTGGAGCATAAAATTTAGTGTCTAGCATACAGTATTAAATACTGTATGAAAAAAATACTGATCATGGGCCTGCCAGGTGCCGGCAAAACTACTCTGGCTAGTGCGTTAGATAAGTTATTGACTGCCTTCAATAAAAAAACAATTTGGTTAAATGCCGACAAAGTTCGTGAAGAATTTAACGATTGGGATTTTAGTTTAGCTGGCAGAATTAGGCAAAGTACACGCATGCGTGAGTTGGCAGAGAAAATAGAATGTGATTATGTAATAGCTGATTTTGTTGCCCCGCTCATCCAAATGCGATCTAACTTTAACGCTGATTACACAATTTGGGTTGACACAATAACAGAAGGTAGATACACAGATACGAATAAGATTTTTGTACCACCTGGGATTTACGATTTTCGAGTCACAGAGCAAGATGCTGAAAAATGGGCAAAGATTATTTGTAAACAAATTTTAGAAAATAATATTATGGCAAGAACAGCACTTGAACCATCAAGCTAAGTATGTTATACTACAAATCCACTACAAGGATTATATGAAAAAACCTCTCCAATACGGTGCCGATACACCTGCACCTTACAAAAAAATGGTCACTGACTCGTTCATTGCTGAGAACGTCGAAGAATCGCTTAAAGCGTTTAACGGCTCACGATTTTCGATGATTATTACTGCATCTGAACGGGCACGAGATTTGAAAAAGGGCGCTTTGCCGTTTGTAAAATCTACGCATAAACCATGTGTTACGGCATTGCTGGAAATTGCCGCGGGTAAGGTTAAAAACACATACACACATAAGACACGGTAGATGATCCCGTCACCAGATATTTTTTGCTCAAGCCCATGGCTGCATCTTAGAATTCGAATTTCAGGGCAGCTTCAGTCTTGTCGTTGGATGAATTGGCAGCTCGGTACCCCGCTTAAAGATGAGTATATTCAAAACACATCAATGATTGAATATTTTAACTCTGTTGACATGTGTGCATTGCGTGGGGGGTTGTTATCAAATACCTCTCACCCAATGTGTGCCAAGTGCTATTACCAAGATTCATTTAATAAAGTTAGTGGTAGGGTCAGACAGTTATTTCGAAGTAAGCTAGATAATCTTGACACATTCGCTGATGACTTTGTGTCTAGCCCGCATATCGAGCTCTTTAACTACAGTTTAGAAAATAACTTCAAGGCTAGCAAATACCCAATTGATTTGCAAATTGATCTAGAAAATACTTGCAACGGTGCATGTATTATGTGTAACCCAGTCTTTAGTTCAAAGCTAGGGCATGATTTTAAAAAACTGCACGTAATAAATCCAAAAATATTCCCAATATCTGCACCACAAAAAAATTGGGCGGCTGATCCAGTGACGCTTGCTAAGTTTGTTGATGAAATAAAGCAAATGCCCGAAATTGAATACATTCATTTTTTGGGTGGGGAAACATTATATGTTGAAAGTTTTTATACTATTTGTGAGGCACTGATTAAGTCTGGTGCTGCGAAAAATATTATTATGGGCACTACTACTAACTGTTCTATATATTCAGATAGATTGGCCAATATTATATCGTCATTTAAAAGTGTGCATTTAGGGTTAAGCATTGAGTCAATGCACGAGGTTAATGATTATATTCGATATCCAAGTAAAATAGGGATAGTGTCTGAAAACATTAAGAATTTTTTGGCACTAAGAGAGAATAACCACGAGTTGTATATTCAGTTTAGGATTACTCCTAATATTTTTACTGTTTTTTATTTAGATGAATTGTTACAGTATGCATTAGATAATGGGATTAGTAGTGAAAGTTGTGATATTCTTTGCGAGCCGCCATATCTTTGTATTGAACTGATTCCAAATGATATTAAGATGCAAGCTATTAGCAAGTTAAAGAATTTCATGATACGTAACAAGTTAATGTACGTTGGCAAAGTAACAAACTCGCGTGAAAAATCGTTATGCAGGGAAGTGATGGCAGATGCAGTTACTAGTTATATAAACTTCTTGGAGACTATGCAACCTCCAACTAATTGTGAAGATCTTAGATTTGGGTTGGTGGAATTTTTGCATGCGTTTGAAACTATACGTAAAAATAGTATCTTAGATTATGTACCTGAATTCACTGATTTCTTAATGCAATACGGGTATTCTCGACAGAAATGAACGAGTCACTTCGGTTTTTTTGCAGGTTACCGTGGGAGGGACTTGACATATCACCGCAGGGTGAATTTAAGCCGTGTTGTAAATATCGTGGAACTGTTGCCACTGGTTTTACAGAATATATTGCTAGCCCTGAGTTGAAGCAGCTAAGAGAATTATTTTTGGAAGGTAAAAAACCTGACAAATGCGTTAGATGCTGGAATGACGAAGAAGCTGGGATAAAAAGCAAACGTCAGATTGAGTTTGACAATCATTTAGTAGAACAACCGGTTAACAAGGACTTTAAAATTGTAAGCTTATCTTTTGGTAATACCTGCAATTTAGCTTGCCGATCTTGCTCAAGTTACGCAAGTTCTAAATGGCTCACTGAGGCAAAAAAATTGCATGCACTTGGAGTTGAGACGAAGCAGTTTCCACACACTGCATTTTATAAACAGCAAGAATTTACGGAAAATATAAAGCAAATATCTAAACATGCGTCGCTTATTGAAATTGTTGGTGGCGAACCATTTTATACTGGGCTTGCTGAACATAAAGAATTTCTTCGATACTTAACTGAAAATTCACCGGCGGAAAAAAGCTTGCATTACGTTACTAATGTGACTGCATTTCCTGACGATGAGTTCTGGGATTTATGGAAGAATTTTAAAAATGTTGATATACAATTAAGCATAGATGGGGTTGGCAAACAATTTGAATATCTTAGGTGGCCTGCTAAATGGGGTAATGCTTATAGCAACATAAAAAAATATCAGCAGAAAAAAGAAAAAATCACAAATTTGCAACTTAGTATAAGCCACACTGTAAGTTCAATGAACGTGTATTATCTTCCTGAATTTTTACAATGGTGTAAACAAGAAGAGTTGCCAGTGCCTTATTGCGGTAAAGTGCATACTCCCGAGTATTACGACATTGCTACCTTACCTCAACATATTAAATGTGCTATTTTTAAAAAATTTGGAGATAACACAGAGCTCGCACCAATGGTGGCAGCAATGCAAAAAAACGAAGAGAGTATGTTTGCTGAGTTTACTTTAATGCTTGATACATTAGATAAGATGAGAAATCAGTCGTTTGATGAGGTGTTTCCTGAGTATGCGCAAATAATAAAAACGGCATAAATATCTTATGTTTATGCAAATCAACGAAGAAGAGCACAAAGCTATCTATGATATCATTGATAAGCTTGAAGAGGTTATTGCTCATCCACCACTGATGATAGTGCGTGAATTGCTGACTACTATAGAGCAGCACTTCGCTCATGAAGAAGCATGGATGGCAAGGCATAACTATCCCGACTATCCTGGGCATAAAAAAGCGCACGAAGCATATCTTTCATTGCTCACAAAATTTTACAACGACGTAAAAAACGACCCATCTATTTTGCCCGGAAGACTTGAAATGATCAAACACGCATTAGACAGCCACAAAGATACCGAGATGGTGGCATTCGCTGTTCATGTCAGTGACGTCCCACCAGCAGCAGAAATTTAGTCACACGTAACCACTGAGATAAAAATAAAGCAGTGGTGATCTTAGAGATAAATAAAAAGAGCCCGATTAGCACAGCGGTAGTTGCAATCGCCTTGTAAGCGATAGGTCGTCTGTTCGATTCAGACATTGGGCACCAGTTATCTCACATAAAGATCTACATTTAATTTAGTCAGCATAAATACCTGAGATAGGAGATTTTTATGCTGACTTGCGAATGTGGTAAACAGTTTTTAAATATTAGACAATTGAACGGACATAAAAGCGTTCATACTCGCGGTGAAAATTATAGAAATAGTCGTGCATCTGAAGTAATACGATATAAATGTTTAAATTGCAGTAAAGAGGTAGATGCAGGGGCATCAAAAGTTAATAAATATTGTAGCACTAATTGCCAGCGTGAGTATCAAAGTGCAGACAAAATTAGACAATGGTTAGAAGAAGGTAAGGATTGGAATTATGGTGTGCCACCCTGGGCAAGAAGAACAATAGCAAAACTTCGCGGAGATGGATGTGAAATTTGCGGAGTAGTGACACACAATAATTTGCCTTTGCAACTTGAATGCGACCATATTGATGGCAATCACACTAACAATAAGATAGAAAATTTAAGATTAATATGCCCAAATTGTCATAGCCAAACATCAACATATAAGGCAAAGAATATGGGAAACGGAAGAAAAAGTAGAAGAACAACAGATTATGGCAAAACAACTTAAAGAAATAGCATCAATTGTGTTCGCATTAACTTGTATTGTGCCATTTATTCTGTTATACTTGCACTACGGCAAAAGAATATAGGATTGTTGGCGCAGCGGTAGCGCAGTGTCCTTACACGGCATTGGTCGTAGGTTCGAATCCTACACAATCCACCAATTTAACTAACGAAAGAAAACATGACTGATAAAATCCCAGGTGTAAATTTAGAAAAGCGTTTAGCCTGCGCTAAGGGCACCAAAATGTCAAAGCGCACCAAGACCATTGGTGCGTTAATTGGTTTCGCATCACGTGCAGACCAAAAGCAATACATGAAATTGCTCGCTAAGACTCAGCATGAAGCTGACATTCAGTCCAAGAGCAATAAGCGTATTGGCGGCGGTGGCGGATTTACTGGTGGCCAACCACGTGATGTGGTTCCAGGTGCTGCTCGTACATTGCGCCCAGGCGAAGCGTCTACCGCAGACTTGGTTTAACGCAACCTGCCCGGACTCCATCCTACTGGGCAGGTAACTGATAATGTATGTGAACATCCGTTGTTCCACCATCGTTTTTGGCGGCCAAGTTCCACCATTCTCGCTTTAATCTCATCGGATCTAACTAACCCACTTAAACTGGCAGACATTTTATTGCGAGTTTCACTTGATACTATTTTACCTTTGTGAATCTTAGATATTTTATCTCTTGTCTCAGCAGATACTACCTTACCCAGATGCGCCTCTGACATTTTTTGTCTTGTTGCAATAGAATGTCTTCTGAGTTTGCTAGCATTTGCGATATTTTTCTTATGTTCCTCAGTGAAGGTACGCTTTATGCCAGAATTGGCACCTTTGGTGGTTCCGAGACCATTTTCGAGAATTTTGTTAGCCCATATTTTCTTACCAGTGTGGTTATCAATGGCATTGATAATGTTGTGTGAAGTAGAAAATGCCATGGCCTCTTCAACAAGCGTTTCCTTATCTAAGTATAAATGACACCATATTGTTGAAACATCTTTCCCGTGTTTACGAAGATGTGCTAACCAGTATTCGCCAGAACCAGAATATTTGATTGGATCTTTGGAAGATGTTTTCCCAAAATATTTTAAACCAGTTTGGTTATGTTGTTTTATGTAAAGCCAAGTCGGCTTATAAATACTCATGCTGTAACTCCTTTCAGTTATAGAGTAGGTGGATGCTGATACATCGCGATCTACACTATTATTTAGCCATTATCGTTGACGAATTATTAAATTTATAGTAAACTAATGCTTTACACGAGGAAATTATATGTTTTTTGAAAGTATCGAATTGAGAAAAGTTAAGAATGGCTTTTTGCTAACACTCAACACTGAGGACGGAAACGAAGAATACGTTTTTGACTCATCGCGCAAAGCACTCAAGTTCATCAAAGACTACATTGAAGCAAAACCTGAAGCAAAGTAATTTGCGATGCATAGTGTAACCGTTATTACCCCAACGACGGGGAAAGCATCGTTATTGAAATTAATTGACTCCATAGAGTCCCAAAGTCTTTCGGGGATTGTATATCACCTATTGCTATGGGATGATTTTAGAGACTCTGACGTTGATCCAGCTTCATTTAATAGCGATCATCGATTCAGTATTGTTGCTCCGCCAGGCAGTGGGAAAAATGGTTCTGCACCGGGGTCAATTCTTAGGGCAGTTGGATTTATACTGGCCAATACTCCTTGGATCACATTTGCCGATGATGATGTTACGTGGGACAACAATCATTTGGCTGTATTGAACGAAGTTATTACTAATTCCGGTAAAAATTGGGCGTTTACTATGCGTAAAATTTGGTCACCTGCAGGTGATTACTTAGGCATAGACAATTTTGAATCCGTTGGGGATTCACCATTACGCAGAGTTCCATATGAGATGTGTGATGGTAATACAATGATATTTCGACGCGAGTATGGAGTGGCAGCAGCACATTTGTATCGCAATACTACAGAGTACAACGACGATAGGCTCATGTATGCCTTACTTAAAGAAAACGCTGGCCCAGGTGCTCAAACTAATACTGCGACAATCAATCAAATTTGCCCAGATAAGCTAATTGATTTTTTTAAAAACAATTGTGATAAAACACGAACAATAGAATTTTATAATGACTATCATTTAGGCGACAATGTATTTCACTTGACTTTTTTGAGAAAGTTATGTGCGCTAACATCTGATAAATTTGTTTACTACATTAAGCCAAATTACATAGCCGAGTTAAACAACCACATCGTTGGTTTTGAGAATCGCATTTCGTTGCGGCCACTCAGTGAGAAAACTGCATTGGCTATGAATGCTTGGATTGGTGAAATTTACTTTGCACATCCTGGCTCGTCAATTTACGATATTTTTTATATAGATTGGTTTAATTATCTAACGAATAAAATGTATGGTAAGTCGTTAAACCTTACTTTAATATCTGATTATCTACCTCTGTCAATGGGTACGCCTCAATATGACATGTTAATTATTAATTCAGTGCCGCAATCAAACCAGTTTGCACTCAATGAGCAATTGTTCAATGAGTATATCGTTAACCTAAGTAAAAAATATAAAGTTATTACTACTAAAAAAGTTGACGGGGTTCCTTGCTCTATAGATACAAACATGACGTTAATTGACATTGGGGCGATAGCAGCAAAGGTAGATCACGTGATTGCCATTCACACTGGGCCAATAACCACGTGTATTAATCAATGGGCAGTAAACAATGTTAAATCATGGGTCATTTGTGACATTAAAAACTCATTCTCTTTTAGTAACATGACTTGGGTTCGTAATATGCAAGAATTAATAGATGTAATTCAAAATGATTATCTTGCAGGCAAACACATAACATGAAATTTGGGTTTTTGGTAACGTCAGCCATAAACACAAAGTTTGGTGTTTACAGCGCAGATGCAACTTCAACAAAATAATCATTTAATTTATATGTTCGAACAATCTAAATCAGCAAAACGTCGATATTACGACGGTAATTTTTTGTCAAAATACTTTGTGGGCAACGGACTTGATGTTGGGTGTGGATCAGATTCAATTGGTCAGTATATGGGAATTTTCCCGATGATCACTTCGGTGACTCCGTGGGACAAAGAAGACGGTGATGCAATGCTTCTTGCATCTATTCCAGATGAATCTTACAATTTTGTTCATGCAAGTCACTCACTTGAGCATATGAGTGACCCGGTGGTAGCGTTAACAAACTGGTTTAGAGTAGTCAGGACTGGTGGTCACATCATCGTCACGATTCCTGATGAAGATATGTACGAGCACGGTATTTGGCCAAGTCAATATAACCCAGAGCATCATTTTAGTTTTACTATATGCAAGGATGTATCAATGATGCCGCGTTCGGTTAATGTGACTGATTTAGTTAAACATTTTGCAAATGTTGGGAAGTGCGTAAAAATTCAATTGCTTGACGATTTTTATCGCAGTAACCTATCCAGCACAATAGATCAAACAATGCTGCTTAACGCGGAATGTGGAATTGAAATTATTTGGAAAAAACGGTAATATTGGTTTTGACAGCCAGTGTTAAATGTGTTACACTGTACCTACCGCAACTTTAACTTCGTATATTATGAACATCAAAGATTATCCGTTGGAACAGAAAAAAGCAATCATTTGGAACGTGCTGTCAACATCAGAAGCACTGGTTGAGTTTACAAAAGTAAATGGCGAGCATCGTGTTATGCCGTGTACACTTGAGCTATCAAGGTTACCTGCAAAAATACTCACTGAAGGAAAAACTGAACATAAAGGTAATCCTGACGTGTTACGAGTGTTTTGTACAGACAAAAACGAATGGCGATCATTCAGGTACGACAGTGTCATATCCATTACAGAGGCAGGCAAATGAAATTAGTTATCAACACAACCAAAAAGCAAAAACCAGCTAACACATATCTGGTTCGTGTCCCTAACTACTTTGATGTGAACAAGGTACAGGAGTTAGTTGAGGCAGTTGAAAAAGTAATCCCCGCTACTGAAACTGTAGCTCATCACACGCTATACGGCGATTGGGTGTTGTCCATTGAGGAACGGAATCAAATTGACTACACTGGTGAAGTAACTGACAAGCCTATTGAGATTGAGGTCGACTATGCTTTCTAAGGACGAAGATTTCCTGCGATCAGTTATGGAACAGCGTCGCCGCTTTCGTGCGACGGACCCGCAAATTCCATCTTACACTTACCGCGGCCAAGACAAGAAGATTCCAAGTCTGTGCAGCGGCATTGGCAACGCAACGTTGGCACCAGCAAAAGTGTACACTGGCACGGAGATGATCGGCATTTCGCAAATGGCGAAATCAAATGCTATTCCAGTGTTTAATTCTGATCACATTACAGACATCGCTAGGATGAGGAGATAAATTATGGCAGAAAAATGCAAAACATGCGGTAAAGAATATTCAACATCGTGCACGTACCATCAAGGTCGTTGCGAGCATCCGCTTGCTAAGGCACCGCTTGCGCCACCAGACCCAATGCTTCACCGCAATATTAGCTTTGTCAAGAGTATTTTGCGAGTAGTGGCAGGTGCGTTGCTAATTAACAACAGAATAGTTGCTGCTGGTGTAATGATTATTCTTGCTGAAATACTGGGCGTTATTGAAGAAGTAGTGTAGATTTTGCTTGACTTTTTGCGATTTCTATCATATAATCCCAGTATCGTAACAAAGATAGGAGTCTATCATGAGTAAGTTAGTTATTGCTGTGGTTGTAGCACTTTTGGCAGGGTGCAGCACAGTGGCAGGCACGGTGCGCGGCCTTGGTGAGGACGTCGGTGCAGGAACCAACACTGTAGCAAACTGGATTAAACCAGCGCCAGTACAAAAATAAATCTTAGTGCGCTGGTAGTTCAGTTGGTTAGAACAGTCGACTCATAATCGATTGGTCACAGGTTCGAGTCCTGTCCGGCGCACCATTCACATTAAAGGAAATAAAATGATTCAACCAGTACAAGTTATTCGCTATGTTCGCCCACGCCTTGAGAACGGCACGTGGAGCAATTTGGGCGGCGCAACGTTTGTGTTCACTATGGATTACAACAACCGCACAGTGCGAGTCCAGCATGCGCTATGCTCGTCAAAGGACAATTTCAACAAAGCACTCGGCCTCAAGACGGCGCTCGCAAGCGGCTTCCGTGAGTTCAACTTGGATTCTTTCCAAGAGTTTGCGGACAAGTTGGGCGGATTTGTCCTAGCATATCAAATGATGCTGTCAACATTCTCAGTGTCAGGCACTTTGTCATCAAGCGAAGCAGTGTTTGTGAAAAAGTGGAATGCCCAAAATCTCAACGACCTAGCATGACAGTAAGAATGAGTAACGTTGACACTCTTGGCATGTTCCGCGACTCCACGCGGAACTGGGAAGTTGACGAAGAATGGTCCCATGTTGCTTACAACTATGTGGTCCTTGGGTTACAACCAGGCAGTTTTTTTACTGCATTTTTTGCTAACGATCTTGTCAGCGCCGCGTGTCACTCACACCCATCAAACACGATGGGGGCTGTTATTGCCCTTGGCAAGTGGCTTGCTACCGACGCACCCAAAGATTGTTGGGGATCTTACGAAAAAGTGGGTGCTTGGATCGCCCTTCGTCAAGAAATACGTGATGAAATCTGTGAAAAGTGTGGTTTAAAAGCAACAGCTTGGGATATTTTAAGCAGAAAAGAGGTCATTCTCGACGAAATCATTGCTTGACTTACCCCCAGATCTGCGCTATAATAACCACATAGCGCAACAACATAGGACATTTAAAAATGGCTCAAGCATACGTTAAAATCACAAAAGGTACTTACGCTAACAAATCCGTTAAGGGTGTTGTTTTGCCGCTCGTCGAGCACTTTAAGACTGGTTCCAAAGGTGGTTACGTTACAGTTAACGGCGCTTACTTCAAGAAAGACCGTAACATCCGTATTGGTGTTGCTGCTCCTTCTGCTTACGAGTTTGTGTCAGAAGACGAGTACTTTGCGCAAAGCGTAGAGTTGACTGCTCCTGCTAAGACAGCAGAAGTTGCTGTTACAAAGGAAAGCGACGAGCAAGTGATGGCTCGTATTGCTGAACGCTTTGACATTCTGCATGACATGACGAAGGCTGCTTGCGAAGGCAACATCCGCGCCATGATTGTTACTGGCCCACCCGGCGTTGGCAAGAGCTTTGGCGTTGAACTTGAAATTGAAAAAGCATCGCTGTTTGACAAGATCCAAAACAAGCGCACCCGTAGTGACGTGGTTAAAGGTGCTGCTACACCCATTGGCTTGTATCAGAAACTGTACGAGTTCAGCGACAAAGATTGTGTGCTCGTTTTTGATGACTGCGACATGTTGTTTTATGATGACTTGTCGTTGAACTTGCTGAAGGCTGCACTGGACACATCCAAGCGTCGCAAGATTTGCTGGAACAGCGAGTCAAGTGTGCTGGAACGCGAAGGCATCCCACGCACGTTTGACTTCAAAGGTTCAATCATCTTCATTACCAACTTGAAGTTTGAAAACATCAAGTCCAAGAAGCTGCAAGACCACTTGATGGCACTTGAGTCACGTTGCCACTATTTGGACTTGACCCTGGATACAGTGCGCGACAAGTTGCTGCGTATCAAACAGATTGCCAACACTGGTGAACTGTTTAACGACTACGAGTTTAATAAAGTTGAAGAAACTGAGATCATTGACTTTTTGTTTGCTAACCACACTAAACTGCGCGAAGTGTCTCTGCGTACGGCACTGAAAATTGCCGACTTGCGTAAGAGTTTCCCGACACGCTGGAAGAACATGGCCCAAACTACTGTGATGAAGACTGCTTAATATGGCAACTTTTTTAGAGTTTCGTGAGACAAAGTGGGGCTCAGCAGACGGTAGGGGCACAAAGATTAAGGATTTGACAGTAGGTCATCTTACTGCCATCCTTAATTGGGTTAAACGCTATCCTAAGTCGTACTCTCTACACGTATATCAAAACCTCGAGCAAGAAGCACATTACCGCAAACTGTTTTTGTTTGCGGAAGGTAAGCCATACCCGACGTTTGACGGAGAACATTGGGACTTGGTTGACCCAAAAACGGGGGTGACATTTATTGAGCCACCGCCACAGGAATATCTTGATGCCATTAAAACAATTTCCGTACATTGAAGACTACGTCCTTTTTCTAAACAGCCGCATTGACGCGACTGGCAATGTGTTCGCGCCTTGGGCAGGGTCAATGCAAGTGTTTTTCCTCAACGCATTTGACAAAAAGTTCATCAGTGACATGTCTGACATCGTGGACAAGTCTGCGTTTTTAGTGTCGCTGAATGTTGCTAAGGACACTTACACAGACAAGCAAGCGAACTTGATCCTGCGTATTATTGGCAAGTACAAGCGCCAACTTGAGAAGGAAGGCATTGAGATTCCAACGCACAGAAATTTCAGATCAACAATACGCATAGTTGACAGGTCCACGGGTCTGAGCCTGGTTAACGGCAGGCTGCATGCGAGGTTCCCGTATCAGAACATGCTCATTGAACAACTGCGAGCAATCTCCAAGGTAGCGCAAGGTAATGTAAAGTGGGACGTTGAGGAGCGAGTGTGGTCGTTTGCGCTGACAGAGTACAATGTGAGTTGGACTGTAGCGTTTGCTCAACATAACAACTTTGCGATTGATGAAGAAGTTCAAGAGCTGTTTGCGCAAATACTTGAGATTGAGAATGGACTATCGCAAAGCATTAAGCTGGTGGTGAACGATAACCATCAGCTTGAGATTGAAAACGTGCCACAGTCAATGCTTGAGTACATGGCAAGCAAAAACGTTGACACAACTGACATTTACGCGATGGTGGATTGTGCGGGTGAGTTATGCTACGAAGTCAGTGACGACATTAAAGAGGTACTCACTGAGACAGATGGCAAACAGTTTGTGGAACTGTGTACGCAACATGAAATTGGCTCAAAGCATAATTTTGAAGAAGTTGTGAAATGGGCCATTAAGGTGAATCGTTTGCCTATTGTGGTGTACAATCCAATTTATGCTAAACACGACACATCAGTTCAGGATAAATACTTTCTACCCAGCGAAATACAAATAATCAAATCGAGCGGTAAGACGATTGATCCTTCTGCGAAATTAGTGTACACTACAACTGCGATAGAGGCAGAAGCCAATAGCATTCCAGTATTGGTATCGTACGCTAATTTGATGCATGGTAAAACTAAAAAAGGTATGCTTAGTGCAGCCCGTAAAGTTGTTTACCATTGCGAGACCTTACCTACAACATAAATGACTACAGCACGAATTATGATATAAATAAATGGATAGATTGAAAGGTTATCATATGTCATTTATTTATATTGTTACTAATTTATTGGATGGTAAAATTTACATTGGCAAATCTAAATACAATAATCCAACTTATTATGGGTCTGGGTTGAAAATTGGATATGCAATTAAAAAACATGGAATAGAAAATTTTAAAAAAGAAATTCTCGAAGAGTGTGCCGATGACATGGTAAGTGAGCGAGAAATTTACTATATAGAACAGTATAAGTCAACTATAGATCATATTGGATATAATATAAGTAAAGGTGGCGAGGGCGGCGCCCATTATTGGAGTTCGTTAACTGAAAATGAAAGAAAACAGCAGGGTAGGAAAATTAGTGCAGCATTGACTGGTAAAAAATATGGGCCAAGGTCAGAAACTACTAGGAAAAATCAAGCGTTGAGCTACAACCGAACACCTGAAATTTTAGAAAAGAGAGCAGCTGGAAAGCGTAAATTTTATACTTGTGTAAACCATAATAGTTTGGAAATATATATTACTAAAAATCTCCCAGTTTGGTGCACTGAGATGAGTTTAAATCTCGGAGCCATGCAGCATAATGCGAGAACACGAAAAAAACTGTGCAATAAAAATTGGTCATGCCGTTTTGGTGTTCTTGCCGGCGATGTCACGGATATAGTTACTATGCTCAATGAAGAAATTAGGCAGGCTCGAGCTATAACTAAAGAAAAAATCATTAACAAAGGAAAAAATGGCAACTGCAAAAATAGTTATAAATGACGAAGCAAATTGTAAAATTTTGGGATTGGATTTGAATACAAGGAAGAAACTTGTAGGCAAGTTTAAGTACGAGATACCTGGAGCCAGATTCACCCCCGCATGTAAACTTGGGCGTTGGGATGGGTGTAAAACATTTGCCCAACTTGGCGGTAGTACCTATATCAATTTGCTTACAGAAATCTTGCCTATGCTTGACAGTGCTGGTTACGATGTCACGCTTGAGGACTTGCGTGAGTATAATACCACGTTTGAGTTTGACGCAGTCCACGAAAAAAGTTACGCACACAAAGCATGGCCCAAAGGGCACGAGCATGAGGGCGAGCCCATTATGCTGCGTGACTATCAGGTCGAGGCAATCAACACATTCTTAGAAAACACACAGAGCATTCAGTGCCTTGCGACTGGTAGTGGTAAAACTATCATGACAGCAGTGCTGAGCCACAAGTGCGAGCCCTATGGCAGAACAATCGTCGTGGTGCCAAGCAAGGACTTGGTGCTGCAAACAGAGCGCGACTACATTAACATGGGACTTGATGTGGGCGTGTTCTTTGGCACACGAAAAGAATACACAAAAACGCACACTATTTGCACATGGCAATCACTCAACTCACTCTTTAAGAACACAAAGAACGGTGAAGCACAGATTCCGTTTGGTGAGTTTATTGAAGATGTCGTATGCGTGATGATCGACGAATGCCTTGCTCCAGGAACTTTGGTCAAAACTCCGTCTGGAAATGTAGCTATTGAAACATTAGTTCCCGGTGATAAAGTATATTCATTTAATGAATTATCTAATGAATTTATTATTGACGAGGTAGTTAAGTTACATGTAAATTTACCTAAAACTAATAGTGCTGAAATGTATGAATTTGAATTAGACGATGGAAGTCTGATTCAAATAACCGGCAATCACAAAATGCTAACTGATCGTGGATGGGTTGCTGCGAGAGACATAAATGAAGGGGATAATATACGCAGTCATTGACATTGTATCTACTATAAATACATACAATAAAGGCGTTTACATTATGAGCAAATTATGGAATGATAGATTATTAACAAGTGGAGCCACATTGAGAATTATGACGTTTTCTCAAAATTCTGTAATTTTAAGCAATGGTTTTACATTATCAGACAAAAATAGTGTAGCACGATTTACTTCAAGATTAAAGCAGGGATGGAATATTGATTTAGCATATCATGAAGACGAAATAGTTCGCCTCGCCTATATAAAGACTCACAAATCTGAATTAGCCAGAAAAGGTGGCATATCATGTCAAGCAATGAATCCACATATTAGGGAAATTGCAACAAAAAATTTAGCAACTGCAAGAGATAATGGTAGTAATCTTGCATACCTTAAAAAACGTGGGCAGTGGAATAAAGGATTGACTAAAGAAACGGATTCACGAATATTGGCTATCAGCGCCCGGGCAACTGGCAGTGGGAATCCGATGTTTGGTACTAAGCATTCTGAAGAATATAAAGCAACTCAATCCAAGACAATGAAGGAAAACATTAAGTCTGGCAAATTTACTCCAAGCATTAAAAATAGTAAAACGCATTGGCAAGTTGAATTTGATGGTAAAAAGTTTAGAAGTTCGTGGGAAGCAGCCTGGTCTGCTTTACATCCATCACATTTATATGAACAGATTAGAATTAGTTATTGGGTTGCCAATGTTGAAAAGATCTACATTGTAGACTTTTATGATCCTGCTGTAAACACTCTAATAGAGATTAAACCGGTAGAACATACATATAGTGAACAATTTAAAGCAAAGAAATTATGGGCAGAAAAATGGGCATTAGAGAACAACGGATATTATAAAGTAATAACCCAGGAGTATTTTAAAGATAATATGCCAGCATTGCTTTTGACTAATCTGCCAGACGATGTTAAAATGAAAATAAGGAATATTAAATGAAGGTTATTAGAAAAACATTAACAGAAAAAACGCCAATAACATACAATTTGCACGTTAAAGAGAATCATAATTATGTGGCAAACGGATTAGTGGTATCCAATTGTCACGGCATTAAAGCAGACGCATTGCTTGGCATGCTAACTGGTGTGATGGCACATATTCCAATACGCTGGGCAGTGACGGGCACGATCCCCAAAGAAGATTTTGAGAAGCGGTCACTACAGGTTGCCATTGGCGAGGTGGTGGGCACAATCAAGGCAAGCGACTTACAAGATAAAGGTGTGCTGTCAAACTGCCACGTTAACATTGTGCAGATGATTGACCACCCAGAATTTAAGCAGTATCAGGATGAACTAAAATATTTGCTTGAGACAGAAGGTCGCCTCCAATACATGGCTGCACTGATTGAGAAAGCAAGTGTGGACGGCAATACTTTGGTGCTGGTTGATCGTGTAGAAGCAGGCAAGACACTGGCGAGTTTGATCCCTGGCGCAGTATTTTTAAGTGGCGCAACTAAATCAGCAAACCGCAAAGAGCAATATGATTCCATTGCGACGACTAATAACGGCGTGACAATTTGCACGTATGGCATTGCTGCGGTGGGCATTAACGTGCCGCGAGTGTTTAACGTGTTTTTGATTGAACCTGGTAAGAGTTTTATACGGGTGATACAGAGCATTGGCCGCGGTTTGCGCAAAGCGGAAGATAAAGACTTTGTCAACATTTATGACATTACGTCATCATGCAAGTTTGCGAAGCGCCATTTGACTAAACGAAAAGCATTTTACACTGAGTCAAATTATCAATATAGTATTGTAAAAGTGGCGTGGCAGTAGCTAAATTTTTGTCTTACATTTATCGTTGTGCCACCGTGATAGATTAGCTTTAGTAACTTCTTTACCGCAGTGGATACATTTGAATATGGCGCGATTTTTGTGTGATTCTTTTTGCTTTAAAATAGTTTCTGGAGAAGTAGTTTTTCCTTTGTTTGCGGGAGCTACCCCTTTTCTCCATGGCGCTGGCCGTCCAGAATATAGATTTGAATAATATTCTTTTCGCTCATTGGAGCATGGGGTATTGTGTTTCCCTAGATTGTTTTCTGAAATTTTTATCTTTGTTGCTTCTGAGTGTTTATAATTTTTTCTTGTTTCTAATATTTTTGCTATAGTTTCTGGAGTTATGAATCGCCCATTCTTGGCAATTGTGGCTTTCATTTTTACTTTTTGCTCTTCTGACATTGGTTTGCCTAGATTGGGCCCAGGTTTTCCTTTATGAGAATCAGATATTTTTTTGCGTGTTTCAGTAGATACTATTTTACCTTTATGAAGAGAAGAACTAAATTCAGCTATTTTAGCACGGGTAATTTCATAATGTTTGCCTTTAGATACGTGCCGTTTTTGAGATTTATTTTTAGTGCGAAGTATCATCCAAGCAGCATACCACATGCTGACAGTATGTTTAGGATTTTTGGTCATTCTTGGCAGAAGCAAATGTATTAATCTATGTTCTTGGGCAAGCAGTTGAACTAAGTTGTCACTGGAGTTTGACCCGCCTAACGATTTTGGGATAATATGATGTGTCTCAAAATAAATATTTGGTGGTAAAGTTCTTGCTTTTGCTTTAGCAATAATGTTACAATACCATTGTGTATATTTGTTTTGTATATACATTTCTAGATTTCCTGGATTGTATACTTATTTATGCGGAGAAATAAAATTAGAATTTTAACTTTAGACAACATTTCGTATCCAATGGATGAGATTCCAGACGAGATTGACGATTTGCGTTTCTGCGTCTTTGATAACAGTAATCCAAAGGAACCAGATTATTTTTACATTCCACTTATCTTTTTGGAAAGCTTCAACAGCCCAGCATTGGTGCTGAAAATTGGTGATGACGTTATTCGTATGCCAGTGGACTGGCAGATTTTGATCGGTGAGCCGGACTTAGGCGATTTAGAAGTAGTGCCGCTTACAAGCATTAACGACCGCGGCTTTAACGTATTTTGTTTTAACCCTATTGCTGGCTTTAAACCAGAGTTTAAGTCAGTGGAAGTGATTGACATCTATCAAGACGTAAAGTGGTATTTCCCTAAGTTAAAGCCTGGGCAGATGTTAGCAGTGCCGTTGAAGGACAAGACAGACAAGCCGCTTTGTGCATTTTTTGTGAAAGAAATTTCGAGACAATCGGAAATAGTTGACTACTCTAAAAGTTGGTGAAACGTGCCCGTCCCTGCTATAATGGTAACTCCAACAAGGCCCTGGCCCAACCCACCTCCGTTTCGTGTCCCGCAGCCTGATCCTTGGACAAGGAAAGGAAACTGGCAAAAATGGTTCGCTTGGTATCCAGTGAAGGTCAATGGGGATACACAGTGGTTAAAATTTGTGTATCGTAGGAAATGGATTAATGTATTTCACAGTGGCGATGAATTTAAAACAGAATACGGCACAGTGTTTGACATATTGAAAGACTAAGATGGCAACAGAATTTAAAAGCGCAAAACTTACCGTTAACTACGAAATGTCAGCACTTGACAGAAAAGATCGTGGCTTTTACGATAGCTTGACTGTTGAGGAAAAGAAGAGGTTTAGCAACTTTTTGATGATCCGTTATGGCAGTAGTGTTGGTGGTAGTTCCGACATGCAAGCGTATTACTTGATGTCGACAAACGCAAAGTTGAACAAGAACTTTTTCGCTATACCTAAAGAGCATGAAAAGTTACAGTGGCTTACAGTCACAACTATATCGCCAGGGATGGGGAATCAGAATCATCAATGGATCTCCATGAAGAAGAAGGAAGGCAGTGACGCAAAACTAATGAAGTTTTTACGCAAGCAGTATCCAACATACAAGGAAGATGATCTAAAAACATTGATAGCGGTGAACGAGCCATCAGTGTGGAAGACAATGGCAAAGGACTTGGGCATGACGCCTGAGCAAATTAAATCTGCCTTATAGTAGCATTCTTTTTATTTTGTCTACACTACAACTAAGAGCTCTTGCAGCATTGCTGGTGTCCTTTCCGACATTAGAGTAGTTGGGCCGGCAAGCCGCGAACTACACTATTATTTATCTATATGAACCTAACAACTGAAATTTATAAATGCCAATATTGTGACAAGTCGTTTAGAAAATTGTCAACTCTTTCGGTTCATATTTGTGAACAGAAACGAAGAGCACAACAAGAAAAAGACACTGGTGTTCAACTTGGGTTTAGGGCATATTTGCGTTTTTACGAGATGACACAAGGCAGTGCTAAAACAAAAACATACGCTGACTTTTCAGACTCTGCTTATTACAGTGCGTTTGTAAAGTTTGGGCAATACTTGGTCCAAATACGATGTGTGAACACAGGCATGTTTACAGACTATTTGCTGAAGGAAAGCAAGAAGTTAGATCAGTGGACAAAAGACGTTTTTTACGATGAGTGGCTGTATACGCATCTACGCAAAGAGCATCCATCAGATGCGTTAGCACGAACGCTGACTGAACTACAAACAGCAGCAGATGAGGCTGGGGTTCAACTTGCTGAATCGTTTACTAAAGTCTCAAGCAATAAACTGTGTAACATGATCGTAAACGGTCGTGTGAGTCCGTGGGTTTTATACAACTGTTCAAGTGGTGTAAATTTCTTGGCTTCACTAAATACTGAACAAGTTAAGTTAGTATTTAAATGGATTGAGCCAACATTCTGGCAGCACAAATTTACGGATTTCGTTGCTGACGTGGAGTTTAATAAATCAGTGTTAGAAACTGCGGGATTATGATGTGGCAACTTCCATTAAACATAGCAATATTTTTAAGGCAGTGCATACAAATCTCGCTCCTGTTCCGTCAGCCATCGGAGAAACTGTAACCACAGTCCGTGGGTTTAACGATACATGGTTTTGGGTGAAGCCAGAAGCACCATTATGGCCCGCAGAATGGGAAGAAAATAAAATACACCAGAAAGAAATGGTAAAATGGTGCCTTGACTCTTTTGGCAATTTCGGCTATAATGTATGCACAGACCAGATTCGCTGGGCACACGAGAATAACGTTTTTTATTTTACTTTCGAATCAGACAGAAGCATGTTTCTGTTACGCTGGCAATGACGCTGAAACAATATATAGCATTGGACATTATTGGTGTTCAATCAATGCCTGCCTTCGCAGGCGAGATTTTCTCCATTACACGAAACAGGTTTGGTAAGCCAATGCGAGACCCAAAATATCAATTTTCACGTAAAGACTGGTTCATTGCCGACCTTTTTAATAAAGGTTATCACATGTCTGAAGTTCGAGAATGGTGCACTGAACAGTTTGGGCTAAAATCGGAAAATCCAGATGCATGGTCACGGTGGATCAACAATACTAACTCGTTATTTAGATTTCGCGACGAGAAAGATTACGTGCTATTTGTATTACGGTGGGGATCATGACAGTTAAAAAAACTGTTAAGTGGACTGACTACCCGCACAGATCTAAAAAAGTGCTGCGTGGTCATTGGTGGTATGTAGCCCCTAACGGAAAAGATGGTCAGTGGTATGGATATTACACATGGTGTAACGAAACAATAGGTAGATGGTGCAGCATCGATGACGGCGAAAGCCCGTGGGAATTTATGAACGATCAATTTCTTTTTAGACGTGAGGCAGACTTACTGTTGTTTAAGTTGAAGTGGGAATAATGTCACGCATAACAATTACTTGCCCAATTACTTGGTGGGAACGTTGTAATTGGGTCGCTGAAAATTGTAAGGGATATAAAGATGCGACTTGCTGGTCAGCGTGGAATATTGGGTATGATGACATTTATTTTGAAGTAAACGATAAAGACGCAATGTGGTATCATTTAATATGGGGGTGTAAATAATGTATCTGTCAGCAGAGGGACGAACGGTAGTCTTACCATCAAAGCAATTTTACCACCTGATTGATCATCCGATCCGTGATTGGAATACAGCACAGTTTGGCAAAGGGCTATGGTTCGACAATGCTGCTTTTAAAGATCCCGCAGTAATGTGGATAGTTGAAACAGGATTAGCCGCTACTGTGAAGTTTACGTTTAGGAAAAAAGAGGACGCGACGATGTTTGCGTTGAAGTGGCTTTAAGATGCACATAGTAAAGATTAGTAACGTTGACGCATTGGCAGAGGCTGAAGCGTGTCATTGGGCATGGAAAAACTGTTTGAGTTTTATTGGTTGGAAATTGATTGAAGACAATAAAGTGATTGAATTTAAATTTAAGAGCGAGCATGATGCTTTGATGTTTACACTGATGTGGGCAAAATGAAGTTTTTTGAATACATTAACGACAAGTGGCTTACTTTGTATACAGGCAAGGATAAAATCACACGAGATTGGGAAAAGTGGAGCGAGGAAAATATTGTCCGCAGGGCTGATACATTGCAAAACTATTTTGTGAACTTCAAGCACATCATTGAAGTTGACCCGCAAAAGTTTTGGGACTTCGCTGAACCATTTGGCTGGTGTGTGGTGGAAGATTTTCAACAATATGAATACCCGCAACGAGCGTTAGGAGACAATGCTGTGGGAAACTGGTTTAGGGGTTATTGGAATCAATGGGACAGTAGGTTTCACCTCACTGACTTGGCTGGCAGTGATCGAGTATTTGTGGCAACTAACAACGATGAGGACGCATTGATGATTGCGTTAAAGTATTCATGACTGACGAGGAAATGGACCAGTTGAATTTGTTTACTGTCCCGTGGCATTGGACAGATGTAGTAATGCCAACGTATTTAACGGAAGCAGTAAACTGGTGTATTGAACTGGGTTTGGATTATGAGGTTGATTACTACGTTGAAACTATTGATGAAACGGTAAAAGTTGCGCCACGTGGGAAAATGACACAGGTAGTTCGAACACATCACTGGTTGTTTAAAGATCCGCAATATGCTACAATGTTTAGATTAAAATGGTGTGGGCAATGATGTATTCAAGAAGTGAGTTTAAGAAAATATTGAATTCCTGGAAAAAAGGTCTGGGTAGTGAGAATGGGCCGGCGTGGGAAGGTGAAAAGCATGCGAAAGTTAAATGTGATTGGTTTGTAAAAGTCATTCCAATTACTGACGATTTCCACGTCGATAATAACAAGAATAATTACTGGCGGTGGTGCAACGATACACTAACTGGCAAATTACTGTGTATCAGCACTACAGGCAATGTTAATGTTAATGTTAAGGATAGGCAAGAGTGGTGGGGTTTTACTAATAAAGATGATATTCCGCTGTGGCTGCTGAAGTGGGCATGACAACAGTTACTATAGTGAAGAATGAAGATGCGTTGCAAGCACTTTACTGGGCTAAAGAAAACTGCCCAAGTTATATAACGAACGACATGCACATGAACGGATATAATACATACGATGTGACGAAACTTGACTTCCATTTTAGTGAAGCAGAGGATGCTCTAATGTTTAGATTGAGGTGGCAATGATAAAACAACAAGGCGACATAGATATTGATTTCCCAAACAGGGATAACGCACTGTCACATTTGATGCACTATAAAGCAAGCATTAAGCGTGATAAGACATTCAGCAAACACGCTACGGGGATATACTTCACGGAAATTCCGCATGACTTAGACGGTAACGCAACTATTGATTACAAAGAGGCAGAGGGAAGAGGATACTTTAAGGTAGACTTCTTGAACGTGTCAGTATACGAGCAAGTGACGTCAGAGCAGCATTTAGTTGAGTTGATGACTACGAACCCACCGTGGCAGCGATTGCTTGAGCCAGATTTTTGCGCACAGTTGATACACGTGGGCAACTATAACTGGATGATTAAAAACTTAGCAGAGCCTATTGACAGCATCCCGCGATTAATGATGTTTATATCTTTGATACGCCCCGGAAAGAAACATTTAGTTGGAAAAACTTGGAAAGAAATAGCAGAGACTATTTGGGACAAACCAACCGACGGGTCATATGCATTCAAAAAGTCGCATGCCTGCGCCTATTCGCATTTAATTATTGTTCACATGAATCTATTGGTAGAGCAAGAGAAGTTATCCATTTGTTAAACGTATTGATCGCCATTTCTTTTTTGTCTATAATTCTACTAACTCGTAATCGTTTTTGACCAGTATTTTTTGCTACTCTATTTGCTACTGTGTCTATTGATTGTTTAATATGCTTGCCAAACATTCCATTTTTTGACCCAGGATGACCGCATTTTGCTTTTGCCTCAGCAGTATGTGTTTTGCCAAACATATGATTTCTATCACCAACCATAAGCCCAGTTAAACTTTTTGCTCTTTTATCTATTGTTTCTTTAGATTGCGCGCGACCTGCATTCTTTTTACCACCTTGCTTATATTTGTCATCTAATAGAGTCAATCCTTTATTCCACGGTATGTTTCCTTTCTTAACACCCATGTTTTTAGTTATTGCTTTTGGTTTTCTAAGTTTTTGCTTATGCTCATTGGTCATATTAACTATCCTACCACTGGTTCCGTCCCCACCGTCAGTTAAGTTTCTTAAAATACCTGTGTTGATATCTTTACGGCCATACCATTTGATTAATCTGCGTTCTATGGCTAACGCTCCGATCTCAGTGAGATTATTTTCAACTATAACAATTAAGTGTTTATTTTTCGGAAGGTTAACATTATGTTTTACAAAAACTCGACGCTTGCATCCCTTACCTATATAATATGGAGTTCCGTCTTGTCGCAAGTATGCGTAGACATAATAAATAAGTTGGCTGGACATATGGCCTTTCATCGGGTTGTTTAGGGTAGTTGGACCTGCAAGTCGCGAACTACACTATTATTTAGCTTATAATAACCTTCAATGGATCTAATTAAAGACGTTAACAACTTATTTCGGTTTAAACTTCTTACAAAGCTTAGAAAGTTAAGTCCGAACAATAGGTTTGATGATGCCTTTGATAAGTGGGTCTTTAAAAACTACGGGTTACGTTTGAGATACGAGTTGCCTGACCGCCCGTTAGTGATAACCGGGATGAATATTTCTGAAGAGGATTATACGTTGTTATTGCTAAAACTGTCTGCTTAGCCAATTTTACGTATCAGGGTGATACTGCGGCGCTTGGACTTTTTAAGCGCCATTTCTTTGAGGCTCAACGCTGGGCCTACTTTGATGTCAACGTCCTTAGAGTTTAACGTTTTTAGTGTGGGTCTGAAGAAATCCCACTCCTGCTTTAGAAACACGTTTATGGGCACCATGCGGTTACTTTCCCACCACCAAATCTCAGCAAGTTGTAGGAATACAATGCGATCTTCTTCAGATTTAACTACGCCCAAATCGTAAATGGTCGTAATCGCGTCGTCAACGTTTTGTATGATCCCAACGAAGTCAGTCTTAGCATACGTCAAATATGACAGGTATGGATGAGAATTCAGTAACTGCTGGTATTTAGGCTCGATCATATTTTTTACATTTATTAAAGTGGAATTGTGTCATTGCACCTCCACCTCCAATTTTTCCGCAGTGCGGGCATTCTACTTGCTTTATATTTCGCTTCTTTTCAATCCCTAACTCTTTACGTAGTGCATTATTGGTTATCAGTGATGCGGCGTGATTCTTAGTATGCGATGAACTGCGTGATTTACCTTTAAGGGCATTACTAATTTTTTCACGGTGTTCTAATGTCTGAGCTCCTTTACTTTTTCCGAGATGTGAGGTGGACAGATTGTTTTTGTGAGCCTCACTTTTTAACTTCCCGCGTAAACTGTTGCTTATTGCTATTTTGTGACCTTCAGATTTGGGATTTTTGTATTTCCCTTTTAGCGCCTCACTCATTTTTATTTTGACATATTCAGGACGTGGCTTTCCCGTAAACATTTTCGACATGTGCTTCTTTTGATCATCAGATTGTCTATATCCGCTCGACCCCTCGCCGCCATCAGTTAAATTATGCAACACACCAGTGTTTATATCTTTTCTGCCATAATAAGAAATCAATTGTTTTTCTAATAGAAACGCTTCGTTTTCAAATAATTTTTGTGCAAAAAATTTTATTTTACTGCGGTCAGAAGGAACGGTAACTGTGTGGCGATTAAACGCTCGGCGACCTTTACCCTTGCCTATATAGTAGGGGGTAATGTTGTCTTTACGCAAATATGCGTAAACATAAAATATTGCTTTATCGTCCACAGTTTATTTAGTTTAGAAAAATCATATTGATAAATACTTGATGCAATCAAATAATATTTATTATTACGCTAACGCCGTTGACGTTCAGCTTGACTTAGACCCCACTATAACCACGAGGAATCGCATTGTGTATCAAAGAACTGTGAAAATTTATAAGGGCGTTGATAACACCCTGCAATTTAACTTTAAAAACTCCGACCAGAAAGCTGTCAACATCACTGGCTGGGACGTTTCGTTCAATGTCATATCTGATACTGATGGTGTTGTGATTTTGAGCAAGTTAGCAACCGTAGTAGATTTGCTTAAAGGCATCGTTACTGTTGAGTTAAATGAGTTGGATTTGATTGGGTTAGATCGTGAGTTTTACAACTATACGTTGAGCGTAACGGACCCACTTACAGGCAAAACCAAACCCGTGTATGTGGACGACAACTACGATGTTCGTGGTGAGCTGTCAGTATTGCCAGGGCGTTATCCTACCTTCTTGCCAAGCATTCAAGTTGGCTTCCCAACTGACAGCAACGTTACGGTTACCACAAGTGCTATCCGCAGCGAGTCACCATCCCGCCAACTTAGCACATCGCACACAGCACAGTTTTACTTTGACAACTTCACGGGCAATATCGCTGTGCAAGCGACACTGGACTCGCTGCCACCAAATGGTGCTACGTCAGCAAACGTAACACTAAGCTGGGCAACCATTTCAACGTTGCCATACGTGAACCAAACTACACCAGATTATTACAACTTTGATGGTGTGTTTACGGCAGTTCGTTTTAACATAGCCAAAGATTCCGGCACTGTGACATCGGCGTTATACCGTCCTTAATTGAGCCTATGGTATTTGATTTTACAGGAGCAGGCATATATAATAAGTGTATGTCTACTCTGATTCAAGAAACTGCCCTAAGTCACTGGCGTGGCAAAACGAACTCCAAAGGGTGGAATTCTGGCAATGCGGTATGCTGCACTCATAACGGCGAAACAATGGATTCCCGTGGTCGCGGCGGGTTCAAATCAGAGCCAGACGGATCAATTGTTTACTCTTGCTTTAACTGTCAATTCACAACAGGCTACACACCAGGGCATCCATTATCCTACAAGTTTAGAAAACTACTTAGCTGGCTCAATGTAGATGATTTAGAAATCCATAGACTCTCAATAGAAGCATTACGAGAGAAAGAAAAAATGGAGTTGCTGGGGATTATTGCCCCAGAAGTTAAAAAAGAGGAAATCAAAACAAACTACAAAGTTGAGCCTCTGCCAGAACAGGCGTTGTCGTTTATTGCGTTAGCTGAGTTTTACGAGTTGAAGGATAGTTTGGATTACCCCACAGGGTTAATGGAAGCAGTTGATTACATTAGCACTCGCAAGATAGACATGCGTAAGTATGATTTTTTGTGGACGCCAGACACAAGTTATAAGATGAACAAGCGGGTGATTATACCGTTTGTTTGGAAAGGGCAGACGATTGGATATACAGCACGAGCGATGCATGATGGAATCCTGCCTAAGTATGTAACGCATGTGGACTCAGGTTTTGTGTTCAACATGGACGCACAGAAGAAGGATTCCAAGTTCGTGATTGTATGCGAGGGTATCTTTGACGCATTGTCCGTAGATGGTGTTGCGGTGATGAAAGCTAACGCTAACCCACAGCAAGTAGCGCTCATTGAAAGTTTAGATCGCGAAATCATCGTTGTGCCTGATATGAACAAAACTGGTCGCAAGCTAATAGACCTTGCACTAAATAATAACTGGTCGGTGGCTTTCCCAGTGTGGGCGGAAACTTGCACCGACATCAATGAAGCAGTTTGCAAATACGGCAAATTGTTTGTGCTCAAAACAATACTTGACAGTGTTGAACGCAGCAAGCTAAAAATAAAACTACGAAGGAAGAAAATCTGATGAAGGTTGCTGTAATTGGATATCCGAGAACTGGATCTACTCTGGCTAGTATGCTATTATGTGAAGCATACAACTTAGAATATCTTGGGGAGTTAGTTCGTGGGTATTATAGCGACAGTGACAAGAGTTTAGCCTTTACAAAGTTAGATACCGTAGATAATATTTGCGTTAAATTTTTCCCAGGGCACATAAAAAATCATATTTCTGAAATTAGTTGGGGATTGTTTGATATAATCATAACAACTGGAAGAAAATCAATAGTTGACGCATATATTAGTTTGGAATTTGCATTAAGCACTAATCATTGGATCAAGACTAAAGGTGATAGCTGGGCTACAAATATTCTTTCTGTAGATGCATCTACAGAAAGAATACAGAAATGGGTAGAAGTTTATCTAGCATCACTTAACACAATAATTACAAAAATTGAAGCAATATATAAAAAACCAATTTTAAACTTTACATATGAAGAATTATTGAAAACTGCACCTGCAATGAAATCAGTGATCCCTGATCAAACAACTAATAAGTTGACAAGATTTGGAATAATACCAGCTGATATTAATTATAAAGAACAATGCATTAATTATGTAGAAGTAGAAAACAAATTTAAGGAGTTGGGGCTAATATGAGTGAAGGCAAAGTATACAATAAAGATTTACAGCAGTTGTTTTTGGAGATGATGGTGGACTCGCCAGAGAGTTATGTGCGAGTTCAAAATATTTTTGATGTAAAAAACTTTGATCGCTCACTACAAGAGGTAGCTGAGTTTGTGAAAGAGCATGCTGACAAGTATAAAGCAATGCCTACGGTTGAACAAATTAACGCATCGTTTGGTGTAGAGTTAAAGACAACAAAGGGACTTAGCGAATCACATTACGATTGGTTCTTAGCTGAGTTTGAGGGGTTTAGTAAGACAAAAGCACTTGAGCGGGCGATTTTAAAAGCAGCAGACTTGCTTGAGAAGGGCGGCGACTTTAACCCCATTGAAAAGTTGATTAAAGATGCGATACAGATAGGGTTAGTTAAGGACATTGGCACTGATTACTTTAAAGATCCACGGGAACGGCTGATGCAAATTAAGTCGTCCAATGGGCAAGTTAGCACTGGCTGGAAGAACTTAGACAAGGTGCTGTTTGGCGGCATGAACAGGGGCGAGTTAAACATTTTTGCTGGCGGCTCGGGTTCAGGTAAGTCACTGTTTATGCAAAACATTAGCGTGAACTGGATGACAGCAGGACTGAACGGGATTTACTTAACGCTTGAGTTGAGTGAAGGGTTGTCTGCTATGCGTATTGACGCTATGGTAGCAAACTGCGGCACGAAGGACATTTTCAAGAACTTGGACGATGTTGAGTTAAAAGTTGGAATGACAGGTAAACGCTCAGGCAAGTTTCAGTTGAAGTATTTGCCCGCACAAAGCAATGTAAACGATATTCGTGCGTTTATCAAAGAATACGAAATTCAGATGAAAGCCAAAATAGACTTCTTGATGGTTGACTATTTGGACTTACTAATGCCCGTGACAGCTAAAGTTAGTCCAAATGACTTGTTTGTTAAAGACAAGTATGTATCGGAAGAACTGCGTAATTTGGCTAAGGAATTAAATGTATTGTTTATTACTGCGTCACAGTTGAATCGTGCAGCAGTTGACGAGACAGAGTTTGATCACTCGCATATTTCGGGTGGTATTTCCAAGATCAATACAGCAGACAATGTGTTTGGTATCTTTACGAGCCGTGCGATGCGTGAGCGCGGTAAATATCAGCTACAGTTACTAAAAACACGTTCAAGTTCTGGTGTTGGCAGCAAGGTAGACTTAGATTTTGATGTAAACAGTTTACGAATTGTTGATGCAATTGAGTCTGATGACTCAAACGGAAATACTTCTGCCCCTACAATGGCAAATAACATCTTGAATGGCATTAAGGGCAAGTCCAAAGTAACTAAGCCTGGTGAATTATTAGATGAGCATACGGGCGAAATCACTAAGGCACCACAAGCAGAGATACAAGCGACTATGTTGAAAAATATGTTGAACGGGCTTAAGACCCCAATTAAAACAAATTGATCCATTTAACATAAATACTCTATACTTCGGAGCATTTCTTGCAAAAAAAGACGCGATCGCTACTTGACGAGTTAGACAGCCTGCTTATTCATAGAGATAGAGAAAATCTCATTGAAAGCAGAGCAACTCACATCATTCAAGGTGCTATAAACCTAATCAATACCATCCGTGAGTCATATGACGCCGATGTTGCAGACGAAATGGAGCGTAGGTTTATTAACAGCATTCGTGGTCAAGATCCTGCAAAGTTTACCCGGGGATTAAAGAGAATTACGAATGAAAATAAACGAAATAGTCAGTAATCAAGTCAACGAAGGTTTTTGGGATGCTCTAAAAGCAGCAGGCAGCGGTGTTGCGGCCGCAGCAACTGGTAAAAATCCTGCTCAAGCTGCGTCACAGACATATCAACAATCCGTGGGCGAAAAGAACTTGGCAGGTATGACAAAATCTGTAATGGCTCGATGGAATCAGCAGATTGCTCCGGCTATTCCACCTGCTAAGAAAACTGACCCAGCTACAATAAAACAATACTTAGACAAGTTCTTAAGCTCGTATTTTGCTGGTGATTATTCAAGCAACAATGCGTTAGATTCCGCAGATGCCCAAGCAGTTGGTAATTATATTCGCAAGGCAGTAAACGCTGAAGCTGCTGGTATGTCGGTTGCTTCTACAAGTCAGCAACCACAGCAACCACCAGACACGACTGCGGCACAACCACCACAATCAACAGTGCAAGGAGTTCGCCCTGGGTATCGTATTAAAGTTACTAATCCGTCAAATGGTGGAATTTACTATAAAACTACGGCTGGGTGGTTTAACGATGTTGGTCAACAACTTAAAAAACAACAATCAATTGATTTTTTAGATCAATTAGCAAATAATATCGGGAAAGAAGAGCCAGATCCAGGCCAGCAGCATCCTCCACCACCGCCACAAGGTCAACAGCAACAACCGCCACAGCAGCAAGCTCAACCAAGCAATAAGCGTCGTCGCAAATCAAGAAATAGGGCCGCACCGTGAGCATATTAATGGAAGGTGGTAACGTATTCCCTGACGTTACAGCAATTAAGAAAGAGTATGTGCCTGGCATCATTAAAAAGATACAGGCAATAATGCCTGGCGGCATACAAATAATTCCGCACATTGGCAGTGCTGGCTTCAAGGTTGAATCGGGTGACATGGATGTGTTTGTTGATGCTGCTGAAATAGCGCAGCACTTTAACGCGGCTGATGATAAGATTGCTAAAGTAGCATTGAAAAAGTATTTTGAAGCTAAGGGCTACCAAGCAGCACTAACAGGACGCAATGTTCACATTCGTATGCCAGTGCCAGGCGGAACATTTGTTCAAGTTGATGTGATGGTAATTCCAGACGCAGCGCGAGTAGCACCATTTCACCAACACGGACCATCTGGTCAATACAACGACCCAACGTTTAAAGGCGGCCAGTTGTTCATCATGTATTCATCACTCGCTAAGGCAGCAGGGATGAAGTTTAGCCCGTTTGAGGGTAAGCTGGTTGACCGCACTACTGGTGAGTTAGTAGCAGACAACAAAGACGATGTGGCGAAGATTTTATTGAACCCAAATGCTACAGCAGCAAATTTGGCATCAGTGAAAGCTATCATGGCAGCATTGGCGAACGATCCACGCAAGGAAGAGAAAATTGCGCAAGCGAGAGAAGATGCGAAAAAGGGTCTTATTGTATTGCCTGAGTCAGTGCAGCCAGGCACAGCACAATGGTTTAGAGATATACAAAATATTTTAGTGTCATGAAATTTTACGAATTTGAATTAGGAAAACCTCCAGTCTATGATTTGGTTGAGGAATTTAACCAAAATTTGTCCGAAGTTGAATTGGGCAAGGGAGATAAACAGCTAATTGATGACTGCGCTGATTTTGCACATCAATACTGCACTGACCCAGCAACTTTAACTAAGGGAAAAAATTATTTTGCTATTACGGTTATATCACAGCCAAGAATTAGTTTAATTCAACTTGAATATTCAAATACCCCAGTATGTTTTATTGGAGTTAATAATAACAAGTTTGAATTCAAGAGTAAGGAAAAAACGTATTTACTGCCTATTTTATTATCAAATGATGATAAATCTTTAATATTTTCAACTACTGTATTTGCACAAGCTGATGAAGCAAACCAATTTTTAACTATGTTTATGCTAAAATTTTCTAGTAGAGCACATATTAACAAAAAAGAGTTAGTGTCATGAAAATTAGCGAGATTATAACAGAATCCAGAAAGCCTGCCTTCAAGTTGAATGAAGTTGGGATGAACCACGCGGAAGATATTATATTTTTTGAGGGGTCGGCTGGTGCTCTCCGTGTATTACAGAGCTTTAAGGCGCTGCCTAAGAAGAAAGACGAAGTGTTGACCATTAAATGGGACGGGCAAGTGGCGCTATACGCTGGTAGAACAGCGGATGGAACATTTGTGCTAACTGATATGGCAGGCTGGGGAGCAAAGGGCTATAATGGCATGTATACCTCTGCTAAAGAGTTTATTGCGCAAAAGCAAACTAAGGGTGGTAATCCAGACTTCTTGTCTAAGATCTCTGCAATATGGCCTATCGTTGAATCAGCAATACCTCCATCGTTCCGTGGTTTTATCAAGGGCGACGTAATGTGGTGGCCAGGCACACTAAAAGACACTGGCAAACGCTGGGTGTTTGGCGAAGGAACAACTACATATGAAGTTGACAAAACATCTGAGTTGGGTAGGCGAGTTGGCCAAGGTAAGGCAGGGCTAGCGATACACGGATTTTACGATGCGTCAGTGGCAGGCTCCCCAGAGGAGCGCACTGCGACAGAACCAGCACCGTTACGCAATACAGCAGGGTTAAATCCTAACGGGGCATTGTGCGTTCTTGGCCCTGAGATTAAAGTTGAAGGCAATGTAGCATTAGACGGCAATAAGATGAAGGAAGTGACGCAATATGTGCGCAAAAACGCTAAAGTCATTGACACTTTCCTTGATGTAAACACGCTAAAAGAACGCAAGCTAACCAGCTTGCCTAATATGCTGTATACATTCGTTAACCAACAGACACGCATACGAGACTTAGATATGCTTGCTCATAAATTTCCAGCTTGGGTTCAGTCTAACCCTAAGTTGAGCAAAGCAATGGCACAAAATGTGATTGCTTACATACAAGAGACTGGAGCGGCATTGCAAACCGTGTTTAATGTGTTTGACGCAGTTACCACACTGAAGCTGGACATTATCAATCAACTTGACAATTCAAGCACAACGCTATACGCACACATCAAGGGTGTTAAGGGCGGAGAAGGATATGTCGCTTCAAGTCCAGACGGTCACGTAAAATTAGTCAATCGTTCACATTTTTCAGCAGCTAACTTCGGCAACCACTAATGAAATCTCTGCCGTTCCTAGAAGAACTCGCAGAAGCGAGATTATACTTTGACGCTGATGATGTCAAGGGTAAGTCTGCTGACGACATAGCGCACATAATATTCCTTATGTTTATGATGATTGAGGTTATTCGTCGCTCATACCCATCGTGGGCAATGAGTTACGCTGACCAGACTATGCGTTATAACACATACGAGAACATTCACTACTCAGGCACAGACTTGGGAAACTTGTTGGCTGTGTTAAACAATCAAGATACATTTAAAGACAAGATTAAAACAAACACAAGCATTAACATTCCGTTGTTTCAGATCAATCGCTATCTATCCGCAGTGCGCTCTAATGCTAACAGCCACAGCGATGATGCTACATTTTTCTGGAGATTAGACGATTACTTGAAGGCATACAACTCGCCCGCATTACGACAACTGCGTCGTGATGTGGTTGATTGGGAGAACGCAGAGCATGCTGATAAAGAGCGCATTGTGGCAATGCTGCGTCGTGAAATGGACAAGCGTTCATCATCCAATGACATTTACCTGTGGTTTAGACAAAACTACAGGCTAAAGAAATAATTACTCGTCAGCTTTCTTAGCGATATATCGCTTCCAAACAAAAACAAATATTGGTAGTAATATGGTTGACCACAGCCATTGCCCGTATTGCTTTAACCACCCAAAAAGAACCTGTTGTTTAGTAATATCAATAAACACAGACTGGTCGAATGTAGTTATATGACGGTTAGCAGACATATCATCTACGACTACTAATGCGTCAACAGTGATTTTAACCTCTTGCTTACCGGGTTTAGTTGGAGTCAAATCCCATTCCCATATAGTAGGCGCAGATTCTGCCAATGCTTGCTCTTCTGTGCTAAGTGCGACCACAGTGAACGACGGAGCAATGAGTTTCACAGTGATGATTTTAGATACCTGTATTTTGCTTGAAACAACAATGCCTTTTTGCTCAATATTTACTTCCCCAACTTTCTTCTTTGGGTCAAGTATTACTTGAATGCGGAACTTTTCTGCGACATTGACAGACTCAGGAACATTAAACGCAATAGTAGACTCGTGTAACTGATCAAGTATGTTGTCCGTTGTCGTGTGCTTTGCGGTAGCAGTCCGTTCTGCTTTTGAAACAAGAACTGCCATTCGTCTAACACTGCGAACAGCTTTTTCCATTTCAGCGTCTTTCTCTGTTTTACTAACTTTATCTGTTGCGGCAGATTCAGTCGCAGAGGCTTTTTTAGCCTTTGATGCAAAATTAAAGTTAAATGAAGTATCACCCGCAATGAATGCTGCTCTTGGGCTTGTGACCGGAATCGGCGGCGAAGGCATAGGTATTGATGCTGACACGGGCATAAGCACTACTACAGGCATTGGTTGTAGAGTTCCGCAAGACACTAATAAAATACATAGTAAGGGAGTAACAATATGTTTTTTCATATCGTATTTATAGATAAATAAGTTAAAGAGGTATCTGTATGGACCTAATATTATCGTTTATTTTGCGTAACAAAGGGCTAGTCGTAGGTCTACTTCTTATGGCAGCATTGGGTGGATGTTACATTTACATAGACATGCTTAAAAATGATGCAAAGGTTATCATTGCAGAAAAAAATGTAGTTATAGCGGAGTTGCAAGCGTCACAAGCTGCGTTAAAAGGGCTGCAATCTGCAATCAATGAGCAAAACTCAGCAGTAACTAAGTTAAAGGATGATGCCGAAGCAAGGGCAGCGGCAGGCCAGGCAGAAATAACGCAAGCAAAAGTAACCTCAGAGCTATACAGGCGCAAAGCGTCAGACTTGATGAAGGTTAAACCAGATCCAAAACTGTCTCGCTGCGATGCTGCTAACGCTCTTATAAACTCGGAGATCGGCAATGCAAACTAAACTTTTATTATCTCTATTGGCAGCATTTGCGTTAGCTGGTTGCGCGACGACTAAAGAGCCTGTGATTACTACAGTAATACAAAAAGTAGAAGTGCCTATTTCGGTGCCATGCAAAGTGGAAATGCCACCACCACGCGATTACAACTTTAACAAGATTACAGCAGAGATGGATATTTTTGAGAAAGTGCAGGCGCTACTTGCTGACAGGCGCTTACACTTAGGCTACGAAGCTGAACTAAAAGCAACATTAGGGACCTGCACCGCAGATACAATTAAGGCAAAATAATTGTAGCAAACCGTTACTAATTGGCATTTTTGCTAATTAGTTCTATAAATAAAAGTACATACTTTTAATATAGGAGGAAATATGTTTTTGAAGAAGTTATTTGCGGCCTTATTCGCTGTAAGTGTAGTTAGTGCTGGCGCCGGCACCATTGTAGGATCAGCACATGATTTTAGTGGTCAAGCATGGTCTCCGAATGCGCAAACTTGCGTGGCTTGTCACGCACCTCACGCAACAGCAGTTCTGGCAGATGCTCCACTTTGGAACCACGCATCATCAGTAGCAACATACACTGTTTACGCATCATCATCAATGAATGCAACGGTGGGGCAACCTGGCTCAACCTCCAAACTTTGCTTGTCATGCCATGATGGTACGGTGGCAGTTAATTCTTTTGGCGGAGTGACTGGTACTACAATGCTGACTGGCGGTTCAAATCTCAGCACGGTATTAACTAATGACCATCCGATCGGTTTTACTTATGATGCTGCGTTAGTAACAGCAGACGGTGCGTTGGCTCCAATTACAAATACAGTTACCTTAGGTTCAGGTACTAAAGTTAAATCTGGACCCACTGTAACTATAGCATCTGCTATGTTATATGCGGGTAAAGTTGAATGCGCATCATGCCATGATGTACATAATACATTTACCGCTGCAACTGGTAAATTGGTAAAAGTGTCAATGGCATCAAGTGCATTGTGTACCACTTGCCACACTAAATAAACATCAAAACCGCAGAAAACTGGCACTTTCGAGTGCCAGTTTTCATTTGTAATGCTATAAAAGTAGCGATGATATATGATAAATAACTTTTTAAGGAAATTAACGGATGAATAGAATTTTAGCGGCTTTGCTTATTGCTCTTGTAGTAATACCAGTGATGGCGAAAACAAACAAAAACGATAGTGCATACACTGAAAAGTATTCGTTTGAAGAAAAGATAAAAGATCAATACAATAACGGCAAAAATGATATAAATTTTGACAAAAATGAGTATGCAGATTATAGCAGCAGCAATGATCATTATACTCCGACAAGTCCAGTGCCAGAACCGACATCTTGGATGATGATGCTTGCCGGCGGAATAATAATTAACCGCCTTCGCAAAAAGATGCATAAATAATATATTGTTGTATATCCCTTCAAAGCGAAGGAATTCTGGACGGGGATGCGAATTCCCCCTCCTCCACCAAAAGTGCTCTAAATTGAGTAGTAATACTTGATCAGGTTTGGCATCCCGGGTAAACTCTCCAGCAATGGACTCGTCCGTATACGCCGTGAGTACTTTTGATGGGGGAGACTAGTTTCGACAGGGTTAGATAGTAGAGACGGCAACTCAGTAGGCGATGACTGTATAAATCAAGCAAATCAAACTAAAGGCAAACGATAGTTTATATTCCTTAGCCGCTTAAGGCATGGGTGGGGAGGCTGTACCCTGTAACACTTTAGCAGAGACCCGCTTCACGGCGGGTTTCTTTTGCTGTAATATAACGGTAACACCCTCTGATATAAATACTTTATGTAAATCGAGTACAACTATTGAGTACAGCAGGAACTCGTAACCTGTATTGAGGCAACTTAGGTTGCCTTTCTTTTGGCTAAAATATTTCACTCAAACTCGTGTAAATTTATATGAATGTAATATATGACCAGATAAGTAGTTATAACACTATCACTTTACCATGCCACCAATACAAGCCCCGAGAATTCTATTCATCCTAAAACGCCGCGAAGATTACAACCATGCAAAACACAGCAGTCACCTGGGGTTAAGCACTGGGTTGTTCAACTCAGCAAACTTTGTCAATGGTATGCTGACTGAAATAGGATATACATCTAAGATGGTGGTAGTGCACGATAACAACGACATTGATCGTGAATGCACTGCATTTAGACCAACGCATGTCATCATTGAAGCGTTATGGGTTGTGCCAACTAAATTCTCAGTATTAGAAAAACTACATCCATCAGTGACATGGATTATTCGTCTACACTCAGAGATGCCGTTTATGGCGGGCGAAGGTATGGCTATGGATTGGCTTGGTGATTATTCAAGTTTTAAAAACACGATAATCGCAATTAACGCACCGCGGATGCTGTCTGAAATAAAATTGTATTTGAAAGTTAAAAACAAATGGGACGATGCTACTGCTAACCGAAGAGTGATTTATTTCCCAAATTATTACCCTAAGGACTTTGCTAAGTCAAGAACAATTAACACTGATTCAGACACAATCAACATAGGTTGTTTTGGTGCGATACGGCTATTGAAAAATCATTTATTACAAGCATTTGGTGCGTTAAAATTTGCTGACTCAATTGGTAAAAAACTTTGTTTTCATGTAAACGCTGGGCGCATTGAGATGAAGGGCGAGCCCGTTATTAACAACTTGCGTGGACTATTTGAACAACTTGATGGGACTGGGCACACATTGGTAAATCACGAGTGGGTCCCACATGATGGATTCATCGATTTATGCAAGAAAATGGACATTGGCATGCAGGCAACATTCTCCGAAACATTTAACATTGTTGGAGCAGATTTTATAGCAAATGGCATTCCTTTAGTCGGAACGAGTGAAATTCCATGGATTAGCAAAATATCAGCAGCTGACCCAATGAGTTCAGATGATTTAGCAGCAAAGTTAGCAGTGGCATATCAATATACAGATACGGTGGTTAAAATGAATCAACAGTCGCTGGCTAAGTATTCCGACACAACTCATTGGATTTGGGATAAATACTTCACAAATTGGAGTATATATCATGAAAGACACCGGGCACAATCAACATAAAATTAAGTTATTCCGTTGGATAGACGGGGTATTAGAGACTGTTGAAAAATTCTTTGATAAGCTTGAGGATGCTATAACCAGCACTAAAGATTCTGAAGCTCAATCTTACAAGATATATGATCGCAACGGAGAGTTATGCCACAGTGGCACTATCCATCACAAAGAAAAAGAACACAATCATGGCCACCATGGCCATGATCACGACGGCGATAACCAATACGCATAATTGAAACCATGCGTGTATCTGAGATAACAGAATCCTTTGATAGTAATGTTCCCTACTCTGTAGTTAGAGCAGGGAATAATTTGTTCACGACTCGCGCAGACATAAACGGTAGAATGGTTACATTTAACGCAGTTGGTGAGCTGGACTATAATGGCGGAAGAGATGTAATTTGGGAAATTGATTTCTCAGAGAAAACTAGTCAAACTGGGATTACTTTTGCTAAAACTGGGCATGGTGGAGAGATGCAAGTATTTTCGTTTGTAATTGCTTCGATAAAAGAACTGATTTCCAGGTATGCTCCAAATGTGATTGAGTTTGCCTCACACAAAGCAGACGGTAATAGAACAAAATTGTATCAACGCATGTTATCACGCATTGCGCTACCAGGATATCATGTTGCTCCAACTAGTAACTCAGACGCATCTGCTGACGATTTTTTTAGAATAGAAAAGGTTAGATAATGTTAGTTAAATTAGCAAACAACATAGGTAAATGGCATGGCCAGTTTTTTGGTTACTTGAGCCGCAAAGCGACTACGAGTAAGTGGTTTGCTCTTGGGCTAACACTGTGGGCATGCTACGAGATATTTGAGCACATTGCTCTACCAGCCATCGCTATTATGTGGGGCACAGGACATTTGGGAACGAAATGAGAGCATCTGAAATCATTGATGAATACGACATGCAGTCTCCAGCAACAAAGCAAATTACTTCCAAGTTAAAGAGCCTTGGTTACAAGATGCTTGGCAGTGGACAAGATGCTACAGTGTGGACTAAGGATGAAGCATCAGTTATTAAGATTTTAATGCCTTCTGAAGAATTTGACGATCCAGAATTGTCTGAGAAAACATTTTTAACATTCTACGACTTTTGCCAATCATACCCATCCCCGCACTTGCCAAAGTTCATTGATGTTGGTGGTCAGCATCACACTGTGTTTGAACTTAACGGAATGCCTTATAGGCAAATCGCAATGGAAAGGTTAGCACCCATCAAGAACAACACATTTGAAGAAGCGATGGTGTGGATGATGAGTGATATGGCAGACGAGGATTACTACGAAAATTGGGATAACTTTACAACAAAATTGTTAAACGAAGATTGGGCAGGCGTTAATCCTCCACTTGGCGAGCAAATGCCTGAGTTAATACTTACTAAGATGCGAGACAAAGGATTTAGGGATTACTACGGCGGGTTGTTCATGGTAATGCGCAACTTGTATGAGATAGGACGGCAAAATAGATTAGGCTGGGATATGCACACTGAGAATGTAATGCAGCGCAGAGACGGCACATTAGTCGTTGTAGATCCATGGTGGGGGTCAGTATAATGCGAGCATATGAGTTAACTGAATCATCGACCATCGACAATGAATTGAGTGCCGCACTGAAACAGAAGGGCTACAAGTTTTTAGGTAGAGGTGTTGACCAAGCGGCGTGGCTTGAACCTGGTACTGGGTTAGTGCTTAAAATATTTGGCACTGACAAAATGATTCATTCAAATCCATTGGATTTGTCCAATGAGCAAAAATCATTTGTTAAGTTTGCTAACTACTGTATGGCTAATCCAGATAATGAATTTTTGCCGCAGTTTTTAGGTTGGCAGAAATTTATATACAACGAATACGCTTATTTGCAAATACGATGTGAACGCTTGTTTGAGATTGACAAAGGTAAGACTCAGATATGGGCTCATGAATTAAACAAAATGGCTAGATATACTAGATTGCAGCTTCCATTGGCCACTTATCTTAGAGACAGCAATAAAAATGAAAGCCCAGGACATTATGAACTTATGTCATATTTGGGTGAAGATAAACTTGCCACATTATGGAAAACAATAGGAGATTTATATAAGATAGCAAACCGCAACGGGTATGATCTTGACTTACACCCTGGAAACTTTATGCTAGGCAGCGATGGTCACATTGTGATCTCTGATCCTTTTTACGCTTGGTAACGAATATGAGAGCAAACGAAATAGTCACAGAGTTAGTAAACGACAAAGTCTTTTACACTGACTTTAACAAGCAGAAACCTATATTAAACGGTGCGTATGTTTTACATGCGTCTGCAGGCTATGTTGGGTATGGCTCTAAGAACGGATACAAGAGCGAGCAGTTTAGAATAGTTGCTAAGACTGCGAATGGTGCAGAGTGCGGTTGGGTAAACTTTGAAAACAAAGACGGTAAACTTGAAGCACTGGATCTAAGCATTCAGCCCGCACACCGTAGAAAAGGCATTGCTACGGAAATGTATAAGTTTGCACGCGAGCTAGGCAACGACATAGCACCCTCCAAACTACAGACAAGCATGGGTAAACAGTTTTGGAATAAAGATCACAGTAAATAACGGTTTTTGACACACGAGCATAAATAAAAGTATGCGGTAGATAAGTGTTTACTGCAAAAACATTAGGAGATTATAAAATGGCAATTCAGAAAAGATATAATGGCGATGCAACAGGTATCGTAAACGGCGACATTAGCTTACATGGCGTGTCTTCAGCACCAGGCGTGATTATTTCCACTGGTATCGGCAAACACCCAACGTTCGTTAAGATTTCTGGCGGTGCATCCTTGGATGCAGAGTTAGGCGTTGGTGGTGCTGTTGAAGCAATGATCCGCGTTATGACTATCAAAGCAACAGTGTTAGCTTATCAAGTTGACGGCGCTCAAATGAGCGTGTTGTTAGAGTCGTCAGGTTGGGGCTATGAAAGCACCGGCGGCGCAACAGCAGCAGCTGATTTGACGGCGGCTTTGGCAGCATTGGGTAACCGTGCAGCTGATCCAGCAGTTCCAGTATCTGCATACAACTTTGGACCAGTGGTAGCTGCTACAGCTGGTGGATTCAAGTTGGCTTAATAGTTCAAGACTATACAACGAAATAGGGACTTTAGGTCCCTATTTTCATGACTGAAATTTATTCCAATAAATACTAAGATAATGGTCCCACTTCACATCCACGCTGGTTACACTCTAATAGATATTTCAGACACTGGAGTAATATCAGTTGATGACTCCCCACGACGTAATCAGCATAGGAACTGGGAAACTTTAGTCCAAGTTCTTGGGTTACGTGCGCAACTGATGCTACTTAGCTCGCCTGAAGTAATGGAACTAGATACAACAAACTTAGAGTTTGGTGAGGATTTCACTGGCAAGCAACTGGTGTGGGTGTTTAAGTTTGGGGTAGAGCAAAGCGATGTATATGCTAACACTACATCAGCTTATGGTAATCTTGAAAGTGACTGCTCGTGTGTTCCTGTTATAATAGGGTTAAACGAGACAGCAAAGATTACTGTGCCAACTTTTTGCACTAGAGGCAACCAAAAGAACATCTATTTTAATAAGGTCAAAATTTAATAAATACGTAATGAAGATAATCGAATTACTTAATAGCCTTAGCCTTCCTCTAACCAACGAAGAAGCAGATGTGTTGGATAAGTTTAACGAAAATGCTGTAATTTTGAAGTCGTCTCTTGAACCAAGAGAACAACTTATTGCGAACAATTTAGTGTCTAAAGACGTATTGTATAGAAAGAAAAACGGCAGTGGCAAACTTGAATATTCCAAAAAAATCCGCTAACCAACTCGACGCCATAACTAACTATGGCTTCGACAAAGTATCGACGTGGACTAAGCGCGAGCTTTACAAACTACAGCATAACAGTGAGTTGCCGATTTGTATTGAACTACAAAATGGGAACTATCTAGTAGCAACTTACTTGATTGAAAAATGTGTTGGTATGTGGGCGGTAAATGACTTAGAGTTCAACAACAAAACAGCAGCAATTTATTATTGCTCACTATGCCACTTAGCGCGGTTTATGGACGCAGAACAAGTATACAGATTAGATCGTGCTATTGGCAATTTAGAATTTGATAAAATGGTGTTTCGTGATAAGCTAGATGCAGCCCATTTGCTTCAAGATCAGTTCAAAATTGATCTCTACAGCAGTAGATTTGATGAAACCAAGCGAAAATTAGCTGTGATTAAACAAGATTTTACAAAAAAAATGTCGCAAGCTAAATACATCTATAAAGAAGTTTTAGGAAACTAACAAATGAAATATGATGAGCATTATGCTAGGCTGATAGAAAGAGCAAAAACCCGCAATTTGCCGGGTTATGCTGAACAGCATCATATTGTTCCGAAATGTGTTGGTGGCACTGATAGCAAAGAAAATTTAGTTAAATTGACTCCAGAAGAGCATTACACTGCTCATCAATTATTAGTTAAATTGTATCCTGAATCAAAAAAACTAGCATTTGCAGCAAATATGATGACTGTCAATAGTAGAGATACTAAAAGAAATAACAAATTGTATGGCTGGTTAAAGAAAAGAATATCAGCAGCTAGAACTGGAACTAAAAATGCTAAGTGGGCTGCTTTATTAAAAGGCAATACTTACGGCAAGGCAAATAAAGGAAAGAAAAATCCTGGACTTTCTTTAAGAAATATTGGAAATCAATACGCCAGTGGTAAATCTAATTTAGGTTCTGCGGCTGCTTGTAAAATAAATATGATAGGCAATACTTATGGTAAAGCCAATAAAGGAAAGAGTAATACTGGGGTCACCGCCGCTAATTTAAAGCGGTTAGCTGAAGGGACACATCCTTCGCAAAATAAAATTAAATGTGAACATTGTTCAAAGATTATAGGCGCAAGTATGTATGCCAGGTGGCATGGCAACAACTGTAAATTAGCATCCGCAACTAAGGAATTATTAAATGAAATTAACTGATATAGCAGCAACTAAACCATCACTTAACAAAATGAACGAAACAATGCTTTCGAGATTTGGTTTCAAAATTAATTATGACGCAATTACGCTTCCAAAAGCGCAACAAATGCGTTCCAAAATCTACGAAACAGTTTCAAACATTCGTAAGTCAAGTGCTATCCACACAGCAGAGAAAAACCCACAATATTTAGAAATGCTTATTGTATATGAAGGTTTATCCCGCTGGATTGACGCTTACAAAGGTCAACAAGCACGCCGCAAGTTAAAAGAGGGTGAGTTGGGTCAAGCAGAAGCTATTTTAGCAGCTAAAGATATGGTGGACACATGCCAAGACTTTATTGAGAAAGTTGGCAAGATGCAAAACGAACAATTGCCAGCTTTGATTGACTCAGTTCGTGATCAAATTGGTGCTGCTCAAGCAGACGCATTTAAGAATACAGCTGGTATGGCATTGACAACATTGTCGCAGCAACTTGGACAAGCTCGTGAAGCATTAGACGGTGCTTCTCGTGCATTGACTGGTGAGCCACAAGTTGATATGGCTATGCCAGGCGCTGACCCTACTGGTGGCCTGCCTCCAGCACCAGGTATGGACGATGGAAGCATGGATGATTTAGGTGCTGACATGGCAGCAGACGATTTTGGTGCAGCTGATGCAGCCGCTGGTGGTCCAGAAGATTTGGGACGCGAGCGTCGTTAATATGAAAATTAAAGAAGTAATCAGCGAAGGGTATTACCCAGACGAAAGCGATTTTATGGGCGCACCTGGTCAATTTGACGACGATGGCGCAATGCCCGGCGAGCACACTCCAGAAATGGAATTATCGTCCAATGCTGACACTAAGATGATCAACGCAGTTAAGCGTGTATGCGACGAATACAAAGGTCAAGGCCACGCTCAAGTTGAAATTTTACCGTTTATCTCCAAAGTGATTGAACTTGCTAAGAAGCCAGTTAACTTAGCTGACTTGATTGCTATCAACAAAAAGTCTCCAGAGATTCGCAGCATGATTGACAGCATTGATGACAAGAAGATTAAGTTCAAGAACATGTCTGTCAAGAACGAAGATCCTAAGGCCCAAGCAGAGAAGAAAGATGCTACTGTAGGTGGCATGGCTGGCAGAGCAGCTAGCCGCAACCGCGGACTATAATGCGAGTTAACGAAATCATTCGTGAAGATGTTAGCGCAGAAGAGCAACTTGGTGACTCATCAGTATCCAACTTGATCCCAGTGCTTATGTTCCTGCGCAAGCGCAGTGAGGACAAAGGTATTACGCCTAAGTTACGCACTAACAGCTTGATTCAACTTGTTCAAAATGCTGGTGACGCATCGTTTAGCTATCCTACACTGGCAGCAGCATACGAAGGAAACGAAGCAGTTAAAGAATTGATTGCGGATTTCAACCAAGACGAGATTACACTTACTACTGATTTGGATTCCGCAGAGGACGCACATGACGACGCAGAAGAAGGCAAGGAAAGAGACCCACAGCAAGTAGTGGCTAGTATGGCTAAAAAAGCTCGTGATAATAGAGAATAATTGCTCAAAACTTAAAAAAAAGCAGCCTAAATGGCTGCTTTTTACATTGCATTTAGTATATACTACATAGATATGAAATTTGATTATAAACCACTAAGCAGAGAAAATATAAACGGGAAGCGACATTATTGCACACCAGATGGTATGAAGTTGCCCAGCGTAACTACTATACTTGAGAAAACAAAGTCGCAAGAAAAGATAGAAGCACTTAACAACTGGCGTAGACGAGTTGGCCCACAGGCAGCGCAAACTATTACGACAGAAGCAGCAGGCACAGGCACTGTGATGCACAAGATTCTAGAAGAGCATTGTTTGGGCAAGTCGAAGCCTCCAGGCACTAACACGGTGCAAAAAATAGCATACCCGATGGCACAAACCATTATTCAAAATGGACTAGTGCACATGAATGAGGTATGGGGTAATGAAATCTCCCTGTATTATCCAAGCCTATACGCTGGATCAACTGACTTAGCGGGAGTATGGAAAAACAAAGAGTCCATTCTCGACTTCAAACAAACAAATCGGCCTAAGAAATCTGAGTGGATTGACGATTACCGAATCCAATTGTGCGCCTACGCATTGGCGCACAATGAAGTGTATGGAACTAACATTAGACAAGGTGTAGTGCTAATGTGCAGCAGAGCATGCGAGTATCAAGAGTTCGTAATTGAAGGATCAGATTTTGATTACTGGGCTGATCAATGGTGGGACAAGGTCCAAGAATATTACAGCATAAATACTTAATATGTCTGAGGTATAACAAATTGGCAATCACACAAATATCCAAAATTAGGGCTCGTAGAGGGCATTTAGAAGATCTACCTAGTCCACTGTCGTCAGCTGAATTTGGCTGGGCAATAGATGCACGCCGTTTGTTTATCGGCAATGGCGAACAAGAAGAAGGCGCTCCGCTTATTGGTAACACTGAGGTTCTGACAGAACACAGTGACATTACAAAACTTAGCGGAATGTATACTTTTACTGGTAGGCTCGCTGGTTACACTGTGCAAACGGGTGAAGGTGCATTGTCTCCAATGTCCCGCACACTGGGTGACAAGCTGGATGATATCGCTAACTTTAGAGATTTTGGTGGTGTGGGTGATGGCGTTACTAATGAAGTAAGAGCATTTAACCGCGCTATACAACAGTTACACAAAACAGCAGTGCTTAACATTGAATCTCGTGTTCGCCGCACCTTGCACATACCTGCTGGTGTTTATATTCTTGGCGATGTAACTAATAGCAGTAGTGGAACTGCTGAAGATTACATTAAGTTACTTCCTTTTGTTAAACTGCGTGGAGATGGCAAGAACGCGACATTTATTATTCAAGTAAACGCCAACGCTCAGTGCGTAGTGGGTAACACAGATACAGCTCTTTCAACTTATCCTGATTTTATCAGTAATTATACATCAATCCCTCACCCAGGTTATAATGAGATCGAAGGTATTACGCTGATTAATGTGACAGCAAATCACGTAACAATGTTTGCTAATGCTACCGACACATTGTTGACACAAGTTAGGATGCAGCACGTTAACTGGAATACTACATTGCCAGTACCACTTGCTACGGATTCAGCAACAGTTAACGCTGAAACCGCGACAACTGGTGGTTTAAAAACTTCGTGTATCGCATTGTTTGGTAATGACCCTGCGCTACCATCGCAACTAACATTCCAAAACTGTGAGTTCATTGGCACCACTACCGCAATAACATCAGAAGCTGGGGCAGTAGCATCCGTATTATTTGACAACTGTTTCTTTTCTAGGCTGTATCGTGGTTGCTACTTATCGCAAGGTGCAACAAAAATCGTTGCATCTAGATTTACCGACATTTCCCATGAAGCAGTTTACTCTCCTGGTGTGCATAGTGTAGTAAGCGCACACAACACATTTACAAATGTTGGCAACGCATTGTCTGCGACGCCTGTTTACGCAGTATTAGATTTGTGGGGTGACAACTGCTACAGCATTGGTGATGTATTTGACAGAAGTTCTGACGCAGCAGTGCAAGCAGTTAATTTACGTGGCAAGGCTAGTTTTGCAACATTGCAGAACGGTAGGCTTATGCTTGGTAAACAGCATTACGCTGGTGGCAGGGCAATTACGCTCACTGATGGTGTTGTTACCGCGACAGTAGCGGGTGTTATTGGTTATGGCAATCGCCCAACTAAACTTGAATACACGGTGCAGCGCGGAACAGAACAACGCACTGGTACGATGCATATAGCACCAGTTGGCACTGCGTTGACATTCTCAGATGATTATGTAGAAACGGACGACATTGGAGTCTCATTGATTCCAACACTAACTGGCGGTGCTATTGAGTTAACCTATACAACTTCCAGCACAACAGAAAATGCAACCTTAACTGTAGCAAGCAGAACTTTAACTTAAACTTTAAAATTTAATGTGGTATTTAAAACCTGAAGAACGCCTTCACGAGTGGAGGGCTTTCCGCAAACAGCTAGCAGAGCTGTCTTTTGACGACGCAGTCAAACAAACTGTAAATCTTTGGAGTTACGCTCCATTTGTTAACCACTACCTTGATCACATCGAGGACAAAGATTGGCCCTCACCTTGGGAATTAGTGGCAGAAAACAATTATGATGATATTGCTAAAGCCGCCGGCATGCTTTATACATTATTTTTGTCTGAGCACGGAAAAAACCACTCGTTTTCACTCATCGAAGCCAGGGGAAAATCCGGGTTAGACACCTACAATTTAGTCTCGATTGACGATGGAAAATATATACTTAATTTCGCATTCAACGAAGTAATAAGTAATCTATCGCTTGACAAAGAATTGGATATCACAAAAGCGCACACAGCAGAAGCACTGCAACTCGACAAATATTAAAACGGTTAAAAATACACGGGTGGATGGTCTGCCTTTGTAAATAATACACAGTCATCATTAAACAAAAGGAAAATAGAAAAATGGACAATTACAGGAAATACATTCATAAGAGTAGGTACGCTAGGTTTATAGATGAAAAAGCAAGACGTGAAAATTGGGAAGAAACGGTGCAACGGTTAGTTGATTTTTATAGTAACAAATTCCCAGATTATGCTTCTGTATTAAGCAATGGTATTCGGTCAAACATTTTAGAAATGGAAGTTATGCCTTCCATGCGTTCGATGATGACTGCTGGTCCAGCGTTAGAGCGCGACAATATTTCTGGTTACAACTGCTCGTATATCGCAGTGGACAATATCAAATCATTCAGCGAAGCATTATACATTTTGATGAATGGCACGGGCTTAGGTTTTTCCGTTGAGCGTCAATATGTCAACATGTTGCCAGCAGTGGCAGAAGATTTTTATGATACAGATACGACAATTTTTGTTAAGGACAGTAAATTAGGTTGGGCTACTTCGTTACATGAATTGATTACGCTACTGTATCAAGGTAAAGTTCCAAAATGGGATCTAACTAAGTTACGTCCAGCCGGTGCACGATTAAAGACCTTCGGCGGCCGTAGCTCAGGTCCAGAGCCATTGAAGGATTTGTTCTTGTTTGTAGTAGCAGCATTTAAGAAAGCAGCAGGACGCAAACTTAACAGCATTGAGTGCCATGATATCATGTGCAAGATTGGTGCTATTGTGGTTGTTGGCGGCGTTCGCCGCTCTGCGTTGATCTCATTGTCCAACTTGTCTGATGAGCGTATGCGAGCTGCTAAAAACGGTCAGTGGTGGGAAGATTATGTTCACCGTGCACTGGCTAACAACTCAGTGGCATACACTGAGAAACCAGACATTGGCGTGTTTATGAAAGAGTGGGTATCACTATATGAAAGCAAGTCTGGTGAGCGTGGTATTTTTAATCGCGTATCAGCAGTTAAGCAAGCTAAGGTAACGGGCCGTCGTGAATACGAAGGCATTGATTTTGGAACTAACCCATGTGGCGAGATTTTGCTCCGTCCAAATGAGTTTTGTAACTTGAGTGAGATTGTTGCTCGCTCTGGTGACACATTAGACAGGCTTAAAGAGAAGGTCAAGTATGCAACTATACTGGGCACATTCCAAGCAACACTGGTTGACTTTAAATACATCCGCAATATTTGGAAAAAGAACTGCGAAGAAGAACGTTTGCTTGGCGTGTCGCTAACTGGTATTATGGATCACCAAGTGTTAAGTGGTCGCGAAGGTCATGCTAAGTTAGCAGAGTGGTTACTACAGTTGAAACAAGTTGCTATCGACACTAACAAAGAGTGGTCAGCAAAACTTGGCATTAACCAGTCAGTGGCTATTACTACTATCAAGCCAAGCGGTTGTCGAACTATCGAATCAAGTATAAAAACCACCGCCGGTAATCAGACAATGGTTGAATTAATGGCATTAGCAGGGTATGATATTGATGATTATTTAGATCAAGAGCATGTATGGATTGTACCAAATGATTTAACTGCTATGCCTCAAGTGTATGACGAAAACAACGAGCTCCAAAACATTACAAAGTTATACATTAACGGATTGTCACCTGTGATAGAAATAGAATTTGACGACGGGGCAACTCATAAGTTTACTCCGAATCATAAACTGCTTACACATACTGGCTGGAAACGAGTAGATGAATTGACAGTAGATGATGAGATTGTTTCGTTCTAATAGATAATCACTGCTATAAGCTAACTGGCATAAATAATATAGTAGGCTTAATGGAGGTGAATAAAATGGCAGGGATAGGCAGAGATGAATATATCCGAAGACACGGAGTTCAAGCTTGGGAAGAATATAAGGAGAGCAAACGGTCTACATTAGAGAAGAGCATAGCCAAATATGGAGTTGAAGAAGGAACATTACGTTATAATGAATCAACCGCAAAGAAAGCAGTAACCCTTAAGAATCAAATAGCAAAGTATGGTATTGAAGAAGGATCGCTGCGGTATAAACAACGCATTGAAAAAGATAAAACAAAAGGTACGCTGAAAGGATATATCGATAGATATGGAGAAGAGTTAGGCCCCCAAAAATACCTGGAGAAAAATTCAAAATTGTCAGTCGGGATAGATTCATTGAAGAGCAAAGGATTTAGCGATGAAGAGATAGTTCGAATTAAGGAAATCCACGTAAGAAAAAGCACTATGACTCTTGAAAATCAAATTGAACGGTACGGAGTTGAAGATGGAACTATACGCTATCAAAAATGGTTATCTAATAGCAGAATACGATCGCACAGAACAGTTGACTTCTGGATTGCACGTGGCTACACTGAACAAGAAGCTAACCAAGCAATAAGTGAATTACAAGATAATACATCGCTTAAAAAGTTTATTGCTCGGTATGGACAAGAAGTTGGATTATTAGAATATTTGGCACTTAATGCTAAAAGGACGGAATATTTACGGATAACTAAAAATTCTGTGTCAAAATTAGAGAATCGGTTCTTTGAGGAGTTAGCAAAAATAACTACATTAGATTTGGAAAAAGGCAAAACAAGTAGAATAGTAATAAATCATAAAGTTTATTTTTGTGATTATATTGATGTTAAAAAAAATAGAGTTATTGAAGTGAATGGCGTGTTTTGGCATATGAAGCCAGGCAAGTTCAAAAGTATAGAGGTTAACCCTGTTACAAAAAGATTGGCATCAGATATTTGGGAATATGATCAGACAAAGATAGAGAAATTAAAAATTGCTGGATTTGAAACATTAGTAGTATGGGAAGATGATATTAACCGGAATTTAGAGGAACAGCTTTTAGTAGCAAAGAAATTTTTAGAGGAATGAAAATGAAAATTAAGAAAATAACAAAGTTAGCACCAGAAATCACAGTGGATATTGAGGTAGCAAACACTCACTCATATCAACTAGACAATGGTGTAGTATCACATAACACAGTTTCACAGTTAGTCGATTCAGCGTCTGGCATCCACGCACGTTACTCGCAATACTACATTCGCACAGTGCGTCAAGACAAGAAAGATCCGTTGGGACAGTTTTTGAAAGACGCAGGTATTCCATGTGAAGATGACGTTACTAAGCCCGAGGCAACATGGGTGTTTAGTTTCCCACAAAAAGCGCCTGAAACAGCAGTTTTCCGTAACGATATGACAGCAATCGAGCAATTAGAACACTATATGGTGTTTAAAAAGAACTGGTGTGAACACAACCCATCTATTACAGTGTATGTGAGAGAAAACGAATGGTTAGAAGTTGGTTCATGGGTTTACAAAAACTTTGATGACATTGGTGGTGTTTCGTTCTTGCCACACAGCGACCACTCATACCGTCAAGCACCGTATCAAGAAGTGGACAAGGCAACATACGAGGCATTGCTTGCCAAGATGCCTAATATCGATTGGGACTCATTTGCAGAAGTCACCGACAATGTCGAAGGTGCACAAACTCTTGCTTGCTCCGCTGGCGGCTGCGAAATTTTATAAAGGGCAAGGTATGATCAACATTTACTTGATTTGGCAGACCCTGACTATGAATGTTAACGTAGAGCGTAGCAAATATGAAGATTAACGAAATTGAATTAGTTGGTGATCAAGATTTTCCGCTTGCAACAGCCGAACATTATTTGTCACTTGCTAGGCCAAACGGTACATTTGGTGATTTCGTTGTTTACTATGCTGAATTTGACGATGCTAGGGTAGTAATTTTTGTTGACGATAAAAAACAAGTAGCTGCATACGCTGGGTTCTACTCTAGGTTAAATGGAAAAGTTTGGATGGCTAGGCATGCGCAAACGTATGACCCGCATAAAGGTAAAAATTTAATGGGGCAACTTTATAAATATGTCAAGGAAACGCTAAGAAAATCAATTCAAAGCGACATATTTCAGACTTATGCCGGTAAAAAAATGTGGACAGTAACGTTGCCAGCACTGGGATTAAAACCAATGATTTTTGACACTCAAACTGAACATATTATTGATCCTATAACATCCAGCATCAACGTTTATCCGGGAGATAAAGATCCAGACGTTCATCGATATTGTTGGATATTAGAAAAATATGATCATTACCCGGATCAGAACATATTACGAGAGAATTCAATATTGACACCATATACTGGAATATGGTATACTAACAACAAAGGAAAATAAAATGTTAACAATCTACTCTAAAAACAACTGCTCTTACTGTGTTCAAGCAAAAGACTTTCTTACAAGTCGTGGTGTTGCGTTCACTGAGGTAAAAATTGATGAAGATGCGGAAGCAAAAAACTTTATTATTAGCGAGGGGCATCGCACGGTGCCACAGATTTACAATGGTAAGACATTGTTTGCACCAGGTGGGTTTATGGGATTGTTAAGCGTAACGCCAGAAGCATTTGCTGCGTTACAAGCAGAAAAATATTCTGTGTTGAGCGAAGAGTTTAGTCATTAATATGGAATGGACTACTGACCCAAGGTTAAATTTTGCAAATACATTTCTGGCAGAAATGCCAGAAGGTATAGGGAAGACTGAGTTAGTAGATAAAATTGAATATTTTATTAAAGATTATAAAAAAGAATATCCTGTAATTACATTACCAAATGGATTAAAAAAAATCGACGGGCAGCAAGTAATGTTTTATTGGTTTGAAGATAACTATGGCAAGATGTCTATAGGTGTGGAACTAGAAAAATCACCATTTGCTGCTATTGTTCGATCGATTGGTAAATTTAATAAAGGCAGGCCACCGTTTGCTTCAGATTTGTATGCTGCTATAATATCTGATCTGCATGGATCATTGAGACTAACAAGCGATGTTCAATTGTCTGATGAGGGACTAGGAATATGGAAGCGATTACTTGGAAATGGGTTTAAGGTTGGCGTGTATGATTCTCAAGAACCGGGCAAAACATTTACCCAAGTTTCAACACCTGAGGAACTAGAAAAATTTTATAAATTTGACAATACGTCATATAGACGATATCAATATGTTATATCTGAAAGTTTCCACGGCATTGAGGTAAAACACTTATTTGAATTTAGACGATTCAGAGAATTAACTCCAAAATTATTATAAAGGAACAAAATGTTAGTAAGTAAAAAATTCGAGTCAGGCACTGAACCAGGCACTGTACTGTCGTTGAAATTAGTAAACGGCGATGAATTAGTCGTTAAGTTGAGTAATGAGACAACAAGTAGTTATGAAGTTACTGGGCCAATGACAGTGTTGCCAACACAAACTGGTGTTAAGTTAATTAACGCTATGTTTACAGTAGAGCCTGGCAAAGATTTTTCAATATCAAAAGATCATGTCATGATGGCTCACCCGGCAGCAGAGCCTGTTGCGGATCACTATCGTGAAATTACCACAGGAATTAAAACTGTGCGTAATGAGAGTCGGATTATCGTATAATGCCAGCAGTAGTTCGCGTCGGTGACACCGACAGCGATTCACCACCCAACACGAAAACATCTGGGTCTCCAGATGTTTTCGTCAACGGGCAACCTGTAGTTCGTGTTGGCGATACTGACAGTGATTCCCCGCCAGATTCGATGACAACGGGCTCAGCTACTGTATTCGTCAACGGCAAAGGTATTGTTAGGGTGGGTGACACAGACAGCGATTCCCCTCCAGATTCGTGTGTTTCAGGCTCTCCTGATGTGTTCGCAGGCTAAAGAACCATAATTCTAGGCACTTCTCCTACTTTGTGTTATTATTACTACATTAACGATAGTGATAAATAACATACAGGGTGAAAACTCTGTAAATTGCAAACAAGGAGACCCAGATATGGAAAGAAATTTCTTCCTAAATAAGTTATCATTTGCAGTTTTTTTAGTCTTGGCAGCAATACTGTATACGACAGTCTTCACTACCACGAGCAAGGCATTTAAAAACTTTGATACAAATAGTACGCCGCTAACGACGTTTAAGCTGATGGGCTTACTCGATGTTTACCGTGACGTAAAACAACAAGCTATAGGCATAATTGCACCTGATAAAAAAGTTGCTGTGCCCGCCAACGACCTTCAGTGTATGGCTGAAAACATTTACCACGAAGCAAATAACCAAAGCTATGCTGGTAAGATCGCCGTTGGACAAGTAGTGTTAAACAGGGTTGCAAAGCCCGATTATCCACGCACAATTTGCGGTGTTATCTACGAAGGTAGTCAGAACACGCAAACCTCACAATGTCAGTTTAGTTGGAGTTGCGGCCCACATAATCCTGTTGACAAAAATAGTGATGGCTGGCGCGAGAGCGTGAAAGCAGCCACTGAACTTTTGTCAAACAAAGGGCACATGATTGATATCACCGAGGGGGCCACTAACTACCACGCTGAATATGTTTCGCCGCCATGGGCGAAGAAATTAAAGTTTGTCGTTAAAATTGACCAACATTTATTTTATTCACGTAGTTAGTATCTTGCATGTAAAATGTTTATGGTGAGATCTTATTCCGTTAGAAACTGAACACATTGATCCAGTGTCTAAATTGAAATCTCTGCATATTTGCGCTAAATTTTTAGTTACAATAACTTCCCCGCTTGGGGTTGTTACCTCATAATATCGTGCTTTACGCAATAAAAATTCAGGATCATTCCATTTATGTTTATTACATTGAACCATTTTATTTCGATATTCAGGATTTTGCCATTGCCTCTTACTTGCTTCGGATATCAACAATTTAGTTTGGGCAGCATGTGATGTATCTTTATGCGACCCACCTCGCGTGAGATTATATCCAGCAGTATGATGAGAATCAACAAACGTATTATACTCAGATATAAAATGTGGTTCCATTATGTTTAATGTGTGCCATTTATCGAGTGATTGATATAGGATGTCAAATTGAAAATTATTTATTCCATATTTTTGGATGGCTTGATATATTGCTTGCTTTCTCTTAGATCTTTTGTGATACAACATCCTCTTGGTATAGTTGCTGGTAAAACCAATGTAACTCTTATTGTTTAATAAGTTAGTTATCTTATAGATAGTATAAATATTCATGCTGATTGTCCTTCACGACGTTAGAGTAGTTGGAACCGCCAAGTTCGCGAACTACATAAATATATTTATGTGTATCAATTATTTGGGAAAATTATAGTGGAAGTTTCCATTGGTGCCTTATACAAGGAAATGCTACGGCTGGCGGTAATAACGCCAGTTGGAGTTGAGTTTACTGTGGCAGAATTTACTAAGATTTTGCGGAATTATTCCGCAACGTCTGAAGTAAGAGTAGTATCTGCCCGGCACTCCGAGGTTGATTTTAACCAAATCGTAATCACAGGCGAGTATGATCCGTTTGACGACGAGTCAGGCTTACCTGCAATTACAATTACAGTACATTACTCGCCAAAACAAAAAACTATCAAGTTTGCTGACATAGACTGGCCGCAAGTTTGTATAGATTTAATTGAGTGTACTGGTCACGAGGTCATCCATCGTCAGCAGTACAGGAATCGTAATTTTGAAATTCCTGAGTTGATTTTTGCAAGTAGGAGCAAAGAGGGCAAAGCAAAAGAGATTCAAGAGTATCTCGGTAACGTTGACGAAATTGAAGCACACGGCTACAGCATAGCAGCAGAGGTATTTTTAAAGTACCAGCCTAAACGACTCAATGTCACCAACGTAAAAGACAATCTTATCTTTAAAGCATACGTGGCTGCGTTTGGTAGAAATCACCACATAGTTAAAAAACTTATAAAATATTCACTGACTTATTTTGAATTTCTACACGAGGGGAAAGTATAATGGGCAAGAACAAAAAAAGCAAAAAAGTGTTAGACAAAGTCGAAGAAGAGATTGAACAAATCACTGACGCGATGGAAGAAGCAGACGGTGAGGGTTTTGATATTGGCGACGATGATTATGGCTTTATTTTGTCTAATGACGGAACCATTAAGGCGCTTATACTGCCTCGTGAGTATTGCATAACACCTGAGTCGGTGTTAAAAATTTGCAAAGTGTTGGGAATTAAAGGGTTGGATGAACTGCAACCACAGTACATGCACTAAACGATTTGCGCCTGGTCAACTAACGGCGCAAGTAAGTTGAAATTAGTTCTTGCTTGCTCGTTGGACGACACAATTTTGTCCAGCCCAACATCGTGCCCACCACCAGCGACACGATTCCTTACGTTACCAGCAGCAATGTGGGCATCTGTGCTTTTAAGGTACAGCAGCACATTGTAACCGTTTGCTTTGGCGGCAGCGATTTTATTCTTCTGTGCTTGCAAGTTGGACGCAGTGGTTGGATGAGCCACGTTTTCTTTGTTTTTAAACGCAGTAAGCAGCATTGGCTTTATTGCGGAAATCGCAGCAGACACACCAAGTTGACCTTTGATAGCGTCAACATCAACTAACTGATACGTTGAAAATTCTGGGTGGTGCTCGATAAAATAGTTCTTGCCTGAGCCAGCGCCACCGATTACGATTACAAATGTGGGATTTAAGTCTGTTGCTTGCATGCTGTATTTATGCCCACTTTAGCATAAACATCATCATGTCTTGCTCACGGTCCCACGACAAAATAAAGAAGTCGCCCTTTTTGCGTATTTTTGGCAAATTGTATGGCCACGGCTCTGCTTTATCAATGGTATCTATTATTCGTTGCTGAATGGTAATCCACTCGTCTTTAGTTTTGAGACAACCATAGTTAAGTGTTTGCGGACTTCTACTCATGAATATTTCAACGTAAAAAATACTGCGTCACGCGCATCTTCAAACAAAACGTCGCACGTATCATCAAACCCGCTCCAATCCAGTCTGAATGAGCCACGAGCATACATACGCAACTGTGGACGAATTACTTCGTAGCGGTAAGGAAAAGTGACTTTAATCATTTGCGTACAGAATAAAAATCACAATAGCCAACTTTAGTCTCAGTTTGCTTTCTGTGCATTGCGGTGATACACTGTGCTTCAGTCGCGAAGGAGTAAGTCTCAATCTTGGACGGAGACTCCCCACCGTTTACTAAAATGACAAGTGTAAGCAGCCACATATTTAGATGTAAAGTGCAGTGTTCAACGCTGGGACATAAGCGCGGATAATGTCGTTTTCACGAGCGTGGGCAGCAAGTTTACCGCGCACAATTTCCAGCAAGCCGTATGTAAAGTTTTCAGCGCCGTGTGTACGCAAAGCATCGCACAGGCCCCAAGCCTTGTTTTCGTTGCGAGCACGTTCAGCATGTTTTTGCATACGCACTTTAAGACGTTGTTTAACACTGCCAGAAGCAACAGTAAGGCCAACGTATTGCTCGCCAGTCACAACGCATGTAATCACGTAGATTGCATGACGACGGTCTGAGCGGGCTTTGCGTTTTGCTGTAATGTTTTGTTCCATGTGTATATTATAGCGCAGTTTCACACCGAAGTCAACAGATTTCACCACATAAATGCGTGGTAACCCGTTGATTTCATTGATTATTTTAACGATTTTGCCTTATTTTAAGGCAGATTTGCTGTATTCTTGTGAAATAATGGTTGACAGTCAAGCATTTTGGTGTTATAATAACAGCATACGCAAAAGGAACTGACATGTTTTTAATCAAAGCCGGAACTGTTATTCAAGTTGAAATCCCCAAATCAGAACGTGGCCACTTTAACTGGGTGGGCTGGAGGCCGTACACCACCAAAGAGGACAAGATTTACGACAAAGAAGAAGTTTGGGACGCAGTTTCAGTCCACAACGACGGCTGGGAAATCCCTGCTTGGATTGTCCGCAATGTCACAGAACACGGCAACGTGGTGATCAAACGTGCTGGCAAGTATGCGATGTGTAAGCCCGCACAAATCGAGTTTTTGGACTAACAAAGGAAGAATAATGGCACAAGTATTGCCGCAAGTATATGGAAAATGGGACTTGCCAGAGACCGTTGAAAACGCCTTCGCCAAAGTAGTGGCAGGCGAATGGTCACTTGCCCGCTTTGCTGCTTGGGTCTCTCAAGTTGAATTGGAAGAGTATCGCCGCGCCACCGCTGACGAGAGCATGTAAGGCTTGACAATAACCAAAGGTGAGTGTACAATATGCTTCACTTAACATTAATCGTGACCATTGAGTTGGCACTTATCGCGTTAACACTTTTAACAGCAGCAATAGAGTAAACTATGATTTTAAACAACAAACCGCAAAACGAAGCAATCTTGTCCAACGTAAACGAGATTGGCGAGTTCCGCATTCGCAACTCTGCTAAAGCATTTAGCATCCTGAGTTCCAGTTTGTACGCAAACAAAATCCGCGCCATCGTGCGTGAGTTGAGCTGCAACGCAGTTGACTCGCATAAAGCAGCAGGCAAGGAAGCAACGCCTTTTGATGTTCATCTGCCAAACCAACTTGAACCTTGGTTTAGCATTCGCGACTACGGCGTGGGCTTGTCACATAAGCAAGTGACGGAAATCTACACCACCTACTTTGAGTCCACTAAGACTGGCAGCAACGATTTCATCGGCGCACTTGGCCTTGGCAGCAAGACTCCATTCGCTTACACGGATAACTTTACTGTGACTGCGGTTAAAGACGGCATCCGCGGCGTGTACTCTGCGTTTATCAATGAGCAAGGCGTTCCAAGCATTGCGTTGATGATGAGCGAAGAAAGCACTGATCCAAACGGCGTTGAAGTCAAGTTTTCCGTCAACGGGTACAGCGACTTTGACCGCTTCATTACTGAAGCCCGCAACGTTTACTCACACTTTAGTCTGCGCCCTGTAGTTAGCGGCGGCCTGCGCACATTTTCTTTCCTTGACGTCAAGTACAAGGAAAAAGACATTGTGCCTGGCGTACATTACATTTCAAGCGAAAATCGGTACGATAATAATTCGTATGCTGTAATGGGCAATATCGCTTACCCAATCGCTATCCCTGACGCTGACAAAGAACTTGGCACATTGTCTGAGTTGCTGAAATGCGGTCTTGAAATCCACTTTGGCATTGGCGAACTGGACTTCCAAGCGTCACGTGAAGGCTTGTCCTACATTCCAATCACGGTGAAGAACATCAAGACAAAACTTCAACAACTGAATGCTCAACTTGCTGTACACATTGCTGAAGCAGCAGACAAGATTCCAAACTTGTGGGAACGGCTGTACTATTTGCAAAAGATGGACAACGAGCGTTTGTTTAAGGCTGCGGTTGGAAAGTATGTCGCTGACACAAAGTTTCCGCTGATCCCAAAAGTAAACGCCCACATGAACACGTTAAAGTTCACGTTGATGGTAAGCGAACTTGAGAAAAAGTACAACATCAAGATGAGCGGGTTCAATAAAAACCGCCACACCGTTAGCCTTAAACAGATCAAAGAAACGTCTGTCTCCACCGGCAAAAAGCAAACAAACGGGACGCCTGAATATAAGCCAGCGTTTGAGATTCATCCTCAATCACACATTCGCTTTGTGTTGGGTGATACCAATGGTTGTATTTCGCGGACTAAGCACCACTTTTCAACAAGCATGAAAAACAGTGGCACAGACGACCAAGTGTCTGTGTTTGTTATTAGTGCAGTTGACAAGAAGAAACCTGTCAAGTTTGCTGCACTGATGAAAGACTTGCTGAGCCCGCCTAAAAAGCAGATTCTCAAGACGTCAGACATGGCAGAAAAGCCTCGTGCTGGTTCTAAAGTTAGCGGCAAAAATGTGACAATCATGAAGGCAGCACGCCGCAATGAAAACGGTGGTTACTACAACCGCCGTAATGCGTACGACATGGTTTGGCGCGATGCTGGCACTGCTGACAAGTTGGACGCAAAGCAACAATATTACTACATTGAGATGAGCGGCTTCAAAATGTTGTCCGCCAAAATGAACTCAATGGGCCTTGACAACTTTGTGGAAGCAGTAGGTAACAGCGGCATTAAATCGCTGCAAAATCTGAAACTGTACGGCGTTCGCAAAACTGACATCGAATACATCAAAGCGCAGAAAAACTGGGTGAACGCTGAAACGTTTGTTACACAGGTTTTGGAGAATCTGAGCGATGAGATTTTGATGGGATTGGCTGCAAAAACACTTGACAATTACGCATCGTTCAAGTACACTGAAAAAGTAGCAAGTAACATCATTGATCCCGCAAGCCCATATTTGGTGTTTGCTAACAAGATCAAGGATGTGACCGCAGTTCAGTATCACGACAATTACTTTGAACGGTTGGTTGCTCACTGGGCACCAAACATGAAGAACACGCCAAAGTCAATGGCGGCGAAATTGGAAAGCGAATGCAAAGCGTTGAACAGAGTGTATCCGTTGATGTCGCAGATGAACAATTGGCGCGGTAGGATGGATAAAGAAATAGCGCAGTACATCAATTTGATTGATGCTGCCAAGAGTGTAGATGAAGAAACGAGAATTTAATGAAAAAAGTAAATGAATTGGACACAAAGTCAACTGATCCAGTTGATGATGGCATAATTGAGTCTGATCTGCCAATTGAAGAACAGATTGCACTGATGCAAGATGCACTTGCTGCTCTTGAGCGGATGCGAATCCGGCACGAAAAAAGGGACGCAGAAAGGGCACGAAAAAATGGTTAAATTGGCAGAGATCAACATAGATCCAGTGCAACGAACATTGGATTATTTGATTAGCAATTTAGCAGTATTTGTTGAGCAAGAATATGATCGCTTTTATCAAGAGTCCAAAGGATTTAGCCTCACTGTTGAGGATATTCTCAGTACAGATGAAATTGCAGATGAAATCAATGACTTAAATAACACATTTGCTGCTGTAAAAGTGAGATTTTCGCCGCATCACCAAACATACAGATTAGTAGTTTACATGCTCAACTACTTGAAAAATTCTTAGAGCAGTTTATTTTTAAAGGAAAAAATCATGTCATATCCGTACATTATCCAAGGTGGCAATCTTGTTGTCGTTATCGGCAACGTGCCACACACTGTGAGCAAAACGCACATCACATACGACAAATTGGTTGCGGCTATCAAAGCAAGCGACTGGGACGCGGTTAAAGATTTGATCGAGCCCAAGAAAGTTGTGCTGAAGTTTGCTGAAGGCAACGTTAGCATCGAAGGCGATGAGTTCTTGTGGCGCGGTCAGCCAATGGACAATTCCTTGTCACGGCGTATGATTGAAATGCTAAAAGAAGGTTTCCCGATCACTCCGATGGTTAACTTTATGCATAACTTGATGGCCAACCCAAGCAAGCGGGCAGTAACTGAACTGTATGGTTTCTTGGAAAAGAGCAATTTGCCAATCACGCCAGATGGACACTTCCTTGCTTACAAGAAAGTCCGTGCTGATTACCTTGACTGCCACAGCCGCACGATGGACAATAGTGTTGGACAAGTTGTGTCAATGGAGCGTAATGCGGTAGATGACGACAAAGATCGCACTTGCTCAGCAGGCCTGCACTTTTGCAGCATTAGCTACTTGTCAAGTTTTGGCGGCGAGCGCACAATGATCTTGAAGATCAATCCGCGTGACGTTGTTAGCATCCCGAGTGATTACAACGACGCGAAGGGTCGTGCATGCTCTTACACTGTTATTGGTGAACTTGATGCTGCACCTGACACTGCGTTTGACAAGCCAGTGCAAAGTAACGCAAAGGTTGTGAAGCCTGGTGCTTGGCCGTTCCCTAAGGGCGGTGATGAGCCTCAAGTTTCAACGGCAAGTGGTCACCCGCTGTCAATGACGCCAAATGCGATCCGTAAACGTGCTGCCCGTGCTGCTAAAAAGGCGGCGGCATCACAGTATAACGCACAGTTCCGCAGTTTTTAACGCGAAATCGTAAGAAAACAACACAGAAACCTCAGAAAACCTGGGGTTTCTTCACGATTTCTTGTTGACAATCGTGCGTTTCTACGCTATAATACAGCATACACAGAAACACTGGAGTTTTACATGTTTACAGTTAAAGTTGGCGACGAAGTTGGTACAGTTTGGTCCAGCTCGCATAGCTATTTCACTGCCAGCATTTACACGGTTACCAAGATTAACGGCCACGGCCACATTTACTTGTCCAACGGCGACGTTTACGACAAGCATGGTGACAAGCGTAGCCTGAAGTCAACACACGGTAGCTGCATGCGTTTGGTTGAAGCCAAACTTGTTCGCGAAGAAAAAGTGCGCCACGAAGAAAATCAACGCCTGCGTGGCATTGTGTCGTCCATTACTGCCAAACTGTCTGGCATGGGTAATAGCTACTCAGGTTATATTCGTGTTACTGCTGAAGACAAAGCAGAACTGATTGCGCTGGTGAATACACTGTAATTTAAAGGAAAGCAAAATGAACGAACGAATTTGGGATCTTTTTAAACAATCTGGCATCGACATCGGTGAAGATCAGGAAAGTAATATTGAAAAGTTCGCCGAACTGATTGTGCGCGAATGTAAAGCATCTATTGAGAAAACAATCGACCTCTCTTGCACAACAGATGATGAGAAAATGGGTTGCGAATTTGCCATTACTAATCTATTGGAACATTTCGGAGTTGAATGATGAACACAGTTTTAGTTTGGATTTTGGTTTCTATCGGTGGGTATAACACCAACACTATCACATATTCGCCGCCGATGGCAGATTTGGAATCTTGCCAACGCATGCAAAAATCTATCAATGATTTGTATCCAGGTGGCCAACCACGGGCGCGGGTGCAGTGCATCCAAGTTAAGGTTTTGAAATGAAAAAAGTTGTGTACAAAAATCTCACACTTGCCAAAGGCTCCAAAGCACTTGAGCTCTGGGAAGACTGGCAGCGTGACACCAAAGATCGCAATGCTGCACAAAAGAAATTGGACCAGCATATGAAAGATGTTGAGAACCGTTACCGCGAATTGCTGGAGAAAGCAAAATGAACGAACGAATTAAAGAACTTATTGAGCAAGCAACTACTAAAGAAGATTTTTATCCTGCTGGGTGCAATGGCTATCCTGAATATCGCATCTATTTTGACAAGGAAAAGTTCGCCGAGCTTATTATCAAGGAATGTCTTGATATGGCCATCAACATTGTTATGGAAAACAACTGCAAGGAAATTTTTACAAGTAGGACCCAGATTCAGTGGCCTATAGAAGAACATTTTGGAGTTGAAGAATGAACGAACGAATTCTAAAACTTTGCCTACAAGCCGCAGATGGCACTGTTGACCCAAATAGCCCGTTTACACCGGAAGAGGTTATCAACCTCCAAGTAAAGCTGGCCGAACTGATTGTGCGGGAATGTTTGCGTATTGTGGAAAGCAACATTCATGGTCCTGCTGGACCACATGATTACAGTTACACAGATGAAAATTATGCCGCAGATGAACGAGCTGAAACCATTTACAATGAAGTTGGCGACTATTTCGGAGTGAAATGATGTTACTAAAATTGTTACTATATGTAATTGCAGCGGTTGCATACTTGACTATTCCGCCAGCTCTTGCTATACTTGCGGAGAAGATTTTTTACCCTAAAAAGGATTATCATGGTTGAATGTAAACACTGCAAATTTTGTGACACCAAATGGGCCAACGACGGCTATGGCTTCTGTAAAATCCGATTTCCAAATTGGATGATTCAAAGCTCTAACTCAATGTTTGGCACAGACAAAATGGTCTGTATCAAACCAGATTGTGACGATGGTTGCGACATTGGGCAACTGTTAGCACCAGGTGAAACAGCAGATTTTCCTCCAACAGTAGCAGGATATTTGTAACATGGCACACGAAGCAGGTAAAGGCAGTAAGCCACGCAAAGGCGCAGATCTCGAAGCGTATGCGCAAGGCTGGGAACGGGTTTTTGGCTCACATAGCAAAGACGCAAACGCACACAAAAAGCACACTTGCCCTTACCGCGAAGCAGTCAACGGAGATTTCAAAACTCTTTGTGACTGTGACCACGACGCCACCCACCAATGCAAAATGGACATTTAACAAGTAACCTAAGGTAGTTCATGTTTTATTTTACGCCAAAAAATCCAGCCCCCAGCATTGCTGAACTTGCCGCTGCTACTCAACGTGCGGCACAAAATCATGCTGAACTCATGCGAAAAATTGGTAATTATCAGCCGCGGTTTTCTCAACCTGGGCGGGCAAAATAATGCGTAAATGTAAAATTCCACAAGGTCGTGGTATGCTGTCGTCATATGAACGCACGGCAGACAAATTGCTGAAGGGTATCCCGAAGCCAGAGACTATTGGCTTCTTTTACGAAGGTCACTTTTTAACAGGTGTGGCATCGTCACACAAAACAAAGCAAGCATGTGTTTGGCGTCTATTTTGGCGCTTGAAATATAACCACGATGTTAAATCGTTTACAAGGAACTTAAAATGAAAAAGTCAAAATTGATTGAAATGCTGAATGCAATCCCGGGTAATCCAGACATCAAACTCTGGAACGGCATGGTTGGCGATTGGATGGAAATTGATCCAAAGTTGATTGAACAAGTTCTTGTGAAACAAACACTCGAGCACTGGTTGGAAATGTGCCGTTATCAAGACCGGCGCGATAAGAAAGATCCAGATTATCAGATGCCACCCGAGGAAATTGCTGAATTGACAAAACGTTACTCCAAGTTGCATCAGTGGGAAATGAATCCATTTGTAACATTGGAAGATGTGGAAAATAAACGTTACCGGGCCAAGAATGTTTTGATCATGCAGGCTAAATCTCGTGGGGTAAAAACATTTGATCGCATGGGTGATATCTCTTACTAAGGAACTTGAAATGAAAACACTTAAACAACGCATTGTGACTCTTCTCAAGGTTGAGTTTATTTTAGCTGCAACCGTAGTAGCAGCAATTGCCGGATGCTCGGATGCTGATGTTGCGTCACGTAACCTGTCCAAAGCGGCTGACCAGTTTGAAGTCAATCGGAGGATTGTATTCTACAATGGCATCACAAACGATTACATTTTGACAATTGAAGGTCTTTGTTCACTGGGTAACAATGACAAATCCAAACAAATTACTGTTACGTGCAAGACTGGTGCAAGCTCATTCAAGAAACACTTTCTCGGATTGTCTGACAATGTGACATTCTTCGCGGAACAACTTGAACCAATGCCTGTGTCCGTTTATCGGTATCGCGTGATTTTCAAACCGGCAACCATTGTTCCTGACATTGAGGCGAAACTGTGAATGATGTAACAGGAAAAGAATTAGCAGTCGGCGATAAGATTGTGCTTATCCCACAGAACGGATATACAATGTCACTATCAATGGGCATCATTACTGGATTCACACCAAAGAAGGTGCAAATCAAATTAACAAATAAATGTTGGGATTATTCGGCAGATGAATGTCTCAAATTTCCTGAACAAGTAGCAAAGGTTTAAAATGTTTGAAATCACAATGCATCTGCCAGATGGTACAGCTAAGGTTGTCGCTGTAAATGCAGTTCCACAGCGAGGTGATTATTGCTATGTCCCAGATGATAAAACATTCTTTCCGCATGATGCTATGTACCGGGTAATGGGAGTTGAGCATCAAATTGGAACTTGGGATGGTTCTAGGCGATCATCATTGATTGTAGTTTATTTGGAGTTAAAATGACTTGGTTTACTTGGTCACCGCTCGAACTTTGGGCAAACATCTTCACTATCGCTTGCATCGTGCTCGCAGGACGAAATTCCATTCACACTTGGTGGACTGGACTAGTCGGCTGTGTGCTTTTTATATTCCTGTTTTGCAATGTGCAACTGTATGCTGATGCGACACTACAAATATTCTTCTTTGCCACTGGGGTTATTGGCTGGATTGCTTGGAGAAACAAGAAAGAAGTAAAAGAACTACCTATTGGAGTAGCGAATAAAGAATATATGGTTGTCGCGGTAGGAACAGCCGTAGCAGTCGCTCTGGCATACGGTTGGTTGCTACATACCTTCACAAATGCTTATGCGCCCTGGATCGATTCTACTGTATTGGCGTTCTCTGTAGTCGCACAATTGCTACTAATGAGCCGAAGTATTCAAACTTGGAAAGTTTGGCTGATTGTGAACACTCTATCCGTCCCACTGTTCTGGAGTCGTGAACTATACCTGACATCTGTGCTATATGGATTCTTTTGGGTCAATGCAGCAGTGTCATATTTCAACTGGAAGAAACTAATGGAGAAGCAAAATGCTTAAAAATCGTGTAGAACTAATTGAGCACGACATTCGTAAACTTACGGACAGATGTGGTGCTGCATATTTGCAAGCAATCAAATCTGGTGTACCTGATGTTGGTCCAGATTATTTTGTAGATTTAGAGCTCATTGTACACCTTAAAGGGCAACTTGAGATTATCAAGGATTTAATCAACAAGGGGCACGAATAATGTGTGAATCTCTTTTTGGAAATAGGTTTTCAAATTTTGACATCTTTGTAATTGCAATACTAGCTAGTATGGCAGGTGCTGGTGCGCTTACATTTATTCAAGTAGTTGGACTTGGTGCGGCCGGCGCATTAGTGAGTGTCCTTCTTACTAACATGTTTGCTAGGAAATCATGAAAAACTTATCTACATATCTTATTGCAGCATTTTTGATTGCACTGATATCAATGTTGGTCTACCTTGAAGTTGATATGTGGCAAGAATGCCGCGCAACTAACTCTTGGTTTTACTGTATGCGGGTGTTGTCAAAATGAACGAACGAATTAAAGAACTTGCTGAGCAAGCCGGTTTTGATGTCTATAGTTGGAATGAAAATGAATTGGAAAAGTTTGCGAATTTGATTGTTGCCGACTGTATTGAAATTGTACAACCTTGTAAGTGTGGGTGCAATGAAGGCGGTAACCAAATCAGTGTTACTTTAGGCACCACAGTAGAAATGATTAAAGAACATTTTGGAGTTGAAAAATGAACGAACAAATTGCTAAATTAGCATCACAGGCAGGATTTGATGTCGGAATGCACGACGGAATGATACTTGGCAACTTTTCTGATATGCATAAATGTCAGAAACTTGCAGAGTTGATTATCAATGAATGTATTTCTACTTGTGCTACGGATAAGTTAGGAAAAACTGCGTCGGCTGAAGATTTAATCAAAGAACACTTTGGAGTAAAATAATGTTAGGAATGTCAGCATACCAACTTGATCTAATGTTTGAGTACATTGAATGTAAAAGCGAGCGATTTCCTACGCCAGGCACCTATAAAAGAATATCGGAAATCAGAAAAACACTGCTTGACGAGGCACGAGCGTCAGAAGAAAATCGTCAGCGAATTGTTAAGAGTCTGAAGCATCTTGGCAAGCCAGAATAGTTTACACATAATCTAAATTGTGTTACACTGTGTTAAAGGAAATTAAATGAGCGAATATACTTGTCCAGAATGTGGCAGCACTGAAGTTACACTTACACACGAACAATCGTTCATGGCAAACTCGGGTGAGCATTATTGCCACTCTGTAAAAATTCAAGACTCGGATTCACAAGCACGGTGTATTGATTGTGGTTGGACTGGCATACATGAACAGCTTGTAGGTTATAAAAAATGAGTACATATACCCCAGACGAATGGGTGCTGGTAGAATTTGACTCTCCTGCGCACGGCAAAATTACTAAAGTATTAGCATCTTGGTACGGTGGTTACTTAGGATCTGATTCTTGGAAGTTGTCATCTGGTGTAAACAAGATTACCAAGACAAAAGCAGGATATGAATTCTTAAATGATTCTGGGTCAGTTTACTTCTGTTACATAAATGGGTATGGCATGTCAGGTTACACGAGTTCAATTTACAACAATTTTGTCAAACAAATTAAAGAATTAAATGACGGATCAACTATCCGAATCTTGGATGAAGATAAAGTTGAAGAAGCGGTACTGATAGTATGAACACACGGCTTAATGAATTAAAAGAGATTTCGGAGAATATAAAACTGATTAGAGCGTTAACTGATGAAGAACAGTACCAATGGTACTTGCGAATTAAAGAATCGTTGCCTGACCTTAAATTATTATTTTCTATAGAAGATATTGAACTTGCTATTGCTGATTATGAGCAAAGGCATAACGTAATATGAAAATTACGGAAATTACTTCACGTGCAGGCAAACAGATAAAGAAACTACAAAGGTTATATTCATCGTATATATTTAATCCGTTAGCATATTCTACATTGTATAAGGCACTTATTGCTGCAATGAATACTAACGATGTAGACGTTAAAAGAGAAGCAGAAATATTAACAGAAAAATTGCATATTGAAATATTGGAAGCATTGAAGAAATGAACACACGACTTAGAGAACTATCAATTTACGCGGGCTATTTACCGCATTACTCAACAAAAGCTGATCGCATGGAAAAATTTGACGAAGATACTTATGCTGAGTTGATTATTCAAGAAGTTTTGAGGGTAATAGAAGCGGCAGAACCCGGTGTCACTGGATTGCCAATGGATGCGGCGTTGCGCCAAGTCCGTAAGAACATTATCGATTATTTTGGAGAGTAATCTTGGACGGTAAACTTTTGCCATGTCCGATGTGCGGCTCCCCCGCTAAGTTGGATTCAACTGGAGTTGTAGAATGCTACAGTAAAGATTGGCAAACATTGTACATCGAATGCTCTAAAGAAAAAGATGAGCAATGTGGGATGGAATTATCATTAAATGCCGATTTTTGGTACTCAAGAAATGCTCAAGCAATACTTATTGAGGCATGGAATAAATTGGAAAGAAAAGAATGAACAAAATTCACAATTTAGATTGCCTTGAATCAAATAAACATATTACCCCGAAAAGTGTTGATCTTTTCTTTGTTGACCCACCATACTTTACAACCGGAATTGACTGGGATAACCAGTGGAAGACAGATGCAGAATATTATGAGTGGTGTAGGAAGTGGATCAAGAATATGTTTGGCCAACTGTCTGATACTGGGTCAGCGTATGTGTGTTGCCAGTGGCTCCACTCTGGAAAATACCAAGAACTACTCAGTGAAGCCGGATTTAATATATTAAACAGAATTACTTGGAAGCGAGATAAAGGTCGTGGGAGTTCCGTAAATTGGAAACAAATGCACGAAGATATTTGGTTTGTGTCTAAAAGTAAAACATACACCTTTAATGTTGATGATGTAAAAGTTATCAAGAAGGTTATTGCACCATATAAAGATGAAAACGGTAATGCAAAAGATTGGTGGGTTGATCCAGAGACAGGTGATAAAGTAAGGTTAACTCACCCTGGTAATCTTTGGGATTCGTTTTGCATCCCATTTTGGAGCAGTAAAGAGGTTCGGAGTTATGCTAAGACTAAACGAACACCAGAAAATATTTTTCAAAAGCATAGCACACAGAAACCAAAAGATCTCGTAAAGACTTGCATCCAAGCAAGTTCAAATGTTGGCGATTTGGTTGTTGATTACTTTGGTGGATCTGGAACAACTCTTATCGCTTGCAAAGAGTTGGGCAGAAAGTGTATAATTTTTGAAACAAATAAAGAGTACTGTGATATAACTAAGACACGAATGGAGAAAGAATGAACGACGATTTAAAGAAAGATATTAGAATTGAACAATAATGTGACGGTTGGACAGTGCTAATAGATAATAAACGGTTCAGCTGGGATCACAACGATGAAGACATGGGAACCGATGGCATCAAAAAACTGTTGAAATATCTTGGGCATAAAGTCACAGTTGAGGAGTGTTACTAATGAACGATCCAATCCGCGAAGCATTTGAGAGAATCACTGCACAAAATTTTGATATTCGTAGAGTAGATCCTCTTAAAAGAAATGACAAGGGCGAATATATTATGGCAGTGTTAGAAGATCACTGGCAGACATTCCAAGAAGGTTGGGAAGCGGCAACTGAATCAGCAGTTAAAGTTTTAGACGCACTTGATAAGGTGAACAATAATGGATGAACAAGATTTAGTTTACCGGCTGCGCAAACGAGCAGAGATTCGGAGGCAGATTTCTTCACGGAAGTCTGTACAAGAAGGCAAACCCGACAGAATTTCTGATCTCCTTGAAGAAGCGGCAGCAGAGATTCTTCGGTTAAAGACAGTTCTAAACTTGAACTATAGTCCTTATGTACTTGAGGATAAGTTTAAATCTGCTCAAGAATGGGCAAACAGTTTAACTAAAGAACAGGCCATTGCGTTTGTTGATAAAATTACTGGTGGTTGGGTAGATCTTGAACCAGAACTTTGGCAAGAAATTATTGCTACGACTAAAGATGTATGGCCACTTGAATCCGGGCATGGTACGCATTGCCACAATCATGTTTATCAAGTTGGCAAAAACCTATATGATCTGACTTATGAGCATAGTAGTGACACGCCAATCGACATCAAATTTAAGAGGGTGTGAGTACATATACCTAAACAATTTGAACCCAAGAAAGAATGGTGGAAGATATGAACAAGAAATTCGTTACTGGCCTTGTTGTTGGTAAGTTCTGCCCGCTACACAAAGGTCACCTTAAAGTTATCAACACTGCCCTTGACCAATGTGAAAGGGTGGTGATCCTGTCGTATACCTCGGAAAACTTTCCTAAGTGTAGTAGCGAAAAACGGCAAAAATGGTTAGAACAAGCAGTTATTAAATCTGCTGATCGTGCTACTGTGCGAGTCATTGACGGTAGGGCATTCGCAGCACAACTTAAAGATGACTCACCGGAAGATAAACACCGTGAATTTTGTGCCGATTACTTGCTGAATAATTTAGACACAACTGTACAAGCGGTATTTACTTCGGAAGACTACGGCGACGGATTTGCTGATTTCTTGAGTCTCTACTTTACTGCTAACTTGCTGAATCCAATGTCAGTAAAGCATGTCATGGTAGACAGGGAGCGAAAAGAGTTCCCAATCTCTGGCACTCAACTTCGTGAATCAGTGATGTACATAGACAAATTTGTGCCGTGGTTTGTCTCAAAAGATTTTGTGCGTAAGGTACTTTTCCTTGGTGGTGAATCAACTGGCAAGACTACTCTTGTAAATGCGTTAGGCGATTCCCGACACAATGTACTGGAATTTGGTCGTTGGTTATTTGACAAGAGAGAAGGTAAACTTCAGTATGAAGATATGGCATACATTGCTAAATGTCAACTTGAAGCAGAACATTACAAAGCAGCAAGCCTACTTATGTCAGAGTTTCTGTATTGCGATACATCACCGTTGACGACGAAGTTTTACTCAGAGGAATGGTTTGGACGCACCGCCCCAGAACTTGAAGATATGGTGCACGAGAGCGAAAGCGCATACTACAAAGTATTTCTGTGTGCGCCAGACTTTCCAATGGTGCAGGACGGTACACGACAAGACGAAAAGTTTCGCAGTAAAGGTCACGAATATTACTTGAATGCTCTCAACGGCAAACCGTATACTCTGCTCACTGACAGTATCGAAGAACGAATCGCAAAAGTAAAGGCTGAACTGTTTTGAGTATCCGTGACTATTTTGTACTTGGTGGAACTTTAGTAGTTTCGTTGATGCTGGTCGCACCTATTGCGATTTTGCTGTATTGCGACTATAAACAGTGTTACAGAAAAAAATAATAAATACTTATTATGGCAACCAAGCGTAAAAAATCTCTCGCAGGCCGTGTTATGTCAGTGTTTCAACTGGCATCGCGTAAACCTGGGGCGAAAGACGCTGCCATGGAAGTAGTTAAAGAAGCATTCCCTCGCATTCACAAGATGATTGAAGTATGCTGGGGCTCAGAAGAACTACAGCAAAAACTTACAAACTTGTTACAGATGGACGATCCAAATCGTGAAGGGTTTCCCACGCATGTAACTGAGGCATTGATGATCATTCAAGAACTCCACATGGAAGAATTTGAATTTGATCCATTTGCCAATTCCTTTATGAACAGCACCCAAACAGACAAGTGGTAGCGCATGAACTTAGTAGAAACGATAGTGAATCTTGCCAAAGAGATTGAGGCAGAAGACCCAATTGACTTCGGAATGCTTGACATTGATGAAGATGCAGCATATAATTTAGTGGCAACCAAATTTATTGAAGTTTACTTGTCCAATGACAACGACGACAGAGATACAATTTTGCTTGCTACAGCAGTGAAATTAGCAGTAGAAAATTTTGCTTTACAACGTGAGAAAATCTTGAAAGGTAATATATGAGCATCGTATTAGTTGAATGTGTTTCCATGTTTCGCATGCGCTATGCAGTTGAGACGCCAGATGATCATCCTGAGTGGGCATTGGACACAGTAACATTAGAGGAAGTGGAAGAATTTTCACAAGAGCATCTTGGTGAAACCATCGTGTCTCATCGTGTTATTTCACGTGAGGATTTGCTGGCACTTCACAACATTGACCACGCTTATCTCACAACGGCTTGGACTGAAGAACAAAAATTACAATCTGTTTACAAAATTACGGACGCAGAATGAGTTACACACCTATTCCTGAAACGACGTTTGGCAACACGCCAGCAGCAATGTATTTGGCTCGCAAGTTGAACGAAACGCAAGACGTTGCCTTGTTGCGGTCAACGGGCCGTCGTATCACTGCCACGTTTCATCAGGCCAAACAGTTAGTGACATCGTATGAACTCGGTGTTGGCGCTGGCGGCATTGATGCAAAGACGTTGGCAAACTGTTTGCGATTGATGCGTGAGGAAATCGCGAATGAGGCAATACAGTATTGGCACGATGACTTGATTATTCACCAACTGCGCCGCAACGTGCAAATCGGTCACATCAAACGTGCCATCCGTTTGGCAACCATCGCACGTAAAGCAGAGCGGGTCATGACAAGCCCAGAATCCAAAGCGTCTGATGTGTCTGGAAAAGCGTTGAGTGGTGTAATAGAACTCAGCTATTATTTTACTGACAGCCAGTCCAATAAAAAATACTTAGCAGGCCTTGTTATAAATGACGAGACAAATGAAAACTTTGTACTGATACACAAGTTTAAACTCAATGATGTTGAAACCATCACACCAGAGTTGCTACACGAACGGTCTGAACGCCGTTGTATTAGGCTGAAAAAGCCTCACACTATTTTACATGGTAATACACCCTAAAAAATTCTTAGCCTACTTAAAGGTTAAATCAGAAAATTCCCACCAGATGGGGAAGATGTTAGCGTTATCGCAAAAGCGGATTTTAGAGCAAGGCCCAGCCATACTCGAAGATTATGGTCCGGTTTACGTGCATCCCAAGACACAAAATCGTGACCCAATCGCAATTTTGCTTCCACACGCTAAACCATCCAAGTGGCATTTCAGCGTAATCTCAAGCGAGATAAATCGTCGTGTCGTGCGCTATGCTGCGCGAACATACCTGGTTAACATTGAGCTTGACAACGAGAAGGATCGCTTTACAAGTTTCTTACAAGCGTTACAAGACGCCCACGATTATGCGTTTTGCTATGATAAAAACGTGGCGGATAGGAAGAAACTATTTGCTGAAAAGTGCGAAATCATTAAAAAAGAGTTCAAATTGTAGTTGACAGTCAAGCATTTTGGTGCTATAATAGTCACATACAGCAACAAAACGGAGTTACAAAATGGCATATGTTTCTGCAGAACTTAAAGCAAAATTGGCCCCAGCTGTCAAGGCAGTGCTGAAAAAGTACAAAATGAAGGGCTCGTTGGCTGTGCGTAACCACTCCACCTTAGTGTGTAACGTCAAGTCCGGTCCCATTGACATCATCGGCAACATGTTTGACAAAGCAGTCAATGAGCCCGGCACCCACTACAACCGCAACCCGGTTAAACCCACTTACATTGACGTAAACCCGTACCACATTGCTAACAGCTACAGCGGCAAAGCGCAAAAGTTTTTGCTTGAACTGAAGGCTGCGATGGACAACGGCAACCACGATAACAGCGACATCCAAACTGACTACTTCGACGTTGGTTGGTTTCTAGATATAAATATCGGAAGTTGGGACCGCCCATATATGGTGGTTTAACTTTTAAATTTGCAGTTGTCGCCATGATATCGATTTATCATATTATGCGACACTTCCTTTTTACAATGGATGCAACATACACGCATTTTAGGAACTCCTGAAAATACTGTCGTATTTTTTGCAGATAATTTTTTGCTAACTTCAACGCTATGTTTTTTGTCGTAAAATGGATTATTGCTGCCAGCACACATTCCCTTTCTATTTGCAGATATTTTTTCTTTAGTCGCTGCTGAATGGCGTTTGCCAAACATGTTGTTTTTGCTGCCTTGTGCCCGGATACTCATATTTTGCTTCCATGTGTCAGTAAATGGATTTCTTTTGCGGCCAGTGTATGTTTTTGACAATTCTGCCCGCAAATAAGCGTATACTCTGCTAGTAACTTTGCCAGAAAATTTAAATGATCTCGACTGTTGCCATGCCGCGTATACCATTTTATGTTTAACCGTAGCATCAACAAATCGGATTAGCAGTAAATGGCAAATAAAATGTTCGCGGAGAGTCAACGCAACCAGATTGCTGCTACTGTTTTTGCCGCCAAGGCTTTTAGGAATTATGTGGTGCCTATCGTATGGTTTTTCAAGGGTTCGCTCTTTGGCACGAGCAATAATATTTTCGTACCATTTTAGATATTTGTTTTGGGTAAACATTGTATTTTATTTGGAGGTTGGCTGGTACAGTATTTATCCGCTTGACTTCACAGTTAAAATATGTTATAATGATTCTATCAACGTAAAGGGGAAGCAACATGGGTGATCACGATAAACTACCGCCGCAATTTGCAATTGGTATTCCACTGGACTTGCTGCTTGAGCTCGTCATTAAAATGAACGAGGCATACCAAGACGACGAATACGCTGACGAACTTGCGGGACGGCTTGAAGAAATCATGCCCAAGTCACTGCATCCCGGCACTGATGCGTTGATTGCAGATGCGAACGACGACGTTATTTGGGACGCTGATATGGATGTGTCCAAGGCAGCAGATTACATTAAAACAGTTATGGCAATGAAATAAAATGGATACTGAATTCATTTTCATCGGCTGGTGTAACAAAGTTGATTCAGACGGTTCCAAACACGACAAGGTTTGGACTGCGTTTGTAGCAGGCAACACCTATTACGCAGGCTGGTGTGCCCGTGGTAAAAAAGTTTCATTTAAAAATCACGGCTCAGGCTGGAGTGGTCTTAGTTCGATTGATGATGTGAAACGCAAAAAAGCAAAACCAAAAGGCGAGTACGAAGAAGTTGATGCGTTCCGTCTCTTTGTACTATTCCCAACGTTCAAAGAAGACGTTGAAAAATGGCTAACCTTTGATACACTTGCTAACAAAGTACGGTAGAATTGCTAAATACATTAAAGGATTTTATTTTGTCCCAAAACGGCATTTCTACTCTTCCAACCAAAGCAGCACGAGCCGCAGCTAAATTAGCGTTGGCTCAAGCAAAACGTGCGACACCAGCCACGCCTGGCTATCGTCCACTCCACACATTAGACACCACGCTGAAATCGCCTGTTCCAGGCCGTCCTTGGAAGTAGTCATTCTGCTTGATAGTAGGATAGTATTACTGTTACACTGGTGGGGAACAGGATAAATACTACACTATGTTTCTAGGCTTAATCACACTACTCACCGCTCTTGCCATTTCTGGCATATCCGCGTATTACTCCATTATTGGTTTAACCGCCATTTTCTCCGCCGCTGGTATCCCCATCATTATCATGGGCACAGTGTTAGAGGTTGGCAAAGTTGTCACCACACTGTGGCTACATTACAACTGGGACCAAGCAGCATGGAAAATCAAAAGCTATCTTGTAGCTGCCGTTGTTATTCTCATGCTCATTACCAGCATGGGAACGTTCGGATATCTGTCAAAAGCACACTTGGACCAAGCAGTGCCTTCTGGGGACATTCAAGCAAAAGTGTCACTATTTGACGAGAAAATTAAATCTCAACGTGATAACATTGACGCCGCACGTAAAGCACTTACACAAATGGATGGGTCAGTAGATCAAACATTGTCCCGTTCCACAGATGAAAATGGCGCTACTAAGGCAGCAAACTTACGTAGGTCACAAGCAAAAGAACGAACACGATTACAAGAAGATATTGGCAAAGCGCAAACTGAAATAACAAAATTACAAGAAGCACGAGCGCCAGTGGCAGCGACATTTAGAAAAGTAGAAGCCGAAGTTGGTCCAATTCGGTATATCGCAGCATTGATTTACGGCGACAATCCAGCACAGAACTTACTTGAGTCAGCAGTGCGTTGGGTGATTATTGTCATTGTGTTTGTGTTTGACCCGTTGGCAATTGTGTTATTGTTAGCAGCAACGACGTCGATTGACTGGGCACGAGGCAAAAAGGAAAAAGCTAAAGTTGACGCAGTAGGCAATGACACAACTTTCCCGCCAACTACTGCTATTGACATGGATGCGCAAATTCAAGCAGCAATGGATGAAGTGACACGCAGACTATCAAAAGAATACGAAGAAAAAGAAGAAAAGTATATAAGCAAATTTGAAGAACAATCATCTGAATATTCCTCACTGATTGATAAACTTGCTTTAGCACATGACGAGAAAATTCAAGAGCTACAGCAAAGCTTATCCACTGCATCAAATAAAGTTGAAGATTTGTCCGTAGAACTCGCACAGCTACATGCTAACACGCAAAATTTAACAAATAAATATGCAAAATTAGACAATATTCGCGAGACTCACATTACATTATTTGATAATGATGAAAACTTAGCCACACAACTATCGTCAGTGACTGACAGAATTAAAGACCTTGACAGTTTACAAAAGCAAGTCAATGACTTAACCGCTAATGTATATGCGTCAACATCAACATTGTCCTCGATGACAGAGGAAGTAGTTGAAGCAGTCACTGGGCCGGCACCATTTGATGAACCTGCTGTTGAAGAGCCAATATTTGTTGATACGCTACCTCACGATTATCGTGAGGTCGACAGTGAAATAGAAGTTATAGTGGCACCTACACTGGTGCCAGATATTGACTTTACTGCGCCTTACGCGCCACTACCTGTTGATCCAAATTTAGTAGCGTTACCAGTAAAACATCCAATTGAGCCACAGTTATTAAATGCTTCATTACCAGCATCTAATTTTGGTATGTCATTCCCACCTAAACCAAACAAAGGTGATTTGTTTTTGCGGGTTGACATGATGCCATCTAAATTATACAAATGGGTTGAACCTAAATGGATCGAAGTAAGCAAAGACGCATATGATGTTTTCTCGTACGATCAAGAATATATCAAATTTTTAATCAGCCAAATTAGTGCTGGTGAACTCGACATTGATGCTTGCTCAACTTCAGAGCAAGATAAAATTTCTGAATATTTAAGAAATCTATGACAACTGTAAATTCTGAAGCTGTGTGCAGCAATATCGTAACCCCACCTGATTTTTTAGAGGACGCAGATCTAAACAAAACAGTGCTTATCATTGATCCGTTGTGGTCAGACATCGAGGATTTAGCACTGTATCTCAAATCTTCCACTCTTGCATACACCGTCTACATTTACCGCAGCGACATGAATAGTGATGAATGGTTAGCGCAAGCAGCACCACGATGCGGAATTATGATTGTAAATACAGAGCAAACACCACTAAGTCCACGCAAAGATAGAATGGTCCTTCAACCAAATGCCTTCCATTATGGTCCGAAAAACTTTCTCATGAGCTCGCTCAAAGTTGGCAAACCAATAGATTGGTTCATTCAGCACGAGCAACTCACTCAATAATATTTTATTATAATTCCAAGTCCTGTATAATAAATAAAGTACAAGGTGCCGATGGTCGGGCCTTGTATACGATTCAAACTTGCTTAAAAGGAGATTATTATGAATCAATCTACACGTCTTACGACTCTTGACTTGCCAGCTTTAATGGCACAAATTAGCCGCGCATCTATCGGGTTCGATAGCATGTTTAACAGGCTAAACGACACAGTGTCTGGGTTACCAGCAGTAACTAATTATCCACCACACGATATCATCAAACTTAGCGATACTAAGTACTCAATTGAAGTTGCGGCTGCGGGCTTCAAAGAGAATGAACTATCTGTTGCGTTGGACAACAATGTGTTAACCATCGAAGGGCAAAAAGTGACGGAGTCTGAGCGTGATTACATCTATCATGGCATCAGCAACCGTTCGTTCAAGAAAGTGTTAACGTTGGCAGAGCATGTCGTTGTCAATGATGCCAAATTTGAAAACGGCATGTTGACTGTCAACGTGGAAATTGTCATTCCTGAGGAATTGAAGCCCAGGAAGATTGCTATTAACAGTAGCAATACTGTACAATTAACACAGTAATATAGGTTCACGTAACAGTGGCGGGGTAGGTAATACCCCGCCCATAACTAAGGTAGCAAATGGCAAATACATCCGTAGATATTAAAGAAAAAGTAGCAATTAATACAAAAATTTTGCCACCTCCGTTATTCAAAGTCATTTACATGAATGACAACGTAACTACGATGGAGTTTGTGATTGAAAGCTTAATGGCAATTTTTAACCACTCGCGCGAAGTGTCATTAGAATTAACAACAAAAATACACGAAGATGGTGGCGCCGTTGTGGCAGTATTACCATCAGAGTTAGCAGAGCAAAAGGGCATCGAAGCCACAATGATGGCTCGCCAGCAAGGGTTCCCTCTTTTGGTGAGATTGGAACCTACGGAGTAATTTATGGGGCAAAGGTGAAAACTGTGGGCCCTTTATTGTACATTTCAACTTCTATTTTAATAGATTGTTTAGCGTTGGCAATTTTATTGGCTATCATCTGGCATTCGTCGGCATTTCCGCCTATTTGAGATATAAAATTAAGACCTGACTCGAGTAGTCCCTCAAAACTTTTGTATTCAGCATTATCGCTATGTGATAATAGCACACCGTCAATTTTCACTCTAACATATACAGATGGGAATGACCCAGCATAGTGACTGTCTGCTATACCAGGAAGTTGAAGTTTTATGCCAAATGTCCCGTTAGTCCGATCCATAAGATATAGTTTTGCTCCGTTCCCAGACAAACTTCTGTAAGTAAATGATGTATCATCCATTTCATTTCGCTGGGTATGAGATTCCCAGTTACTTTTTTTAACGGGTGGGGGTTTAATTGCCGGACTAGCTTGTGACAATTTTTGCGTCTGCGACTGGACTGTTTGGGCAGCAGGATCTGTATTAGGAAATAATGCTTTACCACCAAGAACACCACCTATTAGGGCTGATCCCGCTAAAAGCCCAGTCCCAATAGCCTTACCTATGCCTTCGTCTAAGTTATCGGTTGATATAATAAATTCTGATGATTTCATGTAATTATTTATGCCATACTTATTGCTTTTTCATTTTTCGTTGCGTTATCATTGATAAATAAAAATATGAATATTTCTGATTTAATAATAAAAGAAGGTACTCCCGAGCATACAGCATACTTGCTATCTAGAAATGCTGATGAAGAAGCTGCGGCTTGGGCAAAAATGGAAGGCGAGTCTTTTTGGAACCCAGCTCGAATCAAATTGGTTAGACAAATGCGAAAAGCCAACAATAAAATCAATAAAATTAAGAAAAGATTATTTAAAGGTATACTATAATTATTTCATACCTCGCAACCAGCCCAATGAAATAAGTTGGTTAGCGTCTGCTTTTGGCAGTAGTTTGTTTTCTAAATGATTGTGAACCCATAATTTCTCTTGCTTGGCAACAGTAGGGCCAGCCCCGAATTTCCAACCACCAGCCAAATATGGCGAACACTCAGTGAAATGAATATATTTTCTATCGCCAGTGGCAGGATTATGAACCCAACGTTTTGTAATATTCGCGAGACTGTGTTTTTTAGATTTTTCTGGGCTGCACGGTGAGCGAACATTGTATAAAGGATTGTTTTCAGATGCCCGCAATTTTCTAGTAGCGGACATTTTAGCTTTTTCAACAGCAGTTCGCGGGATTCCTTTATTCCAAACAATTTGATTTTTTCGTATTTCACGCATTGCGATATAGTCGCGCGACGATATTTTATACCGCTGTTGATTTTTGTTTACTATAGATAACGCAGTGAATGCTATTTTCATTTTTGCTTTCGCAGTTCCCTCGACCATTTTGGGTAATAATTTATGGCAAACATAATGCTCGTGGGCAGTCAACTTAACTATATTGTTTTTGTCATTTGCGTTTCCCTCGACCCATCCCGCTGGCCCTTTTCTTTTACGATGTTTGAAGAAAGATTCAGGAATAATATGATGCCTTTCGTAATACGTAGTCTTGTCAATTACCCTTGACTTTGCGGTAAGCATAATGTTATTATACCAGTTAGAATATTTGTTGTTATTGAAGATCATATATTATATTTATAAAAGGAATAAAATGGCTGTATGTTTAGATATCGAAACCATGGGGTTTCAACATAATTGTGTCGTCTTAACTTTAGGAGCCGTTAAATTTGATCCGTACACGCTCCAAGATCCATACGAACCGCTGTACCTTCGCTTCAACGTAGATGAGCAAACTGCGCTCGGCCGCGTCATTGACGACTCGACGATGGAGTGGTGGGCAAAGCAACCACAATCCGCACAGGACGAAGCGTTTGGCGACGACGGTGATCGTATCAGCATGGAAGAAGTTACAACACAACTCAACAAGTACCTTGTCGGTGTAGACAAGATTTGGGCTCAAGGACCGTTGTTTGACATAGACATTATGGCAAACTTTTACAAGATGATTGGCAAGCCAGTGCCATGGCAGTATTGGCAAATCCGTGACTCACGCACAATTGGTGACATGGGTGATTACTCTGCTAAGACAGGCAACAAAGACGCACACAATGCGTTAGCTGATGCTTATAGCCAAGCAGTAGGCGTACAGCAAATTTATCGCCAATGCGGCGTTAAGAAAAAATGACATCTGATTTAAGAAAATATATAAACTTAGTTGAATCCGAGGAACAGGCTGGGTTACTACATGAGATGGCCAATGTCGGTCCACAGCGACATGGTATTGAGAATGTTTACATTTACGTTGGCTCCGTAGAAAAAGCACCACATTGGTTGCGAGTAAAAGTGTCAAATGTTCCTGGACGCTATGACAGAAATGATAGTTTTGTCATTAAAATGCCAAGCCTTGATTATGATCCACATCAAGTTGCAAGCTGGATTACTCCAAAGATTATGAATAAAATTTTAGAGTGGATAAAATTAAACCAAAAAATTCTATATGATTATGAAACTGGCGTAGTGACGGACACTGATGAATTTTTGGGCAGTTTATCGAAGGTATGACATGACAGTAACATTAGAGACAGTAACAGGCAGGTTTGTTGATGTAACAAATCCTGATCCAGATACGATTAGTATTGAGGACATTGGCTGGGGATTGTCTCGTATGTCGCGATTTTGCGGCCATACTATTACAGTTATCCCATACTCTGTGGCACAGCATTCTGTCTTTGTTGCTAATGAGGTTGAAGTAGCTACACGTGGTGACACAAGGATGACTATGCTCGCGTTATTACACGATGCTGCTGAAGTCTACACTGGTGACTGGCCAAGCCCAGTCAAGAGAATCCCAGAGTTGCGTCCACATATTAAGGCGTTAGAAGCAAAGTTGATGAACGCAATTTATGTTGCGTTGGGCATTGAGCCACCAACAGACTATGACGAGCATATCATCAAGCAAGCAGACAGAGTAGCACAAAAAATTGAAGCGCATGCGTTTATGCCATCGCGTGGAAAAGACTGGCCAGATCTTCCTGAAGTCTCGCTGGAGAAGTTACAGCAATTTAACGATCCTGTGGACTCACTTACCGCATACAAAATGTTTATGAAGAAATTTAATGAACTCAACATTGAGTTAGAGTAAATATACGATGCAAATCATTTTCGGACAAGAAATCGCTGAAGAAGTTCGTATGCGGCACATCGTGCTGGAACTCGAAACGTTTACGGTAAAAGACAGCGAGAAGACTGCGTACTGTGTTGTGCGTCCCGAAAGTATCAACTTAACCGAAATGCCAGACATTCAACGTCTATGCCGGTTACATGAGGCGACAATAGAAGCATTAAAGCGCAACGACACAGAAACAGTGCTTGATGGAATTAGCCACCTTCGCGGGCATTTCAACGGCGAGTTGGATAGTTTTTATGATGTCATACAAAAAAGAATTACGGAAAAATAATGTCAACAAATATAAAAACAGTAGCAGCAGATTTAACTGATTCATTTTTTAAAGATTTACAAAAGCAAATTGCTAAACAAGTCAATGATGACATCGCACACAAGTTAGCACACATTGATATTAATCAAACAGTTCGTGAATGTGTTGACTATACAATTAAAAAGCAATTAACAGAGTTACGGTTCCCACCAAGCAGTATCCCTGGTGACGCTATTAAAATTGACACACTGCGTATTGTTGGTGAGAATGTTTATGGCGGGACACATAAATTATTCATGAGTACTGGTATTCAAGACACCGCGTCTGAGTGCCAGATTACAATCTTAGATTCCGCTACTGTTATAGAGAATACGCTCATTGCTAAAGACGCAGAGATTAAAGGCGACCTAACAGTGGATGGAGTGTTGAACGTCACTGGAGAAATATCTCCTGACTCACCCTTTTACAAAGAGTTAGTTGAGCACTCAGCTGGGTTAGTTCGCTTGTCGTTAAACGACGATTTTTTTAAACAGTTTTCTAAAACAGTTTTTGAACAAATTAAAGAGCAAGGCATTGATTTAACTAAATTAACGCTCAACGGTTCTCCTATTATTACTGGAAGCGAGCTAAATCGTTCTATTGTTGAATCAAGTTTACGCACTGTAGGTAACTTGAAAACTTTAGTTGTTGATGGTGACACAACCATCAACCAAGAAACACTTAACATTGGTATTCGCCGTGTTGGTATCAACACAACAGAGCCACAGGGTGCGTTTGAAGTTTGGGATGATGAGTGCGAGTTTTTAGTTAAGAAACAGAAGAAAGACACTATGATGTGGGGCACAACGCGACCTCACGATGTAGTGTTAAGCAGCAACAATAAAGACAACCTTGTGTTAAACTCTGACGGCAGCGTCACAGTGGCAAAAATTGCTGTGGGTAATACTACAATGTCAAGCAGCGATGCGCGGCCAGCGTATGCTGCAAAGCGTGGCACAATTGTCTGGAACACAAATGCTGATGTCGGACAACCCATCGGCTATGTTTGCGTTGGTGGAGCAAACTGGGGTTCTTTTGGTGAAATTAGTTAGTCTATAGTAAATTTATTGTTCTTTTGCCTATTGTCAGTTCGAGGGATTACTTGTAAGTTAAATTCACAATGCAATCCACACACTAACTTGTGGTTTGATGGAACAATGTGGTCTACTTCGTGTGGCACACCAGTCTCAATAGATAATTGACGAGCTTTGGTGTAAAACTCTAGTATTTTCTCTTTACTCGCCCACGGTGGCATAGATTTATCACGCTTTTTCCTTCGATTTACTATATAAGCACTCCACTCAGCTTTACGCTGAAACACTGATTTACTGGGTGGCCGTTGGAATTTAGTGACGTTATATTTTCGCTTAGGTTTACTTATTTTTTCTGGCAATGGCCCGACAAAAGTTTTCAAAAATTCTCGTCTATTCTTGCCATATTCAATAAAATCTTCTTTAGTTTTATTTGGCTGATCTAATGTGCCGTGCCGCAATTTTGCTGAATATATCCCTTGGTGGCTTTTACAGCAGCAAGACATTCTCCATCCAGCAACGGGCCTATCGCATCCAGGTAGCTTGCAAAACTTAGGTTCAAATATAGTAGTCATATTATTATTTATGACGAACGGTGTAATATAATAATATATTGCACCGCCACATGAAAGCTAAATAATAGTGTAGGTGCTGCATAATGCGGGCTTACATATTAAACACTTGCTTATCAAAGGAGAAAACTATGTTTAAAAATTTCACACCAACTTTCCCAGAACTCATTATGCCTACCGCTATCGAAGTCGTTGAAGCTAACCGCAGCATCACAACCGCAATCGTTAATTTAGTGCCACATACGCAAACTAAAGACGCATTGGCTCGCGTAACCAGCGCAGCATTGTCGTCAGCAACATTGTTCGCTGATCAAATTGATAAAGCTGCAAAAACGTTCAAAGAGTTCACTGAGAAGAAAAAGGCGTAATATGATGATGTTATTCTTTATGTCCAAAATAGCTGGACTAATATCCCCTGTTTCAAGACAGACAGAATTAGACAGGTATATTAGCTCAAAAAATCCGCAAACTGCCGCTGATGTAGAATATTACATCAAGCAGTATGATGAAGAACAACGAAGGAAATTTATATGGTAATGATTGCACTACGCTCAATTTGGCGCTTCTTAGCGAAAGCTGGAGAAGCGCGATACGAAAAATACAAACGTAATCCACAGGCATACTGGTACTAAGAAAAGGGACTTTACGGTCCCTTTTTCATGGCTTGACAGTCAAGCAATTTGGTGCTATAATACTCGCATAGCAACAAGGAGTTTGTCATGGGTTACAAAGCAGTTCGTGAAGTGGATAACATGCGTGACACTTACGGCTTCCGTCAGGGACTTGAAGGCCCGTTTTCATTCTCTGGGCGAGTGCTGTATTACGATACTCGCGAAGGAAAATATTATGACCCGCGGACTGATTGGTATATTGAACAGGACGAGATGAACGCGATCAACCAGCGTTTGACTGATTTACTTGCTTCTTAGCAGCCATGGTGGCGCGGAAAGATTCTAATTTTTTCTGCTTTTGCTCTTCAGATTGTGTATAACCTTTCTTTTTTGGTTTACCCAAATGCGCTGCGGCTATTTTGGCTTTAGTTTCTTCCGTATGGAACTCTGGGCACCCAGCAGGTTTCTTCCTTCCTTTGAATTTCTCACTGAGGAACAGTTTTTGCTCGGCAGAGCATGGTTTCATAATTTGGGTAGCCCTTGCTGCTTTAATTTTTTCCCTTGTCTCAGGTGTGTGCGTCCGGCCATACATTCCGTTTTTTGCCCCTTTAAGGCAATTGCCGTCCCCGCCGTCAGTTTGGTTTTGTAAAATTCCAGTGCCTAAATCTTTTCTACCATATTTTGCGATAAGTTCCTTTTCCATGGACTTAGCAGTATCGTCACTTAGTCCTTCAGCTAAAATTACAATTCTGGCTGTATCCGCAGGCAAATGTATGCGGTGTCTGCCAGACCAGGCTCGACGGCCTTTGCCTTTTCCAATATAATACGGTGATCCGTCTTCGCGTAAATAAGCGTAAGTGTAATAGTTGTCCATACTTTATTTATCCGAGCACTGACTTTTATGTTTTTATTTGCCGTTCACCAGCAATTAGCTGATATTCTTGCGAAATAGTCAAGGATTTTGAGCAGATTCGCTTGACTTCGCCACGATTCTGCGCTATAATACTCGCATAGCACAAAGGAGTTCACCATGTTCCCACACTTTATTGCCTCGAAAAATGTCAATAATCAGCATGTAGTTCTGTGGCAACTTGGTGATTATCACTACGAAATCGAGCATACTGCTCACGCAAAACCCACAGTGGATTTGCCCAATACGCCGAGTGAAGATGCGGTGAAACTGTTTAACGAAACTGAAGTTTTTGCTTGACAGTCAAGCATTTTGGCTGTATAATACATACATAGCAAAGCAAATAGGAGTTTTTATGTCGTACGTTATTATGAATGTTGGTACAGAAACTTTGTATTATGTGCGTGGCCAATACGGTTACAAGCACTACCGTACAGAGCAAGGTGCGAAGGCAATGGCCACCCGTCTCAACAAGCAATACGGCGACACAAAACAGTGGGTGACAATGTCAGCAGCTGAGTTCGACGAAAAGCACAACCCAATGGTTGAAACGACGAACATCATGAGTGGCAAGACTGTGATGATCCGCAAGTCCGAAAAAGGCGGTTGCTGCGATCCAGGAACTGAGCGTTATTGGTCTTGCTGATTTTTAACCATAATGAAAGTGCCATCTGGCAGATATTTTCGTTTAGCACCGCGTTTAGATGCTTTCATTTTAGCAACCATTTCAGGAGTTCGCGGAATGCCACGCTTTGCATCAGCCCTACGTTTAACATCGTCGGCGGGCATTTTCCATCCAGACAATCGTTTCTTTTCCTCACGTGCAAGTGCGGTACGACTTTGCTTTTGTTTCCATTCCTTACTTTTAGGTTGTGACGCATGCCACCGCAGCAAATCTAATACTTTTTGCGATGGATTTTTTGGTGCTAAAAAGTGTGAGCCTCCGCCATTATGCCGATTAATCCAATCTGTTCTTGACGCAGCATTTAACCGTCGAAGAACTTTATTTTCCCAACGCAGCGCGGCTGCTCCGTCAGTAAATATTTTTCGAACTTCAGCAGTAAATGAGTTGACACCATAGTTGTCAATGAGTGCTTTTACTATGGGAGATGAGGAAAAATAAGTGGTCCATAAATCAGTTGGGGAACAATGTTTTGCAAACCGAACTCCATAATAATGCATTTTGGTAGGTTTATGAAACAGGTGATAACTAAAAGGAATAGTTGACATTATGCTGTAAATAGTGTATAATGTATTTATTCAACTTATTGGTCAATGTAACTATTTTTGTAAAAAGGAAAAATCATGTTTAAAGTTTTAGTTATTGTCGCTGGTTCCGTTATCGACTCTGAAGTGTTTACAAAAGAGTCGCAAGCGGTTGACTACGCTTCTGAACAACAAGATATGGGCCGTAAGGTGCGCATTGTTGAAGTGGCTGACGCTGATGACATCCTCGACACGGACGCAGCATAATGCAGCACACTGAGTTCGCATTATTGCCAGACACCACGCAGAACGATCTGCTTGAGTCTGGCATGATGTTTATGAAGTCCATCACAGAAGCATACGGTGCTGACACTGGCATGCAACTGTGGGACACAATCGCATCTACGCTTGACCCAGAGATCAAAGGTCAAATCTTTTTCCGCATGCTCACTGGCGATGGACCTAACCACATCACACTAATGTCATCGCGAGCAAGGTCACTTGGCCAGTTTGTGGCTCTTATTAGGTGTATTCGCGGAGCAACTGGACTTGGACTTAAGGAAGCAAAAGACCTTTGCGACCTCGTTGAAGCAGGGTCAAAACAAAAAATTAAAATTCTTTCTACCGCAGACAAAAACGCATTTAAGCGTGAGTTGGCGGGAATGCAGGTGTCGTTTTTATGATTTCGCTTATATTTCACTTGCACAATCCGTGGAGAAAAGAAGAGTTCTCAAATTTGTATTGCAAGTCTGGTTTGATTTCAAAACATAAAGCATGGGAATTTGAAATTTACAATCATACGCCCATTGTGTTAAGTGCCCAACTTGTTCTGAATTTCAGAACAGATCATGCTGGACTGACTATTGATTTTGGAATGTTTGGTTACGAGGCAAGTTTTAAAATTTATGACACTCGTCATTGGGATCGCGACTTAAACAAATGGGAAGATCATGACGCTCCCATATGAACGAACTCGTGCCGTAATTCAAACGGAAGCATTTTTGATTGAGATTGCTAACGGCACAAAATATAAACGTGTGCCACGAGATCTAAAATATATGGCGTTAAGTTTACTGCGACATTATCCCGGCACATCTGACTTGAAGATGACTCACAACGGATGGGGAAGTAAGTTACATGAGTTTATGTTTGAATGTCCGTTTGGAGACCCAGATGAGCCGTTCGCATGAATACCAAAAAACTGATAGTCATTGAAATCACCAGCATAACGCAATACATTGACGGGGCAAGATGGTTGCGTGAAAATGTTGGCCATGGAAAAATTTGGACTGCGCCACCTGAAAATCCGTTTAAGTCACGCATGCATTGGTGGGCGAAAGGGTACCCAGACAAATACATTTTCTGGTTTAAAGACCCAAAAGTGGCAACAATGTTTCGCTTATCATTGCCAGTCCGTGATAAATCTCCACTTGACATACGGGGGCTTTAGTGCTATACTGATGTTATGATAAGCAACAACATCATTTTTTTAGATCTGGATGGGCCAGCGTTTCCATACGCTACGATACGCTATCATCCAGACAACGGAACACCATACCCAGGCGATTTTGAAATGGGTGAGACTGTAACATACTGGCGGATGTGTGAACGGTTTAGACACTTATGGCAGCACCTTAGTGATACTCGCAATTTTAAGGTTGTTATCTCGTCCTCGTGGCGCAAATATTACAACAAAGAGTCTTGCTTTCATGATTTGTTTACAGTGAATGGGCTACCACTTAACTTACACGAAGATTGGAAAACACTTAATCTCAAAACAAGTGGGTATGGACCTTACTCGTCAGGCTATGATTCCAACTGCTATCGTGCAGCAGAAATCAGTGAATGGATTGTGCGGCACAAAGAGGTTAACGACTTTTTAATCTTAGATGACACAGAGTCTGGTTTTAGTTTGTATAGTAATGGTGCTGGGTGGGACAAGGTGCACGATTACATGAAAAACAGCATCATAATGGTTGACGTTGACACTGGGTTGTCAAGCGGCAATATTGCGAAAATTTTGTCTAATACTTCAAGGTGGATATCATGAAAAACATTTCTGAAATGTCAACAACTGAACTTATCAAACTGCCGTATTCAGATGTTGTTCAAAGAGTTCGCAGTGGTGAATGGGGAGTAGAACATTTCACACAATGGGCTGAAGATCGCCTTAACTACGCATTTGGCGACGGGTATGACGAAGGTTATGAGACTGGTGAAGAACAAGAAAGAACCAAAAAGCTTGAAAATAAAAGCATGTATGTTATAATGCAGGCATAAATACTATTGCAAGGGATAGACCCGCGCAACATTTTATATTTTAAAGGAGCTTTAAAATGTCTTGTAAACTTCATTCATTCATTCATTCATTCATTCATTCATTCATTCATTCATTCATTCATTCATTCATTCATTCATTCATTCATTCATTCATTCAATCAATCATCACCGCAGTCTCTAATTTAGAGATAATGTCCTCATTGAACCGAATTCGCAATAACTTAAATCCGTTTGTTGCAGCATATTCTGCTTTTATGTTGTCTCTTATCTGGGTCAACGCCAATTGATCAACTCCCGAAATAAGTTTCGAAAAGGATATTGGTCTAAAATGATATTCACCGTCAAACTCTATCAAGAGATTCTGATTTGGAATAAAGAAATCGTATTTAAGACGGCCTTTTTTAGATTTGTAATATAAGTTATTAAATGTTTTTTGATATTCGAAGTGTATATTATGTTTAACCAACCAGTTTTTAACAATAACTTCTCCCTTAGACGGATTAGAATTAGAGCAAGATGGGCAACCCACTCCGTTAGACCAATGATTTACCGGAGTTACAGAAAAATCACCATGTATGCTGCAAGTCACATTAACTTTTTTATGAGCATTTACATAAATTACATTATTGTAGGAATATTGACCATTATGAGTTTTGTTGGCCTTCTCTATAAATCTGCTATTTCCAAGTTGAGTTTTATTAGCAGCAATATCTTTACCACAAAGAGGACATCCGGATTTATTTGTAATGTGTCCAATTTTGGTCTGGGTAAATTCGCCATGTATAGGACATATGATTATTAATTTCTTAGCTGATATATCAACGAGAGAATAATCATATTTGTTATTATGGATTTTATGGCCGTTGTTTATAAATCTACTAAGATTTTCCTCTTTAGTAAAACCGCGGCCGCTACATTTTAGACAACCATAACCGGAAAGATGGTTGTTCGGAGTAATCAAGAAGTCGCCATGCTCATTGCATGTAACGATTACCTTGGTTTTAGCTGTGCTATACAATACTTTTGAATAATCAAACTTATTGCCATGCACTTTTTGAAATTTTGATATGACTGCTTGACACATATTTACTCCTATTGTATAATGTATTTATGTATTTACAGTAGCTATATCAATTTTTATAGAAGACCATGAGATAGACTTGTGGCAATTTTTAATAAAGGAGATTTATTATGAGCAAGTTAGATAGTATTATATTAAATGTTGATAGTTATAAAGTAAGCATGAGCAGGCAGTATCCACCAGGAACTGAGTATGTGTACTCTTACATCGAATCACGCGGAGGCAAATATGACCGCACAGAATTTCTCGGGGTACAAGCACTTGCCAAGTATTTGGCCGAGCCAATCACGCAAGCGCAAATCGACTACGCAGATCGAATCTGGACACTCCATGGAGAACCTTTCAACCGAGAAGGTTGGCAGTACATTCTCGATAAACATGCTGGAAGACTTCCGTTGCGTATCAGAGCCGCTAAAGAAGGACTTATCATCCCTACGAAAAATGTGCTATGTACCATCGAAAACACAGACCCAAAATGCTTCTGGCTTACAACATGGGTCGAAACTGCCGCGTTACGTGCTATCTGGTACCCAACTACTGTGGGAACCACCAGCTGGCACATCAAGCAAGAAATTCTAAACTACTTGGAGATATCAGGTGATCCCACTACTATTGCTTTTAAGCTTCATGATTTTGGTGCTCGCGGGGTTAGCTCTTGCGAGTCTGCTAAAATTGGGGGTGCGGCGCACCTTGTCAACTTCATGGGGACGGACACTATGTCTGGCATTCTGCACGTCAGTGATACCTACGGTAGCGATGTGTGTGGATTTAGTATCCCAGCCGCAGAACACAGTACCATCACAAGTTGGGGTCGTGCAAACGAAGTAGATGCTTACCGCAACATGGTCAAGCAGTTCGGTAAGCCTGGTGCCATCCTTGCCGTGGTATCTGACTCGTATGATATTTACAAAGCCTGCGAAATGTGGGGAACGGAGTTAAAAGATGACGTTATTGCAAGTGGTGCTACTGTTGTTATTCGTCCTGACTCTGGTGACCCTACTATTGTTCTTCCGAAAATGTTCAACATTCTTGGCAGCAGATTTGGATTTGTTAAAAATTCCAAAGGCTATAAAGTACTCAATAATGTTCGTGTTATTTGGGGCGATGGCATTGATTCTATTAGCCTATCTGAAATACTTCGGACTGTTGTTGATGTAGGCGGTTGGTCTGCTGACAACATAGCATTCGGCATGGGTGGCGGACTCTTGCAACAATGCAACCGTGACACCCAAGAGTTTGCTATGAAGGCTTCGGCTGTTGGTATTCGTGAATGGATACATGATGCTGCTGGTCTTTTGGAAAACAAGATTGTTTGGCGTGATGTATTCAAAGATCCAGTTACTGCTTCAAACAAAGCATCTAAGAAGGGTCGTGTGCAACTGTGGACAAATGGTGCTCCTCAAGGCACTGAATACGAAACCGCTGTAAATGCTCCTACTCGCTGGACTGACAAAGGCTTTGGCTGGGAAGATGCAATGCATACATACTTTGAAAATGGCAAGGTAGTATTCACACAAACGTTTGACGAAGTTCGTGCTAACTCAATGATGTAAAGGAGTTAAGCATGACTAAACACCGCCTGATGAAAGATGAAGATGACTTTGCTGATAGTGTCGCAGTAGACGATGCGTCTTGGCAAGAGTTCATGGCCGCAGGCGGTGTTTATCCTAAACATGTAGATCCACCCACAGTGCCTGGCTCATTAGATGACATTGAATTCAGTGAAGCATCAAAAGCAGAAGCAGAGTTCAATGCCACAGTGTTTAAAGATGCAGCAGTAAGCGCGACAGCATTTGACGATCTCAAAGATAACGATTTAAGGAAATAACATGGTATCAATGTCTGAAGAATTTGCTGCATCACGCCACAAGCCTAAGTACGAGTTTATGGCTCGTGTTGAAGGCAAGTACAAAAACATTCCCTTCGTCGGCAGCATCGGAAACGATACTGTGATTAGCGAAGCAGAAGGTCCAATATTTACCATCCATCTTGACTTGCCAATAAAAGTAGACGGTGCTTACATCTGTTATCTAAAGTGTAAACAATCAGAGATTAAAAATCTCAAACGTCGTTAGTAAAACCATTCGCAAAGATAGACTACGCGAATCTAAAATTTTAAGGATCTTAAAATGAAAAAATATCACTCTCTCGTAATGATCGGGCGCTTTCAGCCCGTACATAGTGCACACGCCGCAATTATTCGCCGTGCCGCCACACTTGCCCAACAGGTAATCATTATCGTTGGTTCAGCAAAGCAACCACGCACATACAAAAATCCCTGGTCGTCACACGAACGCAGGCTAATGCTTCAAAATGTGGTTGACTCCATTCAAACCGACGCAGTGGTGCGCATCGAGGAAAACATTGACACAATTTACAACGATCAAGCATGGGCTGGTCGCATACAGCAAATCGTTAGCAAGCACACCACCGCTGATGACAAAATCGGGATCATTGGGCACAAGAAAGACGAGTCCAGTTTTTACCTTGACATGTTCCCACAGTGGGAGTTTGAGAATGTGCCACTGCTTGAGCCGCTGCATGCGTCCAATGTGCGTGACCTTTACTTCCAAGAAAATGCCAACTTAAAGTTTTTACAAGGTGTGCTGCCACAACCTGTAATGCGTATGTTGGAGGGTTGGATTGGTACACCAGAGTACACCCAGGTAGTTCGTGAACGATTGTTCGTTGAAAAGTATCGCCAACAGTATGCCTCACTGCCATACGAGCCAACCTTTGTCACCGCTGATGCTCTTGTGGTGTGTGCTGGCCATGTGCTTGTCGTTAAACGCAAGTCAGAGCCAGGCCGTGGATTGCTCGCGTTGCCAGGCGGATACTTGAACGCAAAGACTGACAAGTCGATGAAAGACTGTATGCTGCGTGAGTTGCGTGAGGAGACTGGTATCAAAGTGCCTGCTCCTGTGTTGCGTGGCTCCATTGTGTCGTCCCGTGTGTTTGACGGATTGGAACGTTCCGCACGTGGACGCATTATAACGCATGCGTTCCGCATTGATCTCGCTGACACGGAACTGCCGCGGGTAAAGGGCGCTGATGACGCTTTCTCTGCTAAATTTATACCAATATCTGAACTTAAACCCGATAATATGTTTGAAGATCATTGGGAGATAATAAACGAAATGTTATAATCATTTGCTCCTTTGACTAGTGGTATAAATACATGATGAGAACTTACAGAACTACCGAAACTGCATTAGCAGACATTGCCGCCAAACACGGTAACAAAATAACAGCATTACCCACGTTTTCGTTCACAAACGTTGACAAGAAAGAAACGTTTGTTTGCAAAGAACACGGGGAGTTCGAATCAACTGTTTATAGATTACTTAAATCGAAAGGTTATGGGTGTAATAAATGCTCCCCGTTTGGGCCAAAGGGGTGGGAGTATATGAAGCAGAAGATTTTCAACAAGCACGGTGATAGATATGAATACTATCTAAATGATGACACATACACCGCCGGTAGTAAATTAAAAATAATATGCCGTAAGCATGGGGTATTTTATCAAAATTACGGAGATCATGTTACTGGTACTGGGTGCCCGACGTGTAGTAAAGAAGAAAAAGAAGTTTCAGTGAATGACTTTTTACTAAATGCAATAACTCACCACGGAAATTCTTACGGATATGATTACGTATTTGAGGATTATACAAAAGCCGCGTCAAAAGTTAGAATTATTTGTCCTAAGCACGGTATTTTCTTGCAGCAAGCAAACGATCACGGACGTGGTAGTGGATGCCCAAGTTGCAGTAATGCATCACGTGGTGAAAATTTAATTCGAAATTTTTTAATTCGAAACAAAATAGAATATACCACACAAAAAACATTTCCTGATTGTGTTCGTAATAAAGGAAAATTAAAATATGACTTTTATTTGCCTGCACATAACATACTAATCGAGTACGATGGAAAACAACACTTTGAAACAGGATTTTTGTGTCAGGACCTCGATGACATAAAGGCCACAGATGAATTTAAAACAAAATATGCTGCTGATAACGGATTTGTTTTATTACGCCTGCGATATGACGATAATTCTTTACAAATTTTACAGACAATGCTTGCATAATGTTGCTTTTTTACAACAAAAATAATTGTTGACAATCAAGCATTTTGACTGTATAATAAGCGCATGATACAAAAAACTGAATACGCTGTCTTTTGGGTAGACAGCACAAACACTGGCCCAGCCCATGTCAATCGTTTTGCCGCAATGGGCGAAGCGTTGGCGCTGATGCAAATACTGCGAGACAACGGACACCGTTTCGTGACTATGGCGTCTGAAAACATTGACAACGTGGGGCTGATGGGCGTATCATCCATAGTGGACGGTAAGTGCCCAGACGGTTCTGAATTTCAAGGCCGTACAAGCCGCTATGGTGTGGCACTTGCACGGAGCAAAAAGGAAGTATCATGACTAACGACGAATTTAAGATTTACAAAGCAAAAGTAGCCCGCAAGCATGCGTCATTGACACGCATTAAAAAAGAGTTCTTGGAACTGGTCGCACAGTGTACGCATAACGAACTGCGGCACAAAAAAGAGCATGAGGTTGGAGGCTACTTAAATACTGGCACAAACACAGAGTACGACGAGTGCATCTTGTGCGGCAAAAAGTTTAATGTGGTTGAAACCTCAACAGGCATTTACGGGTAAACATCATGAAAATCGTAAAGGGCAATCTGCTTGACCTCGCAGAACAAGGGCACTTTCATGTTATTGTGCAAGGCTGCAACTGCTTTAACACGATGGGGTCTGGGCTTGCCAACGAGATCCGTGAACGTTATCCAGACGCATGGCAGGTTGATCAAGAAACTCTGTCAGGTGACTACAATAAGCTCGGTAATTTTACTGTAATGCTTGGAAAACGTTTTAACATTGTCAACGCATATACACAATATGACTTTAGTCGTGGCAGCGATGTTTTTGAGTATACTGCGTTCCAACTTATCCTGCAGAAACTTGCTCACCAATATCCTGCCTGCAACTTTGGTTTTCCGAAGATTGGATGCGGGCTTGCTGGCGGTAATGAAAAAATAATTATGGACATGTTGCAACAGTTCAGCGACAACTTGCTACTAACTGGCGGCACCGTAACAGTAGTTGAATTTGCATGAAATATTGGAACAAGGATAAAAAAGTTAGGGTAAAGTGGGCAACGTCTCCTTCCCCAAAAATTAGTTCTGTTCCTAATGCAAAAAATTGGTGCAAAAACAATGCAAGCACGGGCAAATTTTACTTTCACTATACAAATACGAGATGGTGGTTTGAACACGAGCACGATGCAACATTATTCGCACTTGCTTGGTCAAATCGTTAAAAACACTTGACTTTGGCACATTTTAATGCTATACTAACCGCAAGTTACAAACAAAGATAGGTTAAATGAAATGAATACAGAATCTAAGAGTATGCTTTGGCGAGGGGCATACCGACTTGGCTATGAAGTGGGATTTGCTATCGCAGCGATTGCGACGCTTGTCAACTTTGTGATGTTCCCTTTCCCTCGCTATTAAACAACTTTTTAAAGGATTTTATATCATGGCATACGCGACAGTGTTAATGACAAACGGTGTTGAAATTAAAAAGGCACCAATTGGCTTTTCGTGGACTACGTTTTTCTTTGGCGGGTGGGTTGGTTTACTGCGCCAAGACTGGCTCAAAGGCAGTATCATCCTTGTTGGTGGGCTTTGCACCTATGGCATTGTGGGTATGGTGGCTGCTTTCTTCTACAATAAACTCTACATCAAAGGCTTGTTTGATCAAGGATATCGCGTTCACGCATTGCCACCAAATGTCTCAGAAGAAACACTACGCATCTACTGCGAGTATGTCGCGCTCCCTGGCGCTAAGGTACCTGCTGACAAGTCAGTAGCAGTTTAATTTTGATTGGACCTGTGTAAATTTTACACGGGTTCAATAGAAATATAAGTTGGAGTATGTTAAGTGTCGTATATAAGAATTGATGGATTTAGCGATAACCAAATGAAGCACGCCGACATTTTGTGGCAACTACAATCTCAAGAAGAAGTTGAATTTTACTTGTCGGGGTTATTTAATAAAGATTGGGCGGACGCACAGATTGCTCTTCACATGATTGCGGCTGAGGCTATTGACGGTATCAATCAAATTGAACCAGAGGTTGAAGAAATTATTAACAATATGAAGTAAAAGGCTTAATTATGTTTTCAGAATCAAGATTCAAGCATTATCAAACAGGAGATGCAATCATTGATGCTCACCATCGTAATATTTTATCGTTAGCTGATGATACAATGGAACATTTGATTAAATGGAAAGAATGCTTTACTGCTAACTGTCAATGCCAAGTTAACAATGTAATTCAAAATTTTATTGATGCACTAACTGATCATATCAATGAAGAAAATAAATTCATGGATGACAATTTGTTTCAATATAGGGACATACATAAGAAAATTCATGAGCATTTTCTTATAGACGTTAAAAAGCAGTAGAATTTTATCAAAACTCAAGAGAGTCTGCCACACATGTTCAACATAAGTTGTATAAGTTAGTAGAACTATATTACTACCATATTGATAATTATGACTTGCAAATGGTACAGTGGATTAAGGAAAATAAAAAATGATGACAGAAGTATATGTTCGTAAAATGGCATCTATTCAAAAGATTGCCGAAGTAAAGGCTATTCCTGATGCAGATAAAATCTGTGCCTACCGTGTCAACGGGTGGTGGATTGTTGACCAAGTCGGCAAGTACGTCGTGGGCGATCTCGTTGTGTACGCAGAACCAGATTCATTCATCCCGGCCACACTTGCACCTTTCTTGACAAAGCCAGGGCATTTTCCCAAGACGTATCTTAGTGTTGAAGGTGAAAAACTTCGAACTATCCGTCTGCGCAAGCAATTGTCTCAGGGACTGTTGCTGCCGCTAAATGTTGTGTTTGATGCCATGACGATGGAGCAGCGTTTGATTGCTGGCTCTGACGAGCTGATTGAAGGTACTGATGTATCTGAAACACTGAATATCGTAAAGTGGGAAGCACCACCTGAGTTTACCTCTGCTGATGCTCGTGGATCATTTCCATCGTTCATCATCAAGACTGACCAAGAACGTGTGCAAAATTGTTTCGCCGATATGGAAGAACATTTTGAGCACCAAACATGGGAAGTTACAGAGAAGTGCGAAGGCTCTTCAATGACTGTGTATTTCCGAGATGGTGATTTTGGTGTCTGCAGCAGAAATTTAAATTTACTTGGAACTAAGTTTTTGCCATTTTCTTTTGATGATGAGCAAGTTGAAGATAAGACTGTCTAGTCCGATTTAAATGATTGACTGTCATTACCTTTCGGTCGGATAGTCTACTACACAATAATTTGGCTGGGACGTTGGTTTTCTTATTGTTAACCCAACGATTGAACTCCATAAGTCTCATCACCTTTTTATCTATTAGTCTAGAAACATAAGTGATGTGCTTAGTTACACAGGCAAGTTTAGCGGATTTTGATTGAAGCTTTTTAGTTTCTGTTGATCTTTTACTACCATAATTTATACCCACATAGTTAGAAAGAGTTGGGTCATCTTTATGAATTCTAAAACAAATACCTGTTTTATTATCCTTTACTGTAATCCAATTCTTTTGACTATTTGATATATTTTTCTTGTGAGATTCACTAATGCATTTTCCAGTTTGGAAAGATACTAACTCTCCAGAAATATAACGAGGATCATTAACAGATACCCTAAACATAACACCAGTAGAATCTTTTACTACAACTAGATTTTTATTTGTGGGAGGATTTCCACCAAAAGATTTATTTAGTAATAATGGATGTCCCCAATGTTCTTTAATAAGATTTTGTTCAAAGTCGTTTGCATCTTGTGATTCATAAAATACCGCTAAAATTTCATAATTATAATTGTCAAAATTTGGTTTTACAATTTTAGATGATGTCTTGTAAACAATTCCCAAATCAAATTCTGCTGGTACTTTATTTGCTTTCCTAAAACCAAAATAAAATTCCGATGTTGTTTTATGAGTACACTTGTATACGTAGGGATAAATATTCATGCTGGCATTCCTTTCAATGTTAGAGTTCATGGGTGTTCCACCACCGCGATGAACATTTTTATTGACACATATTAAACAATGTGTTATAATATATTTATCATATTTAATGGAAGTTTGGAAATTATGATTGAAATTATTTCAAAAGATCAATTAGCAACATTACACATTGGTGACAAATTCATATATCGAGGAGCTGAGTATGTTGCTCAGTCGGAACCATACGAAAAGAATGGTCAAATTGGTGTAGATGTAGATACAGACAATACGTTCTGGAAGATGGCACTTGAACTTGGTTTGAGGGAAAAGTTGACTAATGAAGGGTTAAACATTGCTATTCAAGGTGAACTATGTGGCCCTGGTATTCAAGGTAACATTTATAACTTGAGCAAGCACATGTTCTTTGTGTTTGATATTTTTGATATTGATCGTTTTGAATATATTGTACCAAAATTGCGTAGAGATATCACTAAGGCTTTTGGGTTAACTGATGCACCTGTGCTTGAATGTGAAGCAACATTGTCTGGTCAAACATGCGCGTCACTGCTAAATAAGGCAGATGGGCACTCTGTGCTTGGGCTAATTGGGTGTGCTCGTGAAGGTCTTGTCTTCAAGGCAAATTCTGACAGGCGAATTTCATTCAAAGCAGTTAGCAACAAATATTTAGAAAATATCAAAGATTAAATTAAGGAAATTAAATGAAAGAAAAATTTGTTAAACTTGTGATAATATGCGCTGTCGCCAGCGTCGGTGTTATTTTAGCTGACTTAGTATTGGTACTGAGTAGGGTATGAGTCTATTAGACTGGTTTTCAACGTACCGGCCGTTTGAGATGCCACTGGTTCCGCCAATGGCGGAACGATCTATGGTATATTATATACCACCTCCCAATACAACTTATACAACCATAGTATCAAAATATAAACCATTTTACTACTGTTCGAAGCCGTCTGTTAAACGGTGGAAACGATGAAACAATATAATGATGACGATGAAAAATTGCTAAGGACCGCAGTAAAGGCATTCATAATGTTTGCTTTTGTAGTTCTTTTTGCTATAATGTCAGTATGGATCATTGTGTTTGCTTTTGCTGTAAAAACAAGTGAGACCATTGAAAAAGACGGGTTAAAAGCCGTAGTTGAATCAGTTTGGTGTGGTAAAAATAAACAGTGCCTTAAATAATGAAAAATCTTGTCCCATTTGAAGAAGTTGATGAATTAGAAAAGCTATTAGCCGATGCCGCCGCTCTGGACGAAGTCGAAACACCATCTTTGGTTTTATCTAAAGGCGGGTTCCTTACTTTTCATAATTGGGTATACGATGAAGCAGTAGGAAAAGGTGAGTATGTTGACGTTGATATAACTAACGACTGGCTACATAAGCGCGATAAAGACATTGTACTTGCTCCTGGTGTTACGCTCAATGACGTATTTTTATTCGTCTCTCGAGACGCAGAAATTTGGGACATTATCCTTACTAACTGCTATGTTAAAAAGTTTGTCGAGACTTGGAAAAAAATTGATCAAGCATCAATTAAATTTACACACGAGTACGATCCAGAAGCAATCGAATACTTAGAAGTTTATTGGGCGCCAGATTTGTTTACGTGGGCAGGCAAAACTAAAATTTCAGGTGTATCACGTGCTGACTTGCATGGCAAAGGATTTGTGCTGCAAGATGACAAATACGAAGACGAAGAAAAAACTTACAAACTTTACTCCAAAGGCACCCGGATTCAATGGGGTGTTGATTTTACACCACTGATAGATTTGCTTGGCTTGCCTATTCAACTTGACACACAATTTAAAATCCAGCAAGAATGGCAAAAATACATGAAGCTGGATGAAATTGCAACACTGCTTGATGCACATCGTGATTATAGTTTGCAAGAAGTGCTTGAAGGTATCTTTTGGGAACTAAGTTTTTACGGTGGTGAAGTTGAAAAACTTGAAAAACGCGATGAAGTGATGGCGATTAAAGATTCTATTGATTTTAAAAATTTAAGTATTGAGCCATGAAAGTTGGATTACGCCTTGGTAAATGTGTTCTTGACATTGTCAAGGGTGACGTGTTAATTACAGACGTTCTTGTAATTGTCGCTAATTCACGGATAAATCCAAAAAATGATGAACAGTGGGCCAAGGTTTGGAACGTTTACAAAAATGAATCTAAAATTTGGGACGTTGGGATTCACGAAGAAGTTTTCAAGTACACTTTGCGCAGATTATTTGAACTTGGTAAACTGCATCAGCCAAAAACGTATGGTGGCAGAACTCATTCTTTTAAAGAACCTTGGGTTGATATAGTCCCAACTCTTAGAGATACAGCAATTCCAGAAAATTTCAATATTCCAGGAAAACCGACGCCGAAACCGCTACCTAAATTAGGGTCAACAAGGCCTGCCACTCTTGCGGCAGAACAGCCAACGACAATGGCACCCACAGTAATAGCATCGTTTCCAGAAATTGCAACAATAATGCCTGACATTATCTTGTGATTGTTACACAATAACAACATAAAAATACTTGACTTTTGGTCCAAATGCCGTTATAATAGCAGCATGAAGACAAAAATGTTAGCACTTTCAGCAATTATTGTACTGTCCGGTTGCGCCACAAAGCAACGTATGGACATTAAAATGCTGGAGAGATTGCCAGTCGATTGCGACCAAGCAGCAGCAGCACAACGATTTTTTGAACATCATTTGACGACGTCAGATGAGCGGATAACTGCCGTTTTTGACCGTAACTGGTACAATGCAGCATTTAGTCCTGAAAAATTGAGTCAGGGTAATCAAATACTCTCAAGGGAATACGATGCAGTGGCAAGAAATAAACTCGATCAATTGCGCAACTGCCCAAGCGCATTGCCATACAATAATCCAGAACATCAATATTTGAAATCGCAATGAAACTCTTTACATTAACTGCGATGGCAATGTTGGTTGGGTGCTCAAGCACACCTCCGGTGGTACATCGCCCAGTCGTAGAACGTGAACAAGTTTGCACTATGCGCTCTACTGCGCACACACAAATAACACAAACTCTTGAAGATGTGGCAGACATTCGTCCCATGATAACAAGCGTTGGTAACAATGCATATAAATGCTCGATAACTGCTCGTGTACAATATAAGCAGGCGTGGTATAATGTGTACGGTGAAAACACAGATTCGTTGTCAGTATCACAAAATGATGTATGTCTTGCCGCCGTTAAAGATGCAATGGTTACATTTTTAGCAGGCAAAGAATCAACCACAGTCACAGCAGAGCAGCAGATGGTGTGTACTGATGAACCCGCTATTAAAACTCGCCCAGTTGAAAAGGGTGAGAGGATTAGGATTAGTGAAGTTAAGCCGCATCCTGCAAAACCAACCTCGTTCCCATACAATGGAACTGAGTGCAAGATGTTTATTGAGCAAGGCGTTCGTAATAGCATGCTTTACGAATGGCAGGGTGTTGCATGTAAAACAGGTAGGAACGGTGGCGATGAATGGACCGTCCTTGATAAATTTTAACTTAAGAAAGTGTAGGCAGTAAAATGAAACGCAGTATGACAGCCCTTGTGGCAGTAACTTTGATGGTAATCGCAGGCTGCTCGTCAGCCCCTAAAGCACCTGAACCAGTAATGGCAGCACCCAAAACGGTGATGTCAAACGTGCCTGATTGGTACGTCACGGTGCCCCCAGCACCTGCTGGCTATGTATTTGCAGCCGGAACAGCAGTAAGCCGCGATTTGTCCATGAGCAAGGCAAAAGCACATTTGGACGCTGAAATTCAGCTTGCCAACAGGATTGCTGCGGAGGTAAGTACGATGATGAAAGATTATCGTCGTGACGCAGGCGATGATTTTGCCCAAGTAACTGAAATGGTTACAAATAAGGTGGCTTCCCGTGTTAAACTTGCTGCCAAAACGGACAAGACTATTATTATTTCCGAAGGCGGCGGGTTTCGCACGTATGTTTTGCTGCTTTCGTCAGATTTGAACGTAGCTGCACTACAGGCAGATAAGAATGCCGCAGAACGCGAGCTAGCAATGCGTACGAACTAGCATCCAGCCAAAATGACAGAAAAGGGGCGAAAGCCCCTTTTCTTACGAGCTCGTATTCATAAATAAGTTGGTGCATGACAAAGAAACGCTAGTTAAACTGCTAAATACTCCGCTGCCAAGTAAACGGGTTCAACGCCGTGCCAATTATCGCCCAACAAAAGAGCAAATGGGGCTGATTTACGATATACTCAATGATGTACTATTTGAGGGTAAACTCAAAAAACCCACGATTTACATGCGATCAATGAAATTTTGGGGGCTATGCTCTGTATACGATGCACCAAAAATCTTCTCCATTATTAGAATTAATAACGAATGTTTTTGCTTACATTGGTTTATCCTAATTTTAGCGCACGAAATGGTGCATCAGCATCAATGGGAGATAGATGGCCCAGAGATTACAAAGGCTGGCGGTGAAATAATGGTTGATCATAATGAGTCCTTTTTTAAGTTCACTGATAAGTTTATCGAGAATGGGCTTTCGTTAAAAGAAGCATACAGTAAACACGAGTGGATAAAGCACCAAGATCTTACTAAATTATAAAGAAAACTGTGCAGCATAAATACTATAACAGGATTTTGAAAATGCCAAACGACACTTCATTTATACGAGAACTGATCAATTTCATTGATCAACGGCTAGCTGCCCAAGAGCAAACTACTGCGGTTGGGAGTAACCCGGAAGACCAAAGTACCGACGTTGGCAATGCTAACCAATCTGGCGTGAACCCAATGGATCGCGACGATATTTTTGTCCCACCGTTGCAAGCTAAGTTAGAAATCATGAAGAAGCTGTCTGGCATCCCGCTTAAAGATGAAACGTTAAAACAATCACAAGAACAAGGCGGGCCAACACTCAGTGATGAGCAAGTCGTCGCGCCGTCTCAAGCACAAGAGCTTAAAAAACATCTAACTATAGCAGATTTGTTCGGTAACGATGTAACAGGGGAATAGCATGGCGGGTGAAGGCTTTAACAACCCGAATACTACACACGAGATTTTTAGTAGTCGTGTAAAAGTCCCAGCTACTGAATATGTTGGCCAGCAAGGTCGCTTATTTTATCACGAAGATACAGGTGAGTTGCGTATTAGTGACGGTGTAACACCACATGGTCACCCAATCTTCACACAAACTACATCCACTGGCAGCGTAACGCTATCATTATATGCTTCCAATGGAACACCAGCCAACACTCCAATGGCAGTGGGAAATAACTCAACTGCGATGGGTGACGGTGCTATATCGTATGCTACTGGTAGTGTAACCCAATCGTCAGGCATATTTACTTCATACGGTGATGCGCAAACTGGTAGTTATGTTTTTAGAACAGTCACAGTCAATAACTCATGGATGGAGATGTTTTTAGATGGCGTAACACAGAGGCTGATTATTCCAGCAAATGCGACGGTATCGTTTACTGCTAAAATCATTGCTCGTAGAACAGATTCAGGTAATGAAGGCGGAATTTACGAGATTAAAGGTGGAGTTGATAAAGGGCAATTCAACTCAAGCATTGCTCTTATTGGTAAAATCAACAAAACAGTAGTTTCAGAAGACAATCCAATCTGGGATGTCAATATAGATGTAGACACTACGACCGGAGCACTTCGAATCTGGGTTAAAGGTGAGAACGGCAAAACAATACGCTGGGTCGCACATTTAGAAACAGTCGAAGTTCGTGACTAAACCGCACTATTTAAGTTTAAAGCCCTGGAATCGCAGGGCTTTTTCATGATTATCTATATGTAAAGCGTTCACGATAAATAAGAACATGAGAGTAAAACACTTTATCGCAGAACAGCAATTAGACGAGTTGGCAATGAACCCAACCTCCCTCCGCAGTGTCGCCGCAAAAATAGATGCCCGCGTTGGCATGGAGTTTGAAATGTATGTGCCCGACACAAATGGCGGAGAAGGCGATAGTGATTACGATGAATGGGAACCAGATTACGAAATGGATGAGTCAGTGTCTGATTTTGCCGACATTATAGCATTCTTTAACAGCGGTGAATTTGCGGGCTCTTCTGGCCGTGCTTTAGGATTGTTTAAAGAGAAAATGGAGGAAGAATTTTTCGAATGGGTAGAAGAACAAATACACGATAGTTGGCGCAAAGAAGGTCGTGATGCTATACGCGACTACATGGTAAACAACGATCTGTGGGACGAGGACGAGGCAATCACACTTGCGTTTGAGGAAATGGATCTCACAGACGACGAGAAAAATCGTGCTGAAAAAGTTGGAGCCCAGTTAAATGCCCGGAAATATAATCGCGTAAAAGGTGAAGTAAGTTATCGCGGTGATGATGAAAAAAATTGGGATGAAGCAGCCAAAAGAGCAGAAGATGCGTTTGAAGAACGGGTTGGTGAAGAGTGGCAAGGGGAAGGTGAAATATCCGACGCTGCTTTTGAAGAATACCAAAGTGAGGAACGCGAGAACTATTCAGAGCAAGATTTTTTGCGTGACAAAGGAATAAGAACAGCACTTAACGCTTTTGAAGAATTTGAACCGCGTGATGTCAACTGGCCACACATGGTCAATGTTGGCGGTGGCGGAAATGGGTCGCAGAGCGCAGATGATGTGGCACGAGATTTTGAAGAAATGATAGGTCGCCCAGTAATGTCAAGCGATAACTATCATGGAGTAAAGCGTAACGGTGTATCATACATTGTGGAGCCAGACTCAAGTTTAGATGAGGCTAATAGCGGCGAGGATGCTGGGTTAGAGTTTGTATCCCCACCACTGCCTGTCAATGACATGCTGTCCGATTTAAAGAAAGTTAAAACATGGTGTGACGATAAGGGATGCTACACTAACAGCAGCACTGGGTTACATATAAACATTAGTGTGCCAGGGATGGATGAAGAAGGTAAGTTAGATTATGTGAAGTTAGCATTGCTCATGGGTGACAAGCATGTCATTGACCAGTTTGGTAGAGCAGGTAACACTTACGCAAAGTCCGCAATGGACATGATTAAAACTGCGGTTAGAACTCGCCCTGAGTCCGCCGCAGCAATGCTTGACAAAATGAAGGGCGGACTTGACAAGTTAGCAAGTAAAATAATTCACACCGGTAAAACAGAAAAATACACCAGCATCAACAACAAAGGAAACTACATAGAGTTTCGTAGTCCAGGCGATGACTGGCTTGGGAAATATTACAATCAGATTGAACCCACAGTGTTGCGTTTAGTTGTGGCGCTGGACGCAGCATGCGATCCAGAAAAATCTCGCCAAGAGTATCTTAAAAAGTTATACACTTTGCTAACACCATCGTCAAGCGCAGATCCACTCGCATATTTCGCACAGTATGCGGCAGGGGAGATTCCTAAGGCTGCGTTACGCTCGTTCATCAAACAGGTTCAGTTGACACGAAAAACTAAGCGTGAAGATGAAAAATTTGGCCCAGTGACAACTTGGACTGTCACTGACAATGTTTATGGGTATGTCAAGGGGGTCAAAGCACGGTCAGCAGCAGAGGCAATATCTGCTACTAAACTTCTTTTAGGTGGAGATAGTGTGAATGCTCCGGATAGTCAGTTTACTGCGGTACAAAAAACACCGCAGCAAGCACCAGTGGACAATCTTGAAGGTAGGCCGTGGGCAAGATGGCGTATAAATGCTACTGCTGGCCGCACTATCCCAGTTTCTGCCAGGTCACATGCTGAGGCTATTCAACGGTGCGGTATACCAGAAGAACAAATAGTCAGTGTTGTCATTGACGATGGAAATTTAAGACCACCGCAGCAGGAACCTCAACGTAGAGAAGAGACCGACTTTGGCGAAGATGTTCCATGGGAAATATACGATAGAGCATCAGGTGAGCGAAGATTTGTATCGTTTATGTCACAAGCAAATAATGGTCAGTTGGCGGCAGCAAACGCAGTAGCAATGTTAAACAACATAGCCACACCTGATGATCAGCGTCGTGGATTAGGTGTGCGTATGGTAGGTGGTGTGTAATGTTTTTAACCGAATTTTTTAAAGATGATGAGCGTGCTCAGATTGAAAGATTACGCGGCACTATTCCACTTGAAACCTGGTGTTCTATTCTCGAACATCACTTAGTCAATGACAGCATACCACTATTGGAATCACTTGATCAGAATTTAGTTGATAAAATTAGAAATACCCAATCGTTATCCGCAAGCGTGTCAGTGGGTGACGAATGTATAATTATGCCAATTATTATTATCAATAATACGTTACAAATATATGACACTCAAGGAAATTACCCAGCAAAGTCTCAAGTGGAATTTAGTTTAGTAACAGCGAAAGACGGACAGGTTATAACAGTTAAATTTAATGATGGCACAGTGTCAACCTTTCCAAATGAGAGATTGTCAAAGCTAACTTATATGACGGTGATTTTATCCAAAAGTAAACAAGACTATAACAAATTGCTGACATGGGTAAAATCAATAAGCGATACTGATCTTCCGCCAGTGGCGACCTTGGCAGAATCAAAATTGATGGAATCTGCGACCGCAGAAATCTACCACTATGCTAACACGAGCCTTGCGGCAAAGATAATGCGTGACGGTATGTTCAAGTTGAGCAACACTACAGGCAACCAATCTGAAGAAAAATACGCATTGCCTGGCTATCCATATTTTTTAAGCACTACTCGAAGTAAAGTGGGTGACTACCATCGCTATGCTGGCTCATCAGCCTGTATGTTTGTTCTTGATGGCAACTGGTTTAACCAGCATTATAAATCACGCCCAATAGATTACTGGGATCGCTCGTGGAACTATCCTGATTCCCCACGTACTCGTGAAAGTGAAGATCGTATTTACAGCAAGTCCCCGTCTATTCCGTTAAACGGCGTTAAAGCAGTTCATGTGTACATTCAAGAACAAAGCGAGTATAGAAGTCCAGAAGTTCGCGGTATTTTAATCCAAGCTAAGAAGATGGGCATACAAGCTTATCTATACACTGATGAAACTGCGTGGAGATTACAAAATATTCGCCGTGCTGTAACACCAGGACAAGCCGCAGCGGTGCTAAAAGGTCCACAACAGCCTGGTTATTCACGCCAACCGTATGACGCAGTTGAGCCATGGTTAGAACTAATCATGAAAAAGAACAAGGCAGAGTTGTCACCCAAGGCAGAGAAATTGCGTTATAATTTAGTGTACTATGGATCACGATACGAAAACGAGGACAGTGGATTGTCGAATGACATGGCAAACTCCCGCAAGCCAGACTCTGGCGGCTACGACATCGCAGTGAAGATAACGGACTACATGCGTAGAAATAGAATACCAGATTTGCTTACATTGAAAAACATGCTGGTTAAAAAGTGGGATAACATCAAATGACTAATCAAAATAATACCCCAATTAAAAGACGAAGGTTATATAAAGAGCAATCTGAAAATTCTGTTCTAAAAAATAATGCTTCGATCGAAAATCAATTGTCGCAAACAGTTATAATAATGCGTCAAATGCATGCTCTTGTTACGAAGTTAGAACATGAAAATCAAAGAAATACTAAGTGAGTCAGCGGATTGGATCCACAATTTTTGGCTACTTCATTCAGTGGACATTAAATCTTTCTTGGACGATACACAAAAATTATATCAATTGTATAATGTATCATCGGAAAAAGATTTAATTAAATCTGAATTAGTGAGGACATATAGTTATTTAGATGAATTATTGCGAAATCCAAAATGGGAACACCTTGAAGAAGATCCAGATTATGACAAGATATATGATGGTTTACTTGATGTTTACGAAGGTATTCAATCTTTTTTACGAGCAAATAGTAAATGAAATCCACAGAGTTTATTGACGAGCATAGTAACTATGCTATCAACCCAGCATACACACCAGAGGTAATGCGTGAGCTAACTCTTATGTGCCGCGCGGCTGAAGGTTACTTTGAAAAGCATGGGTTCAAACTACACTTCACTGACCACTTTTTCGATCAGATGAAATTAAAGCGTGGCAATCGCGACATTTACACTACACAGGATTTAATGGCAACGCTGGTGAAGATTTTACAACGCGGCATGCAGTTTTTCAAAGGCAAAGTGCCAGGCACAAATTTTGTTTTTTACGATCAGCACACTAATATTCACATCGCAATAAAGCGTGATAATGTAGATTTTTATGTTGCTACTACCACTGTTCGCGACTACAAATGGACTGGTGAAGGACAGGTGATAAGACTATGAGAGCAAAAGAATTTATTACTGAGTCGGCTGAGACTATTGAAACGTATTTGGCACTTATGGGATTTTCATACACAAAGTTAGAGCAGCAGTCTTCTTTAGTAAAACAATATTATGATGCCCACAAAATAAGTCATGAAAAAATGAAGAGTTATCTAATAGATATCAATATAGCAATACACTCAGTCACTGACGACCCAAATGTATGGAATAAATTCAGTGATGATCCGGAAGTTAGTGTTATATACAACAAGATAGCAACCTTGGCAAATAGCAACTATGAATATTTAGAGAGGAATACAGCATAATGTTTAACAGAATACCACTGTGGAATGAGCGGCAAATTTTAATTAGCGAATCAACATATCTTGCTGATACCCATTGGGAAAAAAACCTTGCTTTGCGCGGAAAAAAAGTTGAGGTAATGCTTGAACAAATAAGTAGTGAATTAAACGAGGTAAACATAGACAACAGCAAGGGTGCTGGTGCTGTACCATACAATGCTGACGTTGATTACTTTGGTGTTCGTGTGTTGATGGAACCGTCTACATTTTTAGCGTTAGCAGCACCACTGACAGAGCCAGTGAGCAAAGAAGGGCTAATGAAGCATTTACAAAATGGCGGTTCCATTGGTGCTCCATTCCTTGATATCAATGTGCCGCCAGAGTGGGACGATGGCAACTTCAAGCAGTATGCTAAGATACGCGGGCACGAAGGTCGCAACAGGATGATGGCAGTTATGGATCTTGAAGGCGATGCTCCTATTGAGGTGCATTTGTTTTTCAAGCAGTATCGCCGCCGCGAAGTAACAGATCAGATGATTGCTAAGGCCAATGAGGGTATGATTAGAGAACAAACGACCACATTGATACCTGGACCATTGTTTAAGGTAGTAGCATGAGAGCAACTGAATTCTTATCTGAAGGTATTATCAACTGGGTATCAAGAAAACTTGGTAGAGCGTGGGGCAAGCCCGGAGACGTAGTACATGGTAATGTGGTGGCAGACTATTTAGAAAATTCAACGTACCATACAGAAAGCAAGCTAAAAAAAATTAGAAAAAGTAAATTTCAATTGACTAATTTAGATTTAGCGACAGCCGAGAAATACAGGCATTTTACTAACTCCCAAAATCACGGGTCCGTTATAGATATTGACAAATTAGATAATGCACGGCAGATGAAGATTACATATGACAGCTTGATTAAATATCCCCCAGTGTTAGCACACGATGGATTTATTTGGGATGGCAATCATCGTCTTGAACGAGCAATAGAGTTGCAGTTACCCAGCATTCCTGTATTATTACAAGTTAGTATGGATAAAAGGAGTAGTATATGAATGATCAACCAGAAAAATTACAATTCAATATTGACGGCTCAATTAAAGAAAATAGTCAACCCATTGATGCCGCACAAGAAAAAAAGTATTTAGACGATCTTGCAGTAGAGATAAATCAATGGTGTGAGGAAATCTTAAATGCGAGCAACTGAATTTTTACTTGAAGCAACCGGTGGGATCATGAACATTTTGCGCCGTGAGTTACCGGGCTGGCCTGATTATATTATCAAGGATATGGTCTACACTACTATCAATAATCAGAAAGATTTAGAAGAGAAGATAGAGCATGTACGGTGGTTAGCAACACAAATTTCATCTTGGAAATTCTATCCTAAAATGCCACTTACATTTGATATGCTAAGTCAAGACACACAAAAGAAAATGAAAGTTGATCGTAACTTTGGATCTAAGAATCCGTTTGGAGTCGTTAACGATGAACAGCGAAGTGCTACTGCTGATACTATTGTTGGCAGTAAGGGGATGGAAAATTTGCCACCAGTGATAATGGTTAAAGAAGCAGACGGGCTCGACTTGTGGGAAGGTTGGCATAGAACCATGGCAGCATTTCGGTCTCACCCAGAAGGATTTAAAATAAATGCGTGGATAGGACAAAAATGAGAGCAAACGAATTTTTACTTGAAGGATTAAATCATCCAATGATTGTAGTGGATGTACAGCCAGAGTACGCTTACTATACACCACAGACTGAAAAAATCTGTGCTGACATTATTCGCTTTGTCACTAAGCAAACTGGTCCAGTGTTGATGCTTGTCAATGCTGAGGATTCTGGCGTATCTGCAGACACAAAAGAGTTTATCACACAATATTGGAACAACATAGATGTTGAAGATTGGGACGACGAAGATCCGTCTGTCGTAACCAACAACGTTAACTGGTCGCGGTTTACCTTCATTGATAAGGGATATGGCCACCTTAGGTCCTGGATGGATCAAGGTGTTCCGCCCGCCGTTATAATTAAAGTGATACGAGCAATGTATCAAGAAAAAGTAAACGATAGCAGAGAATTATTTGGCGGCGAAGACTCTGATGAATATGAAGCAGGAATGCAAACTCTTATGGGAAATTATGTCAGTCATGCCATAGGCGGTGATTGTATATCCGTTGGTTGGGCGTGTGTTGCTACATTGAAAAAATTTAGTGGTGCTTACTTAGTTGGTGGCGGAAGGAACGAGTGCTTACGAGAAGTTGAATTATTGATGAATGCGTTTAACATTAAATATAAGAGAATAGACTCATTAGTATACTAATATGAAAATAAACGAAATATTACGAGAATTAGCCTACCCAGGCAACATTGGGATTATGGAACTAACTAAGTTCTTTCAGATGGCCACTGATGAGCAAAAAATGCATTTTAAGAAATTAAAAGCATCAGGCAAAACAGAAGCAGCATGGAAATTTATGCAGTCTGTCGTTGATGTTAAGCTGCATGAAGGTGGCTGGGCTAACCCAGTTACACAAGGAACGCATATTACACCACAGTTAGTTGACATGGTGTTTAAAGTATTGAACATTTTCGTTAAACGATTAAATGTATTTCTACAAAGCAAGGAAATTCCGCCAGTTGAGTTAGGTAATCCTTGCGGTAGCACAACGTATTATAAACGTGATTTAATGCAAAACCCCACCCGTGAATACGGTGACATAGATGTCAACTTGTTCATCCCACGCATTGAGGGAACAACAAATAATGCTAACGCTGATATTATCCGCACTGCGGTTCAAGAGTTTTGCGAAGGTGACCCAGATTTCCAAACAAGTAACGGAACAAACGTTATCGTTAGGGTTGGAAAAGACTATATACAAGTTGATTTAATAACGGCGTTTTACCACAACAAAGAATGGACTAATGCATTAGCACCTGAATACAATGTCAAAGGTGTGTTATGCAACAGCATTTACTCATCACTTGGCGAAGCGTTAAGCCTTAGCATTGGTGGTGGACATGGTGTTCAAGGTAAGTTTGATAGCGAAGGAAACTTAGTGCCGTTCAAAACAGTTAAAGGAGTTACTCTTAAAACGATCACAAACAAACCAGACTCGTGGGCGTTAGACATTGCTAAGTTCTTTGGATGTAAGAAAATACACCCATTGCTTAAACAATATCCAGGCAAGTTAGACGAAGTGAGAGTTGCTGACATGATAAACAGTATTAAGGGAATTGCACTATCCATGGAGTTAAATGGAGTTGGTAACTCGTCAGAGTTACTGCAAAAAATCAAATCAATATACTTGGGCAAAATAGAGAAGGCTGCAACGAGCAGCAAGTATGACAAAGCAGCAACGCCCGAAGCAAAAGCAAAAGCAGATCACACTAAAGAAATGTTGATACAAAAGTCAACTGAATTTGCCAAAATGTTTGATTAAGTTGTTTTAATACAACAAAATAACCGTTGACTTTTGGCTCAAACGGCTATACAATAGCCGTATGAAGCAATTAATGTACGTTTACACTTCCACCCGCAAGAATCTGTGTGGTGAACTTACACCAATCGTGATTGAAACCAATCTCACGTATGCTTTGCCTTATTGGCAGGCACGAAAACGCAGTAATCCCAAAATATTTTGGAAAATTGCTTGACTTTATTGCCTTTTGGCTGTATAATACTCACATACACAAGCAAAGGAAGTAAAATGAGCACACATTCAGTTATTGGTGTTATGCACGGGGATAAATGTAAAGCAGTTTATTGTCACTGGGATGGGTACCTTGAACATAACGGGAATATGTTGTTAAAACACTACGATTCCGCCAAAGCAAATCACCTCGTTTCGTTGGGCTCCGTCAGCGCACTAGAACGCTCTGTCGTGCCCGCAACTGAAGCCCACAGCTTCGACACCCCAGAGACGGGCGTCACATTGTTCTACGGGCGCGATCGTGGGGATACGGACGTTGATTTTGAGGTTTTTCACAGCGATCAAGAGATGTTTGAGTACTACGAGGAGAGTTTCTACTACGTCATGAAGGACGGAGTGTGGTATTTTAGCAACGGTTTTCATGGCTGGATGACGCTTGAATCAGCACTAGAAACAGCAAAAGAAACGGTGTAAACTGTTGACTTTTGGCCCTTTTAGCTGTATAATCCACGTATGGAACAAGAAATCAAAACGTTAAATGCCCTTCAGCGGCGTATCACCAGAACATTATACAGATGTGTTCCTGGTAGCGCACGGGCTGGCAAAGTGCGTATGATGTACGCAAGAATCGTGCGCAAACTCGAGCTGATTCACGGTCCAGATGCTCATTGCAGCCTTGTGGACTACGATTTGGCTAACACATATTCAGACTGGCACAAAGAACTCACTGGCTCTCGCCCCAAAGCGTTTGTTACCCGTGCTGATGTGCAAGCCTGGATCATCCGTCACAGTTCACCAGAGGCTATGGCGGAGAGAATCAAACTCTGGGACGCCGAGAGCAGAATTCTTGGCAGCACTAACTACAAGGAATCAGTATGAACAACCCAACACCATTGCCCGAACTTGAAGAAGGCAAAAACAAAATTCTCAAAGCAGGCTGGACACTGGTCCGCAAATCTTTTGTCGCAACTGTAACACTAATCTCCGAGATTGCAGTTATTGCGGTGATTGGCTCAATGGCTGGCTCGTACTTGTCAGCCAAAACCATCGTGTCAGACTGCCAAACTGTCAGTCTTGCCAAAGTTGGCGACACTTATATTAAATGCTCATTGGTTGAGCCAACTAAAGATCCCGTAACAGCACCCCCACGGTAAGGAGTATAAGTCATGTTTAAGTTTTTATCTGGCATCGCGTTTGGCATTTTCATTATGGTCACTGCAACTAATCCGCAAGCGGTGAAAAATCTCGCTGGCAAAGCAGTGGACGCAACGCACAACGGAGTCACTGCTACTGTTGAAACTCTCAACAAGCCTGAAGAATCTACTTTGGTCACTAAAGCAAAAGAAGTGGTCAAGGAAGTAGCGCCCAAGTAATGGCGCGAATATTTGATTTTGGTTAAATCAGTCACAAAAAACCGTTGACAAACAGGCCAAAGTCAAGTATCATTAGCACATGAAGCAAACACTTCATTTTTATCTTTTTAACCCAAATAGGAGTTAGTTATGAGTAAGTATACAGTCGCTGGTGTTTCCAAACTGAACGGCGAGTTCAAGGTGCGTTTTGCACATGATCTCATGTATGTCAAGGGCTTGTCCAAGGCAGGCAATACTGACATTGAGTTGGTTGAGGCTCCGTCCGCAATGGACAAGCCAGAGTTGACCGAGTGGTTGAAGACCACGGACCTGTACAACCGTGCAGAGTTCAAGGAAGCGATTGACGATCGCAGTGCTATGTACGTCAAGTTGGCCAAGGCTAAAGCGCCGAAGGCTGTCAAAGTGGCCAAGCCTGTGAAGGCTAAGAAGGTCGCTGCACCAGCAAAGAGCAAGGCAGAAAAGCTTGCTGAACTTGCTGCTCGTGTGCCCGTCACTGAGTAACGCAACGTTACCACAGCAAACCCCGCGCAATGCGGGGTTTCTTCTTGACATCTTGCTAAACGATGTTATAATGAAGGTGAGGGAAGAAGTTAGTTAAACAGTAAAGGAGTTACAAAATGCCTGAAGTCAGACCACAAGCGTTATTTAAAGTTGAGATTATCGAGTCCGAGCGTGGCTGGGGTTCAAAGATTGACGAGACTAAGTTTTTCGACAACCAGTCCGAAGCAGAAGCGTTTTGCAAGCAATATAACGCACAAAACACTGAAACGGTTGTTCCAGATTGGTACATGTACGCAAGATATGTGGGTCGTGTTGCGTAAAAACAACAAAAATAATGCTTGACTGCCAAGCATTTTGGCTGTATAATAGTCACATACAGCAACAAATGTGGAGTTAAAAATGGAAGAACTTAAAGCCTTGTTTCCGAAAACACGTCGTATTGCCGCCCCAACCGGTGATATCCCAATGTACTTTTTCGTCGAAAACGAAGCCAAAATCCGTGCAGCCGCAAAAGAATACTTCCCCAATGGCTACCGCGTGATTTTCCGCGGTCCGCGCCCATACAAGGACGCAACGATGACCCGCCGCGCAGACGCCACTAGTGTTTTGCTGTATTCGCGTTAAAAACAGTTGACAGTCAAGCATTTTGGTGCTATAATAGTCACATACAGCAACAGATAGGACCACGCAAATGGCTACAATTACGAAAACCCAACTGGCGCAAGTTCGCGCTGATCTCAATGCTGCACTTGCTATGGTAGCAACGAAACACGGCATTGACTTTGCTATTGGCACAATCCGTTTTAACGCTGAAACAATGCGTACCACATTGAGTGGTGTTGTTCGCGGTGCTGCTGGCACATCTACTGCCAAGCCCACTGATCCAAAGTTGGTAGCGTTTTTGACACGCGGTGCACGTTTGTTGGGACACCCAAGCATCAACGAAAACGACAAGTTCCACTCACTGGGCCTGGGCACTGTCAAGTTCGTGGGTTATAACACCCGCGCCAAAGCATACCCGTTTATCGTCCAAACAACTGGCGGCAAGCGTTACAAAATCAACGAAGCCCGTGCTAAGGCACTCGCAGACTCAGGAATTGTTGTATGAAAAGCATTAAACTGTACCTTGTTGCCGGCACTGAAGTGACATTTTACCTCAGTGAAGCGCAAAGCATTGTGGTGATTGATGTGGCAGAGCCCAGGAATAGCTGCAAGCTCATTGACGGCATCCATAACAACGGTGGCTGGCACATTGCTGAATCCGCTGGCTCGTTGAACAAAAAGCTCAACGCACTGTTTAACCCAAAGCCCTTTAACTCGGGACCAAAATAATGGCTGAAGCATTCCGCGAAACAACACAGTGGAAAGGCTCCACTGTCAAAAATGGCATTTACTTACTCGAGGGCGACAAGTGCCTCGCGTTCCGCAACTTTAAATCTGAGACCACTTACTTCACAAAGCCAATAACGATCGACAAGCGTGGTCGCACGTTTGAGAAGTTGGGCAAGATTCCGTTTGTTGTTGAAGCAGAAGTAAAAACTGATCTGCGCGAAGTAGCAGGCAGCAAAGGCGCCATTTACTACGTAAATGATGAAGAAAAACCTGTACGTGCGCTGGATTTCAGTTTAGGGGAAAGTGTCGCCACCTCGAAGAACTGAAATAACCTTCCACCCTTTATGCTGTTTCCTATCGCCAAGTGCGACGTCCGACATTGTCCCATTGTTTAAGTTATTTTCTCGACAAAACTCCCTCATGTTTGATACAACTATCGATTCTTGAGTTGGAGAGAGTAAGAGCCACTCTATTGCGCGGTTTGCTACATTCCTCTGCTTTGGTGATTTAGGCTTAATAAGGTAGCAGTTATCAAAATGATACCGTTTCATATTACCAGGATTAGTTCCTTGAAACAAACAATGGGGGCAAGTTATTAAAGGTCTGCTTGCGTTTTGGTCACGAGTGCGATTAGATTGGGCTTTTCTTTTTTCTTCGGTCCAAGTTGCCTTCATATTTGCCCTTGCGCTATCTGTCATCTTGGTTCCACGAAGGCGGTCACCGACCGCTTTGCCAAACCCCTCGGGCTTTTTCTTGCCTTTAAGTTTTTCTGAAGCCTTTAACGCCGCGGCTGCTTTAGTTTCTGGTGTTCTATAATCTGGATGACCTATTTGTGACTTTGACAGATTCTTGCGGTGTTGCTCTGTCCGCTCTTGTCCAACTGGGAATCCGTGAAGACCATCTTCATCGATTGCATTAGCCCATATCTTTTTGCCATCTTTGTTTCTGGCTTTCACAATATCGTGATATTTTGAAAAAGAAAGTGCTTCTTCAACTAAAGTTTCTTTATTGGTGTATAAACGGCACCAAATCGTAGTCACATCTTTGCCGTGTTTTTCAAGATGTTTTAACCAGTAATCACCTGATCCTAAATATTTGATAGGATCTATTTTAGTTGTTTTGCAGAAATATTTGAGGCCTGTTTTATTATGCTGCTTAACACAAAGCCAAGTTGGTTTAAATGGTTCCATACTATTATTTATTTAAGTATCGCGGAAACTGCAAACATTTATATCAAAAACACTTGACTTAACAGCAAGAATCGCGTATAATACAGCATACGCAAAAGGACACATATGAACGCACCCCAGACTATTTTGGCAGAGATTACTGCTAACGATTCAAAACTTGCCAAACAAGCTATCCTCGAACGCGAGGCAAAGGCTGGCAATGACAACTTTTTCAAAGGGCTGTTGCTTGCTTGCAACCAGGTGATCACATTCGGGGTCAAAGCGGTTGAAGAAAAGCCAGTCAAACGTGCTAACGAGCCAGCGCCAAAAGGCTTATCACATGATGTGTTTTTCAAGCTGACTGACAAATTGGCAAAGCGTGAGCTGACTGGTGATGCTGCGCAGGTAGCTATTGCGCATGCCCGCAACATGGCAACGGCAGAAGAATGGAACGGCTGGTTCCGTTTGGTTCTAATCAAGGACTTGAAGGCAGGCTTTAGCGAAAGCACTATTAACAAAGTTTGCGAAACAAAATACCCACAATATTCAGTCCCGTTGTTTGAATGCCAGTTGGCTCACGACGGTGCTAACTACGAAGAAAAGTTAGTTGGCAAGAAACTTGTTGACACAAAACTTGACGGTATGCGTGTCATTACCGTTGTTTACCCTGACGGTAAGGTGGACCAGTTTAGCCGCAACGGCAAGGAACTTGTCAACTTCATTAAGGTGAAGGAACAGTTGAGTAAGGTTGCTAAATTTTTCGCAGAGCCTACTGTGCTGGACGGCGAGATTATGTCAGCCTCATTCCAAGACTTGATGAAGCAAGCACGTCGCAAAACTGATGTGCAAGCAGACGACGCAGTGTTGAATTTATTTGACATCGTTACGTTGAAAGACTTCCAAGCAGGCATTAGCAACAATCGTCAAATTGACCGTAGCTACACGCTTGGCATTTGGTTTGAGAACGTAAAAGACAAAGTGCCTAACGTTAACGTGCTGGGTCAAGAACTTGTTGATCTTGACACCCCTGAAGGGCAAGCCCGTTTGGATGAGATCAACGCCATTGCGTTGGCTGGTAAGTATGAAGGCATCATGCTTAAAGATCCAGAAGCACCATACGAGTGCAAACGCAGTGTGGCATGGTTGAAGATCAAACCTTACATTGAAGTGACGCTCAAAGTTGTCGACGTTGAAGAAGGTAGTGCAGACAGCAAATTTGTTGGCACCATGGGCGCAGTGGTGTTTGAAGGCGAAGATGACGGCAAGTTTATTAACGTACATTGCGGCGGTGGCTTCAGCGTTAAACAACGTGCGCAAATTTGGGCAACCCATACTGGCAAGCCAGTTGAGTGGAAGAAAAAGGAAGGCGGCAAGTGGGTAACTATTGTTGAGCAACCTAACAAAGGCGGCATGATTGGCATGCTTGGTGAAGTACGTGCTGACGCTATTACAAAGAGCGATAGCAAGGATCACTACAGCTTGCGTTTTCCGCGGTTCAAGATTTGGCGTGGTTTTGCGCCTGGTGAAAAACTTTAAGGAGATAACATGAAACATTCAATTAAACTTACTTTTCTCGCACTCGCAGTGGCATCGCTATCTGCTTGCATGCCTAACTACTCCAACGGCTCACGGGCTGGGGTAGTCAACAAGCTATCTGAAAAAGGGCTGGTATTTAAATCATATGAAGGTGAAATGCTATTGGGCGGCATTAGGACTACTGAAAATGGCACTGCCGCAAACTTGTTTGCGTTTAACGTTGACTCCAGTCAAGTCGCTGCCGTTACAGCGGCAATGAAATCTGGCAAACGGGTTGAGCTCGTTTACCGGCAATGGGCAGTAAGTCCTTTTACCATTGGCTCAGACTACGTCATTATCGACGTTAAGCCAGCGGAGTAAAGCTAAGTAACTAACATGGAAGAGAAAAACACATACACCCGCACGGTAGTCGTTACTAACGAAGCTCGCTGCCTAAAGTGCCTGGACGTTATTCAGTCTGTCCACAGGCACGATTTCAACACTTGCTCATGTGGCAACTTATCTGTTGACGGCGGCAATGCCTACTTACGGCGTAGCGTTCGTGACGGGCACGACAGTTGGGTAGATTTAAGTGAAACATACGACGAAGAAGTCGAGAAAAACTGGTAACACATTATGACAAACAAAACACAAACATGGGAAGTTACGGTCGAAGAAGACCCAGCAGATTCTGAAAATGTAATCCTTCCGTTCCCGGAAGATATGCTCGCTCAGTTAGGCTGGGTTGATGGTGACACACTAAACTGGGCCGTACAAGAAGACGGCACAGTTATTCTCACTAAAGTTTAAAGTGGTGGCAGGTTAGCGATAATACGGGCTGCCCTGCCCGCTTTGATAAGGCCAATTGACTCTAAAAATTTGACGCCAGAAATTGTGTCAACTAAGTGCAAATCTACCTCGCCGCTAACTTCCAAATCTTTTTGCAACGTAGTTACTGTTGCTTTTATCGACCCAGAAAATGCTGAGTTGTATTGAATATTATCGATTGCAGTTCTCTCTGCTAATGTAAATAATTTTCTAAATTGATACTTAGTTAGCATTAACGGTTCTGCTGAAATAGGTGCAGCCACAACTACGCTTGGGTGTAATTGTTCTTGAGTTAACGGATTTGGACTACCAATAACGATTGGTTTCTTTTGAATAATTTGTGTTGCCATTTTGAGAATATCTCCAGTATCAAGTATTTATCTATTCAATCAAAACACACAGAAAAGAAAAGGGCATTTAGCCCTTTTCCAATAATCGTTTACCCATTCCTGGATCTACGAATTTTGCTACAGCAAGAGTTCTAAATAATGCTAACCTGTCAGTAATGTGATCTGGTAAGTCCCCATTATTTAACTTACTAACTCTGAGCCTGACTCGACTTTGGATGGTGATGATTTGAGAGTCATCACCATCAGTGTTGTCACTGTCGTCAGGGTCTGTATTACTTAGAAGCTGCGACTGCTGGTACTGCGGCTGGTTTGACTGCTTCAGCAGCCTTGCTTTTTGCAGGCTTCACAGTCTTTGCTTTCTTAGCCTTAGCTGCGACTTTGGTCTCATTCACCTTAGCTTGAACTGCTGGCTCAGCTTTCTTAGCTGCGATTGGCTTAGCCACAACTGGTGCAGATGCTGGAGCAACTGGAGCAGTTTGAGCGAAAGCAGAGATAGACAAGGCGGATACGAGAGCGATAAGCAATTTTGACATAATAAATTTCCTTTTTGGTTAATGTAGCAGAACTTTTCTGCTAGTCTATATATAACGCGGTAGAGTGGCGATCCGTTGACACCTATTTTGGTTAAATTGCTCAAAATATCTGTTGCTATTGCTCCACGAGTTTGCTATTATAGCGGTATGTTGCGAAAGCAGCTATTTACTTAAAGGAAAATGAAAAATGGCAGAAACTACACAAAAACTCACACAAGCACAATTGCTGGAAACCACTCTCCGTGGCAAGGGCATTGAACTTACCGCAGCACAAGCTCGTGCTAAGTATGGTATCAAGAACCTCCGTGCTCGTATGACGGATTTGCGTCAAGCTGGGTTGAACATCAAGACCCGCGTTAACTATCGTGGTGCTAACGCCTATTCTATCACTGCTCGTGATGTGAATGGTAGCCGCAAGTTAGTTACACTATAAAAGTAACACGTCGCGAAAGCGCAACAATGGGGCATTCGTGCCCCATTTCTATTGTTAAATATCAAATAGTAGTATATAATAGCTAACATGACCACAGAAATCTTCGCAATCAGTGACTTACATTTAGACATGTCACGAAAAATACCAACGTTACCTGGCGGTGACATTTTGGTTCTTCCGGGCGACATTACTGAGGCTCGTAACATTAAGAAGTTCACGGAGCAAGAACATGCTGCGATGCGTGGGATTGAGTACTCGAAACTGACTGTTAAAGAGCGTGTTGCTAAGTTTTTACGCGAAGAATGTTCTGAAAAATACAACCATATCGTGTATGTGGCTGGTAATCACGAGCATTACCGCAACACGTATCAAAAGACAATCAAGCACATAAAGGAAAACGTCCCATATAACTTTCATGTGTTAGAGAAAGACGCATTCATCGTTAAAGACGTTATGTTTTTGGGCGGAACATTGTGGACTGATATGAATCGTGGCGACCCTATTACACGGCAAGTCGTGAAATACGGGATGAACGATTTCAAATACATCCGTCGTGAGAGAAACGGGGATTACATCAAGTTTTCGCCTGCTGACGCTGAAGCCGAGCACCATTCCACACTTGCGTATTTTAAGACAATGCTCACCTTGCCTACAATGTGGGACAAGAAAGTCGTTATTATTACGCATCATGCGCCAACCGGGCAAAGCACTGCACCACAGTATAAGTCGGACTTTGCGATGAATGGTGCTTACCATAGCAGACTTGATGATTTTATATTGGATCATCCGCAGATTCAGCTTTGGTTTCACGGCCATACTCATCACAAGTTTGATTATATGGCGGGCGACTTTACTCGCGTTATTTGTAACCCGTATGGGTATCGCATGAGCGGGTTTGATGAGGATACTGGGTGGGACCCAGAGTTAAAATTCACTGTTTAATTACTATTCTCCACTAAGATAACACGGGCTGTTTACTCAGCCCGTGCCTTTGAGTGCGGACAGATAAATAATGTTATATCAATGCGGAAGTAACAGTTACTTCACTTGACACTTATTTTAACATAACGGAGCATAACATGGATTTTAATTTTGACACAGGCACGATAACAGACGTTTTAGAACTTGACCCTGGGTCAAATGCGTTAAAGATATTAGGCACCGGCGGCCTTGTCATTCCATCAGGAACTACAGCCCAGCGTACAGGTAGTACAAACGCATTGCGTTATAACACAGACACTGGTTTGTTTGAGGGTCTCAACTCAGCTACTTGGGTTCCATTTCAAGCTTCAACTACTAATTTAACTGGTATTTCAAATTTATCCGGCACTGGTTTGTTATCTCAAACTGGTCCAGGTACATATTCGCAATTAACAATTACTGGCACAGCAAGCAATATTACTGTAACTAACGGCAACGGTGTAGCAGGTAATCCGACAATTAACTTAGCAACTGCTGGCACGGCTGGTACATACGTTACGACAACAACTGATGCTTATGGCCGTGTAACTTCTGGCACTACAACGCAAGCATGGTCAACACTTACTGGTACTCCAACAACGTTAGCTGGGTACGCAATAACTGACGCAGTTAAAAATGCTGGATCAGTAGTTAGCTTCCAAGCTGGTGTATTTGCCAGCCGCCCAACTGCTGGAACAGCAGGCCGCTTCTACTTTGCTACAGACACAAATGCTACATATTATGATACTGGCTCTGCTTGGTTGTTAAACGAAGCAGCAGTTACTGGTGATGTAGCAATCGCAGCAGGTACAGGTACCGCCACATTAGCAACGGTTAACAGCAACGTAGGAACATTTGGTTCTACCACACAGATTCCAGTAGTAACAGTTAACGCTAAGGGCTTGGTGACAGCAGTTACCACAGCAAGCATTTCTGGTGCTATCACTTTAACTGGTGACGCAACTGGTACAGGTTCAACTGGTGGCAATACTGCCGTTACTTTAGCGACAGTTAACAGTAATGTTGGTACATATGGTGATTCAAGTCATGTATCCCAAGTTACTGTAAACGCTAAGGGCTTAGTAACATCAGCTTCAAACGTAGCAATTCAAAATACAGTAGCTTTAACTGGCGATGTAACTGCGTCTGGAACCACTGCCGGATCAACAGCAGCGACTTTAGCAACTGTTAACAGCAATGTTGGCGCATTTGGTGATTCAAGCCATGTCGCAACATTCACAGTTAATGCTAAGGGCTTAACAACAGTAGCTGGAAATGTTTTGATTACACCAGCAGCAATTGGTGCTATTAACGTTAGCCAACTTGGTGTAGCAAACGGTGTAGCAACATTGAACGCAAGCGGCAAGTTATTAGATGCGCAAATTCCAGCAGCATTGGTTGGCGCGATGGTTTATCAAGGTGTATGGAACGCTACTACCAATAGTCCAGCATTAGTTTCTGGTACAGGCACAAAGGGTAACTACTACAAAGTATCAGTAGCAGGCACGACAACGATTGACGGGGTTAACACTTGGAACGTTGGCGACATGATTGTTTACAACGGTACAACGTGGGACAAGATTGACGGTTTAGCGACTGAAGTTACAAGCGTATTTGGTCGCGTTGGTGCAGTTACAGCAGCATTAGCAAGTTCAGACTTCGCTAACCAAGGTACTGTAACAACAGTATTACACGGTAACGCAAATGGCGCGCCAAGCTGGGGTGCTGTTAGCTTGTCGTCAGACGTTACGGGCACATTGCCAGCAACATCATTCCCAGCATTGACTGGTGACATTACTACAACGGTCGGTGCTACGAGCACAACATTGGCAACAGTAAACGCAAACGTTGGAACATTTGGTTCTACATTGTTAGTGCCGGTGGTAACAGTAAATGGCAAGGGTTTGGTAACTGGTGTAACAACAGCAACTATTCCAAACACAGTAGCATTAACTGGTGACGGTACTGCTTCTGTAACAACTGGTGGCAGTGGTGCGTTGACGTTATCAACAGTTAACAGCAACGTTGGTGCATTTGGTTCTAATACACAGGTAGCAACATTTACAGTTAACGGTAAAGGCTTAGTTACTGCCGCTGGCAACGTAACGATTCCAAATACAGTAGCGTTGACTGGTGATGTAACAGCAACCGGTACAACTGGCGGTTCCGTGGCAGCAACGTTAGCAACTGTTAACAGCAATGTAGGCTCGTTTGGTTCTGCTACAGCGATCCCAGTAGTAACAGTAAACGGCAAAGGGTTGGTTACTGCGGTGTCAACTGTTGCGATCTCTGGTAACATTACAGTAACTGGTGACGCAACTGGTACAGGCACGACAGGCGCAAACACTGCTATTACATTGAACACGGTCAACAGCAACGTTGGCACATTTGGTGATTCTACACACGTTCCAGCGTTTACAGTTAACGCCAAGGGCTTGGTGACAGCAGCAGGCAATATAGCAATTACCGCAGCAGGTACAGGCGGCGTATCAAACGCAGGTGGTGCTCCAAGTATCCAAGAAGGTACATTAGCTGGACGCCCAGCGGCAGGCACAGCAGGTGCATTGTATGTAACAACTGACACTAACATGATCTTCCGCGACACGGGCGCAGCATGGACAGAAATCGGTGAGTCTACTTTACTTTATACTGAAAACGCATCGTCGCCAGTGGCAAGCACTGTTTCTGGTACAAACGCAGTATCTATTGGTTCCGGTAACACAGCAAGTGGCGTTTCTTCAGTGGCAACTGGTACTGGTGCAGTAGCATCTAACTATGGTGCTGAAGTTCATGCAACTGGCTCTTTTACTGCCGCGGGTGATGCACAGACTGGTAAATATGTATTGCGTAACATTACAACTAATGCTACCCAAACGGAAGTATTTTTAGATGGGTCAGCAGCTCGTATTATATTACCAAATAACAGCGCGATGACATATTCCGCATACGTAGTTGGACGTTGCACTTCTGCAACTGGTAATTACGGTGCTTGGAAGATTGAAGGTTTAATTAGACGCGATGCTAATGCAGCAGCTACAGCAATGGTTGGAACACGCAGCAGAACTACGTTAACTGCCGCGGCTGGATGGAGTGCTGATGTAACGGCTGATGCAACTAATGGTGCATTAACCTTTAAGGTTACTGGTGCTGCTGGTCAAACAGTACGTTGGGTAGTTACTGTAATTACGTCAGAATGCACTAATTAAGTTTAAAATGGATTACAATAAACATTATACATTATTAATTGACAGAGCAAGACCCCGTATTAAAATAGATGGTGAAAAATATGAACTACATCATATTTTACCACGGTGTCTTGGCGGGGGCAATAGAAAAATAAATTGTCTAATTGTGAGACCAAATAATGGATTTTAATAATGACTCAGGTACATTAGCAAATGTTGCGGTAATTAGTGGTTTCACTAGTACCGTAGCACTGCAATATTTGGGCGGTGTAGTATTACCAACTGGGGCGACAGCAGACCGCCCGGCGTCTCCAGTAGTTGGTACTTCTCGCTATAGCTCAACTCTGAATAAAACTGAATATTGGAATGGTTCTGTTTGGCAAACTGACGTTGTCAGCATTGCTGAATGTACAGATGCTTCAATAACAACCCCAGTATTGAATCAGGTATTGCAATATAATGGTACTAAGTGGACAAATTCATCATCGTCTACTCCGTCGTCAATATCAGGAACTATAAACACCTGGACTTTAGTTTCTGGTTCCAGATACTATAATGATTTTGTACATGGGTTAGGCACGACTAACGTTGTAATTCAATTATATGATTCAACCACGAATGCCTTAATACAAGCTGATAGCTTAGTGCTAACTAACGCCAATACAGTAAGAGTAACGGTTATTGGTAATACAAGGTCGTTGCATATAGTTGTCATTGCCAATGGCATGTATATTGGTAGTGCTGGTACTTCTATCCTAGAAGGAACCTTTGCTTCTCGACCGCCAGCGGGGGTAGTAGATCGTTTGTTCTTGTCATATGATACAAAAGTGTTTTATCGTGATAATGGAACGTCGTGGGACATTATGTCTGCGTCGTCGGGCACAGTTAAATCGTACACGTTCTATGCTAACAGCTTAGACTCCCCGAATACTGCTGACTTTGCGGTTAACGCATTGGCTCCAGTTATATCAGACCCAGCTAACACTGCGATTAATGTTCGCTCATTCAGCAATACAGTTGAACAAGGCGTTGGATTAATGTGCCCGGTTCCGTCTGGATCACAAACAATTACATTCAAGATTCGTGGCAAGCCTACCACTGCTCCTGGTACAGCAACTACAGTTACTCACAAAGTTTACTCTAGACAAGTCCCAAACAATGCTGCAATGGGAGCATGGTCAGCAGCAACCACTTTCACAGCATTAACAGTTCCAACTAATGCCTTTTACCAACTGTACACTCAATCTTATTCATTGGCTGCACTTGGATTAGTCGTTGGTAATACATATCACTTCGAATTAACTCGCGCAATTGGCGGGCTAGCGAATGCTTGGTTAGTTGTTGAAGTAGTTGTAGAGTTCACATAACATGGCAGTTCAGTTTACAACCAATGGCGATTCTTTGGCGAACGCTACCGATACCACGTTCTTCTCATCGTCTACGGCAGCACAGTCCATCAACGTATGGATTAATGCACTCTGGGACGGGGCAGCAAAAACGAGCAGTATGGTAGGAATGTATAACGCAACTGGAACCACAGCTATTCAAATTGGATCTCGTACCGCAGCGGGACAATGTGATATATGGACTTGGGGAGGTGGTATAATGATTACCTCTACTGGTATCACGATCCCAGCAAATACTTGGGTTAACATTACATACACGTATGATGGGACGAGCCATCGTCTGTATTATAACGGTGTGTTAAATAACACAGTAGTTAACGGAACTGCTCCCCGTACTGCGCAAATTGCAGGTAACCTCAATCAAGTATTCTTGAATGGATTTTCCACTGGGGCAGCATCCGAAACAGCAACATTTCAAGTTGATACCTACTATTATTATAGTCGTGTTCTGTCAGTTGATGAAATAATGACAATTTACAATGCACGTGGTAATCGCCATGGTATTGTATATGGATCATTGTTACGATACGAATTCGACGAAGGTGTTCAAGGCGATAATGTTGCATCTATTAGAAATCAAACAACATATCCATTGGCAGTTAGTGACTTAGTATCAAACAGTGCTAGAACACCCAAAGTGACTTATGCTCCGGGATCAGTTAACAGTAATCTCAGAGTTCCGCTTGGGTGCAACGGATAAATATCATTATGACTACAGAAATACTTGGATCAATTACATACGCAGAAACTCCCACAGTTAATGGAACTGCGGTGCTACTCAATGGCAGTAACCCAACTTCTGCAAATATTACCTTTGGTAATGTTGACGCATCTGGTACATTAACCGCAGTAAACCTGTCAGGAACAAATACTGGTGATCAAGTTATTCCGACCACATTGCCGGCGTCAGATGTATTTGCTTGGGCCAAAGCAGCAACAAAACCAACTTATACTTACACTGAAGTTGGTGCGCAAGTAGCAGGAAGTTATTCAGCGGCAGTTCACGCCCATGCGACCACAGATATTACTGGGTTTGCCGCTGCGGCATTAGCGGCTGCGCCAGCAGAAACTACTGTTACTATTAAGACTGCGTTGGGTATTACTACACTAAGTGGTTCGAATACAGGTGACCAAACAATTACATTAACTGGCGATGTCACTGGATCAGGCACTGGCAGTTTTGCTGCTACTTTATCAAATATCGGAACTGCTGGTACTTATACAACAGTAACTACAGATGCAACTGGTCGCGTTACGGGTGGATCAGCGACACAATCATGGTCAACAATTACTGCTACACCAACAACACTGGCTGGCTATGGAATCACTGACGGTGGTGGCGGAACTGCATCAGTGTTACAGACATTAGTTACAGCAGTTCCGGCAGCATCAGGAACATCAACTATTACGTTAAACAATAGTACGCCAACAATTACCAGTGGTACTCAACTATGGTCTCAAGTGATTACCCCGTCATTGGTATCAAGCAAAGTTGCATTGCGCGGAACATTTATTGTTTCTCACGCTACTGCGGCAAGAACTGTGGTAGCGATGGTGTTTAGGGGGTCAACTTGTATTTCAGTGGTAGCACAATACTGTGGTACCACAGCAAATACAATTAATACATTGCCAATTTCAATTGTTGATTCTCCAGCAGCGACAACAGCTCAAACATATTCAATCCGTATTGCAGGATCAGGCACTGGCACTTGGTATGTTGGGCAAACAGGGACACCATATTTCGCAGGGCTATTAGCAACGAGCGATATTTTAACACAGGAATTAGCATAAAATGGCATACACCTACATTCAAGCGATAGGGTTGGGTTTTCCAGGAGTTGAGTGCCACGCACTTGGTGATGGATCAGTTTACGCAGACATTGTCTGGGACGCAGGCGTCGCAATGCCGTCACAAGCAACATTAGATTCTTGGATTGCCGCAAATCCAGAAACAGTTTCAGTTAAAATTACGGTATTAGCATTGCGAAATCGCTTTACTCAAACTGAAAAAGTAACATTAGAGATGGCAGCATTAGACAATCCGGCAGCCACATCACAGCAACGTCAGTTAGCTGCCGGTATTCGAGTAATGATGGCAGACTTAAATGTGGCAACATTCGTTGATGTAACTCGACCAGACACGATCGCAGGAATTCATTCGTTAGAAACGTATGGTCTCATTGCTGCTGGCCGTGCTGCACAAATTCTATCAACAGATACTCTTCTCATTGAACAATATAAGGAATAATATCATGGCAACATCAATTAAAACAAAAAAATTAGTTTACGAAGCAACAAAAGTTTCAGTAAAACAAAGTGATGTGGTGCAAACTGCTGCATTGGGCGCAGTTACGGTTGAAAGCATTCACGCAGCAAGAAAGAAATCAGGGCACGGTAGTATAACACTTAAATTGCCAGACGGTCGTTTATGTGATTATTCTCCAGCCGTAATAAATGCCATTTGGCAATAAATAAGTGTAAAGGATAGTAACAATGGCAATTTCATATTTAGACGCAATACGTCAAGGATTCCCGACAGTAATGGCAGTGTCGCTTGGCGACCCGTTTATCTACTCAAACATAGATTGGACTGGTGGCGATGCTATTCCGTCACAAGATGATTTAGATTTGTGGATCAGTCAGAATCCAGGTTGGAATCCAACTATGGAACTTACTAAGTATCAATTTAGGCAACTGTTCACGTTGAACGAAAAAGTTGCGATCGATAACTTCAAAGATAATCCAGGTATTCCAGCGAATTACAAAGCAATTTTAGTGTCAGTGATGAAGGATTTAGAGTTATCTGAGGTTGTTCACTTGGATAATCCACAAGTCGCACAAGGTATTGCGCTATTAGAACAATTGGGATTGCTCGCGGCCGGTAGGGGCACACAGATAATGTCTAACACTGCACCAGTATAGGTTTTATTAAAGGAGAGACCACTATGATTTCTAAATTAGTAACAGCTTGGTTATGGTCAAAGGTCGTGGCCAAGGCAAAAACAGAAGCAGGAATGCAACTGTTTTACAAGTTTATAGATTGGGGTACGGTTGCCATTGGCAACGTATCATGGAAATCAAAACGTGTGATGACTGATGCTGATCGTGATGTGTTGCGGCAAAAGCTGGAAAAAGACTACTACATTATTTTAACAATGCATCGTGGGTTTCTGTCATCGTGGGCAATAGCGATAGCGCATTTCTTTATGACATGGAAGTTTGGCTATTATGCACACGTTTTGATGAACTTAGAAGACACAGTGTCAACTGATGCTGATTATAAATTTATTGAAGCAACGAGACTTGGCACTCAGTATTCAGGATTTGACCACGTGTTCAATCAGCAAACAAGTTCAGTAGCATTGCTAAGACCAAAATATATGACATTAGATCATTGGACTGAAGTTTTGGATCGCTCACGCACTTATTTGGGTCGTCCATACGATACGTTATTTGATTTGTCGAGTGACCAGAAGTTGAGTTGTGTTGAATTAGTACGTGACGCATTACGTGGTGAACCACACTACGAGCGTGACTTTGCTAACTTCGAAGCGATGATTACTAAATCGAAAAACTTAGACCCACAAATGTTTTATGAGTGCACAGACTTTGTAGTTGAGTGGGAAGTAAGGCACTAAATTTAGTCATTTACGTTTGACTTAACATGCCTTGTTTTACTATAATCAGGCATGTCTTTATATAACTACGCATCACCACAGCAGCACCAAACGGCTTACCCGCCACAGCCTGGGCCAAATCCCCCAGCCAGTGGGTTAACATCTGGCACGATCATAGCAGCAAACACTGGGCCTTATACGATTGCAAACTCAGGAGTACAAACTGGGTTAAATATAACAGGCAGCATATCATCATCATCAACTGTACACGCATCTGATGTTTTACTTGACGGAGTTAGCGTTAAGGAATCACTGGCAACACTGGCTAAGATAAACGAGCGTTTAGCGATTTTGGTACCTGACCCTTCCAAACTTGAAAAATTTGCAGCACTCAAAGCGGCGTATGCTGACTATTTGCTACTTGAAAAATTGTGTACTGACGCATGAACTTCATGTACAAAGAACGGCTTAAAGGGTTGTGTGACAAGTACAAGATCAAAATACTTGACGACAATAGGCGAACGCCAGTGTTGCTCGCAAACGAATATTTTGTTGAGCCAACAGATAAAAACATAGCGACAACTGTGAGAGTCGTAGATACAGAGCCGCTTGTGACGCTTGAAATCCCACTAAGCAAGTTTAACTTACTTGCTGCCGTTGAGGCAAAGTTTTTCAACAACGAATACGATATCGGGCATCGCAAAGTGTTTGAAAACATGATGGACATACATCAAGAGGAAAAGGTATTACGCGAGCAGTATCCCGCAGTGGCAGATGCGTATTCAGCCTACAGCACATTGTTACATTTGTGTAAAATTCAGTCAAAATAGAGCCATTTCTTTAGGTAATCTTCACTTTTTGTGCTATTATAGCGTATGATTAAACTAAAACCTATCGCATACTTACTCGTGGGAGTGCCTGGCTCTGGCAAATCCACTTGGGCTGACCCATACTTGACGAAAGATGGATTTCAGTTAGTGTCCACTGACGCTTACATTGAAAACACTGCTACAATGCTTGGCAAAACTTACGGAGAAATCTTCAAGGCTACCATTGGCGAAGCAACCAAAATAATGGAAGACAGCATCAACAAATTCATGGCTGCGTCACAAAACATGGTGTGGGATCAAACCAACTTGAGCATGAAGTCGCGACGTGAAAAGTTGAACAAGTTACTTGACGCTGGGTACGATGTAACTGCGGTTGCGTTTGAAATCCCAACCACAGAGTTGGAAAATCGTCGCAAGTCTCGTGAGTTGGCAACTGGTAAGCACATTCCCGCAAACATCTGCGAAAGCATGGGGAAGACTTATCAACGCCCAACACGGTTAGAAGGATTCAAGCGTGTTATTATTGTGACACCTGATGGAGAAATTGAAGGGGGTTAACATGAAAGAGTACGATGAAGATGACCCAATCAACCCAGGGCGTGGTTTAGCGAATGGGTTGATTTTAAGTGCCATTGTGTGGGGCATTGTGTGGGGCATTGTGTATGGCATCTACTATGTTTTCTCGCGTTAAATATGCTCTGTTAAAAATTCTCGGGATTCAGCATAAATATATGATGAGTCCCGTACCAGCTTACATTGAAAAAAACGACACAGATCACAAAGAGATATTAGATCACTTTGCAACATTACCTGCTGGTGAAGTACAGCAACTTGCATGGTTGTACACGAGCATGGACTTGCTTGTTGAACACTTCTCGTATGAAGAGCAATGGATGACAAGCGTTGGCTACCCTGGTTTTGAACTGCACCAACAAGTACACAAGGAATATTTACGGTTGCTGATGAACATCATCACTGACACCTCAAAACACCCAGAGAACATTACTGACAGCATCACAATGTTCACCAGAGCAATCAAAACGCACAAAGAAGCAGAAACCATGTCGCTTCATTTGTACTATACGGACACCGTTCCAGCGCCTTTAGGCTTGACATAGCGTTTATTTTGTGTTATACTGTGAATACCACAGTAAAAACATGAATAACATGAAAAAAATCATTATCATGGACATTGATGGCACTATCGCCAACATTACGCATCGTCGCGCCTATGTGCAACTGCGTCCAAAGAACTGGCCAGCGTTTAACCGCGCCATGGTTAAGGACACGATTTATCCAGATATTCTGTGGATGTACAACGTGCTAAAAAACCAGGAAGACACGCTAATGTTTATCGCATCAGGCCGTGGCGAGGAAAACCGTGACGTTACTGAAAAGTGGCTGGCTGACAACGGTATTGAATACATGAATCTGTTTATGCGCCCAGCAAAAGATCATCGCCAGGACAACATCATCAAGTTTGAAATCCTGGAACAAATCCGCAGGGAATACGGTGAGCCGTTCATGGTGTTTGACGATAGAGATCAAGTTGTTAACATGTGGCGTGAGAACGGTGTTCGCTGCATGCAAGTTTCCCCAGGCGATTTTTAGTATGGCCAAAGTAACGCATGACCTTGACGAGCGGTTAGCCCCGCTTGTTGAGGAGTGCACCCCTCTCCGCATTGTGATTACAAGCAAGGTGGCTGGTGATAAATATTACCTGCACTTTGACGGTACAAAGTCATATGACGATGTAGAAAAGTGGGACGATTATTGGATCAGTTTTGAATATTATATCTTACAGACTTTACACAAGCACAGTATAGTGGACAGAAAAGTGATTGCACGTGGCAAAGGCACACTGGTAGTTTTTATTGGAACTTTGTTTGACTTTTTGAAATAAGTACACTATAATGGACAAGAAGCAACGTGCAACTCAAATAAATGATAATAAACGAAATAATAGATAAGGTATTTGCCAGACGATCTCTATTAGAAGATGCGTTTGTGACGGAAATGGCTAACTTTATAGCTGATGTAACGGACTTGCCTGGTAATATTGTTATTTGGACCAAAACACAACCTGAAATGTTGCCACACGACAAATACAGGATGAAAATTTATAAGGATAGAATTCATTGCGCTACATACAGCATAGGTCAAACACCATCGTTGGCATGGGAAATTGGAAGAACTAAATTTAGGCTTGACGCATATGAAATTGGCGAAGTTAAGAAACTAATCCAAGAATATTCAAGTTTATTCATTCAATATGTTGACGCAAAACTAACAGCAGACGAAGTAAAAATTGAAATCCAAAAATTGAAAAGATAATAATGAAATACCAATTTCCACATATCCACAATTTGGATCAAGTTTTACCTGTTGTTAAAGACCGGCCAGAATTCATCGTGTCTGAAAAGGACGGGCGCCACTAATGTTGCCGCAATCTTGCATTTCGCTCACGTAAAGATGCCGCAATTTTTCCCCGTGTTTCAGCAGATACTGTATGCCCCATTTTTGATGCTGATATTTGAGCCTTCTTTTCTTCAGAATGTCTACATAATCTTACTTTAGCAGAAATGCCAGCCCTAACTTCAGCAGATCTATTTGCCCCTGCACGTGACTTCTTTGCGCGGGTCTCATCTGAAATAGGTGGTCTATTTTTAGCAGACTTAGACATTTTGATTCTTGTTTCTTCAGATATACCAGTTGCTCCTTCTCCTCCGTCAGTTCTGTTTGCGAGAATTCCAGTGTGTAAATCTTTTCGACCATGCCATTGAATCATTCTTCGCTCTATTGCAAATGCCCCAAGTTCAGTTAACCCAGTCTCAAGTATTATGATCAATGATTTGTCTAACGGGATAGGAAAATATTTATGAGTTGTTATTGCTCTATTACCAGAACCCTTACCAATGTAATATGGAGTTCCTGCTTTGGCAGTTTTGGAATCTTTGTCACGCAAGTATGCGTAGACGTAATAAGTATTATTGCTGGACATAAAAGCCTTTCGTCAGGTTGTTTAGAGTAGTTGGAACCGCCAAGTTCGCGAACTACACTAATATTTATACAAATTTATTGACTCCACGACATTTATCGTATATAATTCTAACTATGAAATATCAATTTGAACCAGCATCACACATAAGCGACTATTTGGCAGCAATCAAAGATCGTTCTGAATTTGTAGTCGTCGAAAAAGACGGCGGCTACACAGTCATAAATTATTTGGTCCAAATGGCCGATACTTTTCCAGACCCAGAGACTGCGTCTTCTCCAGAAGAACGTCGCAATTTTATTTTGCGTCGTGAATGTCGCGGAATTATTTTCAGCACTGCCACTGGTCATGTCATTGCAAAAAGATTGCACAAGTTTTTCAACGTAAACGAACGCGAGGAAACTCAAGTTGGCAAAGTTGATTTTTCTGAGCCACACGTGATCTTGGAAAAGTTGGACGGATCAATGATTACTCCAGTTTGGACGACCCTAGGCTTGCGTTGGGGAACAAAAATGGGTGTGACTATGGTTGCACTGCCAGTTGAAGAGTTTGTCGCAGAGCATCCAGAGTATGTGGATTTAGCAGAGCTATGCCGCGACAACAGATTAACCCCCATATTTGAGTGGACTTCCCGCAAGCAAACCATCGTCATTGATTACCCAACAGACAATCTAGTATTGATTGCTATCCGCAATAATGTTACTGGGGAATATCTTCCTTACGACGAATGATGGTTTTGAATATGTGGTGTAATGCTGCTTCAGATATCGGAGCATTGTAAGAGATGATCTTTTTGTCGCGGCATTCTTTTATTACACTATCGTTTACAGTGGCATAATGTTCAAATATTTTATGCAGCAGGTTTTTAAGGCGAGTTTCCATAATATGGATAGTTTGCTGTGCTTTTTGCTCGCCACGCTTATGAGGTATTCCTTTATTCCACGGTATTTTTCCTATGTTTTTACCTATCATGCTGGCAGATATTTTACCTCTTGTAACGACAGTTTGAAAGACACGCCTAGGTGGGCGACTATTTTCGCAAATGTTCATCAAAATACCATTTGCGTCATACCCTTTTCTGCCATAAATCTTAATCTGGGCTTCCTCTAAATCATATGCCGCGGTTTCACACATTCCTTCTTGAAACAACTGTATTACTGGTTCAATCCCTTTCCCCCTCAATGATTTGATTTTATCCTGCACTCTCTTAGATGATTTATTTCTGGACCTTCCTGTCATTAAATGCGAGTCTGCTCTATTACCGCTTCCTTTTCCGACATAAAAAGGTTGACTTGTTGTTGGATCTAGTATAAAATACACATAATAGTTATTGTTCATTGTGAGCACCATTCAAAGTTTATAAAGTATTTATATGATTACCATGAAATCGTTAGGTTTACAGTTCAAAATCCCCGTAGTGAAAGCATACAACGGTACCGCTGCTAACATGCAAGCACTGATCGACCAAGTTGGACCAATGGTGGGTTTGGAAGGCTTTGTGGTGCGGTTTGAGTCCGGGCACATGGTGAAAATCAAGGCTGAGGACTACGTGCGTAAGCACAAGGCTAAAGACATGATTGGCCGTGAGAAGAACATTGTTGAACTGCTTGTAACAGAAAAGATGGACGATGTCAAGCCTTTCCTGGATGCTGTTGATCTTGCTCGTGTAAACGAGTTTGAAAAGCAGTTCTGGAACGGTGTAAAGGATGTCGGCTCTGAGTTGCTATTGCTGCGTGAATATGCTACCACTCATAACCTTGACGGCGATCGCAAAACGTTCGCTAACGAGTTTGTGAAAAAGTTGGCACCGGTGATGGCGCGGTTTATGTACAAGATGTTTGACAAAACGGAAGACCCAATAGAGTTGTTGAAAACTGCTATATCGCAATCGTGCGGAACGCAAGTTAAAATCGACGAAGCACGTTGGATGTTCAAATGCAACTGGAACGGCAATGCCGTAGAGGAGTAAGATGTCCGCCAGGTTTAAGCCCAGCAGGCATTGGACTAGTTCAGACCTTGTTTCGTTTATACGGAACAAGGTCTTCGGTCTCTATAAACCCGTTGCGCTACAGTGGGGCGAGTGGGAGAAGTGGGAAAACGAAACACGCAGGAAAAGGCCCATCGCATATTTTGTGACTGAGGTGTTGCCTAAGTGGCTTGAAGTTATTCCAAACCATACTATCACGTATTACGAAGAGTTTAACACTTATTGGACGAATCGCAATGGCAATACCCATTGCTTGCCATCGCGGCTTAAAGTTGGCGAATACCACTCAATGGAGAATCGCATACTCCACAGTTTGTTTGACTCATTCGTTGATTTTATTGAAATAGATACAGCACAGCACTGTATTGCTTGGAATGAGAAGAAAAGCCTGGACAAATATAAAGTGCCGTGGCGGTATAGGATTGAATCGCTGTCATGGCTATTTGGTGTTTACCGTTGCCCGCAAGCAGGCATTGATCGTCTCAAATATGAAATGGGTTTTGGCAATGAGGACGCACCTAGCCTCGCGCCAGTTGACCCGATTACGTCAGAAATGGCCAGAGAACAAATGGCAATATACACATGGTGGAAAGAGATTCGTCCATCACGCGGTGAAGTTTGGCCAATCTCTGGGTTGGAGGCTTTTTGGGATGAGATGGAAACAAAACACAAGATGAGTGAGGACACTAAATACTCGTGGATCACTGCTCGGAAAAACTTTACACCCGCCGAGAAGAAGAAATACGATGCTTGCGCTAATAAGAAAGATATGTTGGAACAGCAATGGGACGATGAAGACGATTTGATGATTGCCAGATTAATGAAAATACGGAGAAAATTATGGACCTAAGCAATGTTATTGATTATTTGATTATTGGTTTTATTGCGGCGTTAATTTGGAAATTTTTAACAAAGAACTCTTCTGAGTTAGAATCTATTAAAGAGGACTCTAAAAAAATAGTGGTGCTAAACATCACTGAAGTTGACCAAATATTTTTGGTACACAAGTCTGATACAAAAGAGTTTGTATTTCAAACTAAAACGCTTGAAGAAATTTTACCAAAACTAAAAACAACATTTGTTGATACTCCGATTATGTTTATGAGTGATGATTTCAGATTGTTAGCGTTGTTTACGATGAACGAGGAGAAAAAATGATATCAGTGCAAAAACCAGCAGTGGGTATTTTGACTCAATATGAAAGCGAGTATGGGTCAATGTTTAAAGTCCCGTGCTCATGTGGATGTGATTCAGAAGTAGCATTTGATCTTGATATCGACGATGATACCAAACAAATCACTGCACATATTTACGCTACCACCAAAACCAATTACTGGCGTGAACGAGTTGAAGTAACGTACAGAGAAAATTGGCTTGTTTTGGGAATTAAAACAGCAGTTAACGAGGTGTACAACCGCATCGCCATTGCGTACACCGCGTTAGTTAAAGGATACGTTCAAACTGAGTCCTATGTGATATTGTCAAGGCAGCAAGCGTTGAACTTGGCAAGCACTTTAGAGTCAGAAATAAAACGTATTACACCAGTTAGACGAGTTCGGGCTAAATAATCTACACTATAGGAGACAATTACTTGGCGAAAGAGGAAGGCATTAAATTTGATGGCACTGTAACTGAAGTGCTTCCAAATGCCACATTTAGGGTTGTTTTGAATGATACCCAGCATAAAATCATTGCTTACTTAGGCGGGAAACTGCGTCAACATACAATTAACGTATTGCTTGGCGACCGCGTTCAAGTTGAAATGTCAGTTTACGACAACACCAAAGGTCGAATCATTTACCGTAACCAGTAACGCTTAACGCAGTTAGCGTTATCCATCCTTATTAGATAAATACTGCAATAAGGACGATTTTCTATGATTGCACGTAGAAAATCCTGTAAAACAAATCAAGATAAATACTTGATCAAACAGTAACTGGATAACATTAATGGCACTTTTAACAATACCACCAACAGTAGACGTAGGGCTTGTACCTAATGACGGAACTGGACAACCGCTAAGAAATGCGTTTGTTACAGTAAATGAGGCAATTACCTCGTTAACACAGTTTATTACGGGCGGGCCAACGTTTACATCCGCGGAAGTAACGGGGCAACTAACAGTTTCCACTCTTACGTCGCAATCAGGAAATTACACTGGAATTTTGTATGCTGGCGGAAACTTAGCTAGCACATCAAATAATACAGGGTCATTGCGTGTCGTTGGTGGTGCAGGCATATCAGGAAATGTATTTGTTGGTGGAGTTATTAACGGTGAGATTGTAAGTACAGGTATTACTGCTGATTCGTTATTAGTTAACGGCCCAGCTGAAATCACTGGTAATGTAATAACTGGAGCATTGAGTGTTGGCAGGGTTGGTGCCTTAGCAGACTTAGTTGTTACGCACAATGCTGAGATCTGGGGTGAGTTAACTGTACACGGCAACGTGGTTACGATTCAAACGTCGGAGTTTAAAGTAGTCGACCCAGTCATTGAACTAGGTAAAGCACAAGACGCAGTATTGTCAAATAATGATGGTCGAGACCGTGGCTTATCTTTTTACTGGTATGATGAAGTTGCTGCCACGCAAAAACAAGGATTTTTTGGCTTTGAAAATGAAACCAGCGAGTTTACATTTCAGCCAAGTGTCACTATAGGTAACACCAATACATTCTCAGGCAGCTATGGTAACATTCGTGTTAACCAAATAACTGCCAACGTAATGTCCACTGGTACTAGTGAGTTTAACAATATTAATGTAAGTAACATCACAGTATCAAATACAGTAACCGTAGCAAATGGATTAACAGTAGCTAATGGCATCACTGGCACTTTATTAACCGCAGCACAGCCAAACATTACCTCGTTGGGAACGTTAAATGGTGTGGCGATTGCTGGTAATGTAACGGTAACTGTTGGGGATATTACAGTAGCGGCTGGTAAAACAATTTATGTTGGCGGTGTACCTGTTGCATTAAGTAGCGAAGCATTTCACGGCGGATCTGTACCGCTAAACACTCAATTTACGCAAAATACCGCATCAACATCAACTACGACCGGAACTGTTACAGTAACTGGTGGTATTGGTGCAACTGGTAACGTAAACGTTGGTGGAAATGTAGCAGCCACTGGTGTTACTGCTACATCAGGATTCACTGGTACGTTACTTACTGCTGACCAACCAAATATTACAACGGTTGGTACGTTGGGTAACTTAGCTATTTTTAACAACTTATCTACCTACTCAGCAAGTGCTAACAATATCACTGTAGCATCATATTTAAATGCTGCTAGCATTACTGCACAGGCAGGTGGTTTTACTGGCACGTTGATGACTAACGCTCAGCCAAACATCAACACTGTTGGCACTCTATCCTCACTCAATGTCACAGGTAACATAACAACCGGTGCAGGACAATTTGTTGGCCCAGTGACTGGCAACGTAACTGGTAACGTTTCTGGGTCAGCATTAACTGTAACAGCTAATGCACAACCAGTAATCACTTCAGTTGGTACTTTAACTTCACTGGCAGTAACTGGCAATGTAGGCGCTGGTGGGTTTACTTCAAGTGTCGGGTCTATCAATGTTGGCGGAACTATTGTAGCAGGAAGTACAATAACTGGCACGTCATTGGTAGGCAACATAGCAACAGCAGCACAACCAGCAATCACCTCAGTTGGCCCGTTAACATCGTTGTCAGTGACTGGCAACACAACAGTTGGTGGGATTTTATCTACTGCTGGTGACATAATTACAACTGGTGCTGGCACAAAAAATATCGGCACAACAGCAAATAAATTTGGAACTATTTTTTCAACTAGCATTGTTAACGCTGGATCAATTTCAGGTGCTGAAATGACAGGTAATTTTAACGGTACCATTGGCAATAATTTACCAGCAAGTGGTACATTTACTAGCATTACTGTCAACGGGCAAGTAGAAAGCACTATTAGTGGATTTAAATTCCCTGACGGCACAATACAATCATCAGCAGGCGTATCTGGCTCAGGATCAGTTTCATACGCATCTACTGCGGGAGCAGTAACCAGCCAAGCAAACTCTGCAACTATTACCGCAGCATCAGCAAATGTTGCCTCACAAATTATATTGCGAGATAGCTCAGGTAATTTCTCTGCAGGTACAATGACAGGTAATGTGGCAGGTAACGTAACTGGTAACGTAACTGGTAACGTAACTGGTAACGTAACTGGTAACGTAACTGGTAACGTGTCCGGCACAGCAGCTACAGTAACAGCAAATGCACAACCAGCCATTACAAGCGTGGGAACGCTAACAAGTTTGGGTGTAACTGGTACCGTCAATGCAGGAACATTTAGCGGCCCACTAAGTGGAGACGTGTCAGGTAACGTCACTGGCAATGTCACTGGTAATGCAGACACTGCATCTAAATTCCTTACTGCTAAGGCAATTAACGGTGTTAACTTTGATGGATCTTCCCCAATAACTATTACTGCTAACGCAGCAACGCTATCTAGCAATACTCTTGCGTCTGGGGTAACAGTGTCAAGTTTAACCTCAGTGGGTGTTCTTACTTCATTGACTGTATCTGGCGTTATATCAGCGCAGGGCGGTGTTGCTGGCAATGTTACGGGTACTTCATCAAATGCTACCAACTTTAACGTAACAGACAATAACGGAACTACGTTAACGTATTATCCCGTGATGTCAGTTGGAACATCAGGAAGCAACGCCGGGACAGTAGCTAGCAGCAAAATTAGTTTTGTTCCAAGTACAGGCACTTTGACAGCGACGAAGTTTGTTGGTGATGGGTCATCATTGACTAATGTGCCATATACGTCACTGGCAGGATCACCAGCAGGTAATGTAACAATTGGATCAACGACTATCAACCTTGGGTCTACTGTATCTGCATTGACTGGATTAACTTCCGTGACATCAGCAGCATTTAGCGGTCCATTGACTGGTGATGTAACTGGTAATGTTTCTGGTAATGCTTTACATGTAACAGCAAATGCACAACCAGCCATTACAAGCGTGGGCACACTAACCTCCTTGACCGTTTCTGGTGCAGCATTAGTCGGGACAGACTTAACCATTACTGGTAACTTGACGGTTAACGGTACGCAAACTACATTAAATGCGACTACTTTGTCAGTCAATGATTTACACATTGAGTTGGCAGTAGGTGCCGCTAGTGCGGCTGCGGCAAATACTGGTGGTATTCACTTACAAGGTGCTGGCGCAAATATTGTTTATGCTTCTGCAGACGACAGTTGGAACTCTAATAAGAAGTTCGTAGCAACTAGCTTTTACGGATCTGGTGTTGGGATAACTTCGATACCAAATAGTGCGACCACTGCTACCTCAGCGGCTGGGTTTAACACGATTGTTTCACGTGACGGATCTGGTAATTTTAGTGCTGGAACTATAACAGCAATAGCATCAAATGCAACATACGCCGACTTAGCAGAAAAATATCAGTCAGACGTTTATTATGAGCCAGGTACTGTTTTAGTATTTGGTGGCGAGTTCGACGTTACTATAGCAACATTATTTGCAGACACTGCGGTAGCAGGTGTAGTGTCAACTGCACCTGCGTACTTGATGAATAAAGACGAAGAGCGTTCAGTAGCGGTTGCATTACGCGGAAAGGTTTCAGTTAAAGTTGTTGGACCAGTACGAAAAGGCGATTTGCTGGTAGCTAGCTCAACACCAGGGTATGCGGAAAGTGTTCATGGTGATGGTAGTCACGGCGTAGCGATTTTTGCTAAGTCAATGACTGAAGATTTAACAGAAGGTCAGAAGGTAATTTACGCAGTAATTCTATAGGAATACATTTATGCTAATCAAATCTAATTTAATACCACAACCATTTTGGGCATTTACTGTTTGGCCGTTTATCGTTGTTCGTCCAGAACATGCAGACGACAAGGGAATTATTGCGCACGAAAACGTGCACTTTAAAGAGCAAGCATGGATAACACCAATTTGGTGGCTGCGTTATGCTTTGTCTAAAAAATTCCGCGTTGATGCTGAAGTAAGGGCATACAAAGCGCAGATAAATATGAATGTACTTACTGTTGAACAAGCTGCACAATGACTCATGAAATATGACTCGACTCTTACATTAGCTGACGCTATTAAAAGGTTTTAATGTCACAACTTATTTGGTTAACCCCACCGGGGCTCATTAACAAAATTCCTGAAGAGGAATACTATGAGTTCCAACTTGATGCGTACAATACTAACGGTGGTGATTTAAAATTCACTATCATCGCTGGTAAGTTACCTGGTGGGCTACAGTTATTTAGGTCTGGGTTAATTCAAGGTATTCCAATCATCGAGAAAATATCAGGCACTGCACCTGAGTTTACTTTTAAGTTTACAGTTCGTGCCACAACCACCGCCGGCAAGGTAAGCGATAGAACATTTAGTTTAACCATTAACTCAATCGCGTTACCACAAATTGTTCCAAAGAATGTTTCGCTTGGCACAGTGTTTGATGGTGAATATTTAGACTTACAATTAATTGCCCTTGATCCACATCCGTTAACTCCACTGACTTGGGAAATAACCAGTGGGTCATTACCCAATGGCACCACTATGTCATCTGATGGCAGAATTACAGGATATGTATTACCGTCATATGTAGATAATCCAAACGTCAGATTAGGGTGGGGCACAACTGGCTGGGACTATGTGTCGTGGGATCAAAGTACATTAACGTCACAAACATTAACATATAGGTTTACTGTCGATGTTTACGATGGCTCACGACGTGATAATGCTATGTACACCATGCTGGTGCAAGCAAAAGGGTTATATACCGCCGACAATACATTAATCGATATATCCGGCACAAATATTTTAGCAAGCACAGATAATTCACACAATCCGTTTATTACAACGTTACCACAGTCGTTGCCAACACAACGGCAGTTAACTAACTTTGCGTTCAAAGTAGATGGAATAGACTTAGACGGCGACGTACTTGAGTATCATCTAATTACCAGTGATGCCGACACGTATGATGCAAGTCCGTTTGATTCTGTGGGATTCGAAAATGTCGATTATTCAGTTCCCGATCTCGTAATAGATCCAGTTACTGGTTGGTTGTCTGGCGTTATGCCTGCCCAAGTTGAAGATGTGAAAACATATACTTTCCAAGTTGAATGTTTTAAGCGTGACTATTCAATTGTACGTAGTGAGCCAGTTACATTCAAATTGACTATTTTAGGTGATACTGGCAACATTATCACTTGGGTTACGCCGGCTAACTTGGGAGAGATTGTAAATGGAGAGATTAGCAGTTTACGTATTGCCGCTGCATCTACTCGTAACAAAGTATTAAACTATCGTATTCAAGAAGGTTCACCAAACCCGCCTAACATATTACCATCAGATGAAGTAATAACATACACCCCTAACAATGCAAGCAAGTTACCGCAAGGGTTAAAACTGTTACCTAACGGATTAATTGTAGGCAGGTCGACATTCGAATATTTTAGCCTTGATGGTGGAACTACTACATTAGATAGCAGTACGACAAGTTACGATAGAACATTTACATTTACGGTAACTGCTTCTGACGGCGAGTATTATTTCTACGCTGATTCTAAGACTGGGAACACTGTTATAGTGTATCACTTTGATGAGTTACCTGAAAAAATAGTATCGGAAAATTTGTTTTTAGCAGCTAACCCAACAGTAATATCAAGCAAAACGTTTACAGTTAAAGTTAGAAATGTTAACAAAGCACCGTACGAAAATTTGTATTTACGCGCATTCTTGCCTAAAACAAAAATGGACGACTTTAATGCGTTAATGAGTAATCCTGATATCTTTCCAGCAGAGTTAATTTACAGAGCAGAAGATCCATGGTACGGAAAAGCAACTCAAGTTAAAGTATTGTTTGCGTCGGGACTGACTGCATCTAATGTAGAGACTTACGCTAATACGGTGCACACGAGTCACTACAATAAGTTCGTGGACTTTAAAGACATCAAGACAGCAGTGGCGTTAGATGAAAACTTTAACCCTATCTACGAAGTAGTGTATGTTGAAGTTATAGACAACTTGACAGTCAATGGCAAATCAATATCTCGAGTAATGGATCGTAGTAGTGAAGTGAAGGGAATTTACACTAATGCCCCATATAACATAGTGTATCCAAATAGTTTTGATAACATGAAGGAAAACGTTGTATACTTTACTCACTACACTAACCGCGGAGCACTTCCAGATTGGATGTTGGATCAGCAAGAGAACGGTAGAATTTTAGGATTTACCCGTGGATTTATATTGGCATATACAGTGCCAGGAGCCAGCAAGTTAATCGCTTATAGATTACTCCACTCTGGGTTCTCGTTCAATAACCTAGATTTCCTTGCTGACAGATATCAACTTGATAACTACTTGAGCAAAAACTACAGCATACCTGACACTGCGTTTATTCCATCGCTGGAAACGACGTTTGATAGGTTGCCACCCGCAGGTGGCCCGCACCCATACGCTGGCGCAGTAGACATAGCAGTGATGTTGCCATTTGACGAGATTAATGGTAGGACACTTGACTACTTGACAAGGAAGGGTGGTATTAACGGTACAATGCCGCTGCGTGAAGGTATGACGTTAGTGTTTGCGAAGCAAGAAAACTTCACTAACGTTTTTGAGCAGTCCACAGTAACTGACGTATATGATACAAGTAACTACGATGCGTTAAGTTTTAATGCGTCTATAGTTGCACCAGAATACAACTCACCAAACAATGGATGGAATATTGAACTGAGCATTTACGACTCAGAACGTTATGCACAAGGTAGTTATACAGGTAGATACCCATATTACGACAACGTAGACGATGGATATTTTGATCCAACTTTTTACGACGATGCAAAATATGATCGAGCAGCAGTAGTCCCAGGCTATTTGGAGAGCATTATGAACCCGGCCGTGTTTAACGAGCGTGGTGGCATTTGGAAAGTAACAATAACAAGTGAAAATGTTGTTATCTTGGAACCAGTTATACGCTACAATGCAGCGGGTAATAGGATGAGCACTGTACAGCCAAACGAGTATGTGCAGGTGTCTGCTAATAGTAAAATTTACGGTGGCTGCAAAATCTTTTACGACACAGTAGCAAAGCCAGGTAACACAATGCCTGAATACTCGCTGCTTACTATCAAGAATATGACCATGCAGGAATCAACGTATTTTGATGGTGGTAAAACACGATTCTTTAATAACGTGGACATGTATGCACCACCAGAAACTGACGATAAATACTTGAAATTCCCTAAGACAAATATCTACGTGTAATAGTAAATTGACTAAATATAAGATACAAGGAAAACTTTATGAGTTCAAACATTAACCCAGCAGCGATAAACGGTGCTTACCCAATCGCAGGCCAAGACAACGATTCTCAAGGATTTCGTGACAATTTCACGAACATCCGTAATAACTTAGCATCAGCAAAGTTAGAGATTGAAGAGTTACAAACTAAAGCAGTATTGAAATCTGCATTGATTAGCAGCGGTGTAGCAGATAATAATTTTGGTGGTTCTATACTCCGCAATGCAAAAGCAGTAAGTTTTACCAAACCAGCATATCAAATTTTGACCACAACTGGCATCGTTTCTGTAGCATACGCAAATGGTGACTTCCAATATTTTGATACAACTGGCGCAGTAGACCTTATTTTTGACGCATCGTGGCCTACAGGCACTGCGACTTACTCATCGTTTCGTGTATTAGTTAATGTTACCGACCTTGCTCATACCATTACGTTAGATCCAAAAGTTACAATCGGCGCGGCAAACGTGCCTGGTGCTGCTCCTGGGTCAATCATTACTGCGCCAGTAACTGGGCATTACATGTTTGAGTTTAGCACGTATGACGGTGGTTTGAATGTTATCGTTAGCACGTTAAACTGGCCACAAGCGTTAGTTTAACCAATTACGTTGACTCCTGAAGCGAGTTTTGCTATCATTGCAGAACTTATTCAGGAGTTTCATTTTGCAAATTGATTTAAACAAATATACAGAGTTCGTAGAAGCGATCACAAGTAAAGAGAGTAACGATTTGACATCGTTTATGGACAGTTTGGACGCATTAGATGCAAACTACGATGACAAGACAGACACATATGGTCCAGATGTCAATGTTCCACTTTTACTAACTTCAGCAATGGGAATGTGTGGCGAGGCAGGCGAATTTTCAGAGATCTTCAAGAAAGTTGTTTTCCACCGTAAGCCGTTCACTGAAGAAACCCACGCTCATGCTGTAAAAGAACTGGGTGACATCATATTTTACTGGACTAACGCATGTCGTGCACTCGGAGTAGACCCCAACGATGTGATTAAAGGTAATGTTGACAAATTGTCTGCCAGATACCCTGGCGGGGTATTTTCAGCAGAACGATCTGAAAATCGTGAAGTGGGCGATGTGTAGCCAAGCGATGTGATCCCGTTACTTAAATTTTTACATAAAGCAGAGGAGTGAACTATGAGTTTTCATCCATTAGTAGGCGACTTAACACAACTTACAACAGACGAGCTCCACAAAAAGTTCGCTGACTTGAACAAACGCATTAGTCAAGCGTATGGTATGGGCATGAGTGATGCTGTGCAGCAACTACAGATGATTTTGGAAAGTTACCGTTACGAGATTGCTTTGCGTAATCAGAAGATGATGGAAGAAATGGCCAATAAAACGGCTGAGTTTAAACACATTATTGACATTGGGCGGTAATCATGCCAAAGCGGGTAGGCAAGGCAAAGCGCGAATTGTGGAAAGCGTTAACACGACTACCACAAAATGACTTACCTAAGAAAATAAGAAACCCATCCTGGGTATATTCATCGCCAATAATAATAATTGGGAAAGATGAGTATGAGAAGATGTTCCTCATCAAAAGTTCAGACGAAATAAAAAACGGCATTGACGCAGAACTTATGGCTACACTAACTTTAAAGAAGCTGCCATGGAAGTAGATAAATTTGGGGTCGCTCATCAAAACACAAACGAGTTATGCGACTTGCTGTATTGTGACCCGTCAGCAGACTTGTATAAAGCGTTGGTTGACGATCCAGAAGAATTCAACGTAAGCGTTAAAAAACTGTATTGCGACATCAAGCCACTACAAAAATATACAATCTTCCACCGTCTCGCAGGACAAACGTTTGAAGATCAACTACACGACTTTGACACTGCTAATCAAGAGCAATGGCTGATGCCAGAAAAATACAAGAAACTTGACATAGCAGAGTGGTTGATTAAGCAATGCGCGAACGAGGAAGAACTTCAACGTGTGGGCATGGAGTTACTCATGTATCAAGATCGTGGGCTAATGCCACTGCTAAAGTATATGAAGTATTTAGTGGATCATTTTAGAGAAAATGGTGTAATTTGGGGTGTTGGCCGCGGAAGTAGCACTGCGTCATTTGTATTATTTCTTATCGGAATTCATAAAATTAATGCCCTATACTACGACCTTGACATCAATGAATTTCTTAAATAACAAATATACCATTTGGTATGAAAATATTGTTGCTAATGCAAAGTCCAGAGCAACCACAGTATATGTTGAAAAACATCACATCATTCCCAAATCATTGGGCGGAACTGACGACACAAACAACCTTGTGTCACTGACTGCCCGTGAGCATTTTATAAGTCATTGGTTACTTGTAAAAATGACAACAGGGACAGAGAAAACTAAAATGATGTATGCTTTATTTTGCATGCGTCGGAATAGCAACAGCAAAAAACAAGAAAGATATAGTTCGAATATCACTAGTAGAGTTTATCAATATTATAAAACTGAATTTATTCAACGTCATTCACAAACTTTAACTGGGAAGACTTGGAGCGGAACTAGCGATCATAAAGCAAATAGATTAAAAAATGCGCAGTTGTCAATGCATTCTCCAGAGGCTAGAGCTAAACGATCTCAATCAATGCAGGGCAAAAATACAGGCCCAATGACTGAGGCTGGCAAAGCTAAAATGTCTGCTGCGAAAAAAGGTCACACTTGGGAAGAGATTTATGGTATTGAAGGTGCGATGAAGAAAAGAGAAATGCGAAAAATTAAAGCCCATGCAAGAAACGCAATAAATACAAGATAACAGTAGGACACAAATATGGGAAACGTATACAGAACAGCAAACGGTCGTCAAGTTGACGCTGACGGCATTAGGTTAGCAAACGAGCATGTTATTGCACTTGGTAACTTACGAGTAAATGCTCGTGGCGATGAACTTGGTCCAGGCGGACGAGTAGTTAAGACTCGTGACCAGGTTATGAAGGAATACTATTCATTAAACACTCCAACTGCAATGGACATGGTAATCCCTGTTACTCCACCGCCAGTTGTTGCACCCGTGAATAAACCAGTAGTTATTGCCCCAAAAGTTGAAGAAATTGTGCAGTTTAATCCCAATTCAGGCATCGATCCTGAAGATTTTGCCCCAATTCCTCAGCCTTCTCCAGCACCAGTAGCCAAGCCAGCACCTGTTGTAAAAATGGTGCCGGATATTATCGAAGCGCCTGTCGCAGTGGTTCCAGAAATAATTCAGCCGGTTGTAGTCGTTGCACCAGCAGTGGTGCCTGTTGTTCCTGCACCTGTTGCAGTGGCACCAAAAATAACATCGCCTATTACAGCAAAGCCTGCGGAGCAACCAACAGCACCACTTATTCGTGGCAGTTTGGCAAGCGCAGTGGCAAAGAAGACTCGCGTTGAGCAAGTAGAAAAATTACCGTTAAACAAAGCAAACGGCGTTCAAAGATTTTAATAACAGGAGCATCCATTGACAACAGCACTTCCAAGCGCATTAGCGCCTATCGAGATTACCGGCCTTCATCCAATCCGTGACCACGTATTGATTGAAGACATGTCGTTCACTGAACGATTTACTTCAGGTGGCATCTTCCTTCCATCTGACGACGGTAAAGCACAAGGCATTCGTCCACGCTGGGGTAAAGTTTTTGCTGTAGGTCCAGATCAAGTTGACGTGCAAGTTGGTCAATATATCTGTGTTGCCCACGGCAGGTGGACTCGTGCTATTAAAATCAAAGACTCTACAGGAATACATGAAATTCGGCGCGTCGACAACGACGATATTCTTCTTATTTCTGATGAGCCCGTGTCAGACGACACAATGGGCAGACCACTTTAACCATTATACTTGAAAAGTTATCTGCTTGTTAGCTATAATAACAGACAGATAACTTAAGGATCAGCATGTCAGAAATCAATTCACTTTGGGTGGAAAAATATCGCCCACCAACGTTAGACGGATATGTCTTTCAAAATGAAGAGCAAAGAGCACAAATACAATCTTGGGTAGATGCAAAGTCCATTCCAAATTTATTGTTTAGCGGTAGTGCCGGAATTGGTAAAACAACGGTTGCTAAAATTTTAATCAACGCACTTGGCATGGACGAGTTTGACGTGTTAGTGGCAAATGGGTCAAAGGAAGGTAGAAAGATTGAATGGGTCAACAAACTCATTAATTTTTGCCAAACTATGCCATTTGGAGATATGAAGATTGTGCTAATTGACGAAGCTGATTACATGAACAATCAATCCGTACAACCAGCATTGCGTAACTTGATGGAAGAATACAGTAGCACAGTTCGATTTATTTTAACGTGCAACTACCCACACAAAATCATCCCAGCAATACATAGCAGGTGCCAAGGTTTTCACATTGACAAAATTGACCACACTGAATTTACTGCTCGTGTTGCGACAGTGTTAGTCACTGAAAACATTGCATTTGATTTGGACACGCTCGACAGCTATGTAAAGGCAACATATCCAGACTTGCGCAAATGCCTTAACTCATGCCAACAAAACTCATCATCTGGCACATTACGCACACCAACAAGCGGATCATCGTCAGCTGATTACAAGTTAGCAATGGTTGATTTGTTTAAGAAGGGTAAAGTGCGTGAAGCACGTACATTAATTTGCAGCAACGTGGATACAGAGGAAATTGACGATATATTCCGCTGGATGTATGACAACTTGGATATCTGGAGTAAAACAGACCAAGGCCAAGACGCAGCTATTCTGATTATTCGGCAAGGGTTGTTGAACCATGCTGCAATTGGAGATGCTGAGGTAAACTTGTCAGCGACATTGACTGAGTTGTCACAAATTGAAAGTTAACATGAAACAAAAACCAATTTACCTTATTGCCACTTACTCAGCAAAACCCAAGAACCCAAAAATGACCCACATTAAGGGTTACATGTCAGACCCGGCAAACATTGCTTGGGATGAACAAGTGCATCTTACTCGCGGACTAAAAAATCGTGACGCAATGAACGCTCGCATCTTGTTGAACATTACAGAGCAGAAGGTTGAGAAAAACACAATTGGTGGTAACAAATCCTTCATTGAGTTGTTTGAATATTTCTACACTAACTCCTCTAAAGAGATCAGCGGCGCATTGCGTCAACTTGGTGTCACTGTGCCTGAAGCAACGCAAGCATAAATATCAGATGAAGGCAAATGAAATATTAGAGGCATTTAATGCAGGCAGAATGCCGGCAATCAAATCTGATGATTATCAAGAATCTTACCTTCCTATTTTGCAAAAAGCAAAAAAGTTAGCTGATGTTAGAAAAAATTTAGAACTGTTTTGCTATGCTAACAAAATTTATTTGTTAGTTAAAGATGAAGAAGTAATTGTTGGGAATTTGAACTTATCACCACAAAACATCGCAGGTAAAGAATATTTGCATGTAGATGGGATCTTTGTGCGGGAAGAATATAGAAAAACCGCAGCACTTTATTGGTTATTATATTCGGTTAAAGAAGTCTTAAAGAGAACCCCAGTCATTGCCGACGGCGCAATGTTTACCGACGGGCAAGCACTGATACGAGCGATTCAAGACCATAGTATGTTTAACGCACACAAGTTGAATAAAGACACAGGTGAAAAATCCGAGTTGACTGGTCTAATCACCAGCGATGTATATTGCTATATCTTTGAATCAACGAAACTTGGATTTGGTAAACACTTCTTCGAAGGTACAACTTTACCATTTATTTGGTACCCACTATTCGAGGAATTGCCATGAGCTCAATGTTTGCTAAAATGTATGCGGTAAAGAAAAAGCGGGTCCGCGACCCTTCTTTACCGCCACCCCCAAATTTGCTGTCGCACGACAAGACAATCCGCGGGATCAACATGACGCTTGAGCAGACACAGGCAATTGTGCAGCAACAGGCAGATGAGCTCAGATCTGTCAAAAATAAGCTGAGTCAAGCCATGTATCGTATAGAATTGCTCACAAATTACATGCGAAACAGCAGAAAATAGCGTTTTTAGGCTTGACTGTCAAGCGTTTTGGCTGTATAATACAGACATACGCAGAAACAAACGGAGTTTAAAATGACAGTTACAGTTAAACAAGTTAAAGACGCACTGGGTACAACCGGTAGCAAAGTTTCCAAGCTTAAAAACGGTAACGTCATGGTGCGTCGCGGTTACTTTTACCGCAATGGCATGGACGATGTCGCGTTCAACAACCTAGTCGTTAACGCACTGCAAAAGGCAG